GCGATTGAGAATGGACAACTCGTTGCCCGAGGTATCTCTGTCGTCGTTAAGTCTACGGATCTCAGCTCCGACCTGCATCTCATCTATTTCTTCGACTTCAATGATTACGATGGTCTCGTACTGCTGGACAAGAGATAGAATAGATGCGAGAGCCATTAAGTAATTAGTAAAGTTTCGGCTGGAATGATTCAGATCTTCCAGAGACTTCTCGTAGGTAAGATACTCTCCCACAACCGTAGAGTAGGTCTGCCACTTGTCAGCCACAACCTTACAAAGCCGAACGCTATCCAAGAATGCTTTCTGAGTGGTATAGGAAGATTCCAGTTGTGCCTTCTGGGCCTGATAGTCTGCAAGGGTCCAAGATAGATGGGTAGGATCTAATAACCTCGAACGGTAGTTTTCGTACTCATTGAACTTCTGCTGCAGGACCCCATAGTCACCAACCAGCTGATCCAACTTTCGCTTCAGATCTGTCGAAAGAAGGTTTGTAGACTTCTCTTCCGCCTCTCTACGATCGTACTCAGCCTTAGCAGAGTCCATCTTCTCTGGTGGGAAGGGGCGGTCGCAAGCATAGCACGTACCAGACTGGATCTTGATCCAATTCTCTTTCGCGGTCTTGAAGTGGATCTCTGCGTCTCGATGGTTCGCAGTAGCGGTCTTGTGCTCATCGGATCGAAGATCAATCTCAGCCTTCATCTCTTTGAGCTTGGTGAAATCGTAGGTCTTGAGATTGTCTAGGTTTGTGAAGAAAGCATCGCTGTAAGTTGTCTTGAGATTCGAGAGGGAAGTCTGGCATTGCTGAAGTGCAGCTTCTAGCTCAGGAAGCTTGGGGAGGTTCTCAAACTCTGCAGTCACTTTCCAATTTTCCAGATCTTGAAGAGCCGCGTCACGTTGATGAAGCACTTGAAGGTAAGAACTAATTTCTTGGATCGAAGTGTTAATCTGCTGAAGTTGAGCTTTCGCACCATCGATTGTACTCTGGAGCTCAATCGAAGTTGGGGTAGCACCAGTCCAAGCGCCGCACATGGTCAACTGCTCTTGAATCTGGGTTTCGTAGTTCGCTTTCGTGGCTTTGTTGATCTTTGCCTGCTGGAAAGCGGTCAACGATTCAGACTTGGTGGTAATCAGCGCTTTAATGCCCTCGTGGGTCGCAGAAAGCTCGGCTATACCGGTTTGGAAGTCTGTTTCCGTATGATAGGGTAGAGCCGCGAGCTGCCCCTGTATTTGGGTCTTTGTGGAGGCAATTGAACTCTTGAGAGCCACCAAAGCGGTTCTGGTTGCCTCCAGACGCTTCTTCGTATCCTCGAGAAACATTTTGTAGTTGAGATTGAAGATACGCGCGAGCATATCCTTCTTGAGATCGTTGCTATCTGTTCGGGTGAAGAGGTGCTTGGACTGCTGGGAAGCATAGACCGTTGCGTACCAGTCATCGAGGGAAAGTTTCACCCTCTGCTGGAAAGTCTTCTGCGTTTCCTCAAGGCCCTTGATCTCCAGGTCCTTGAACTTCCCATCGGTCATCTTGTGAATCTGGTTGATCGTTCCCAACGGAGTGTGGTTACGCGTCTGCAGATACTGATACTGGTCACCTGCAAGATCCAGAGTCAGCCTGGACATGTACCCTTTGGAATACTCGGTGTTAACGACTTGATTCTTACGAACACCTTTTCCAGTGCTTGCGAAGATGTTGTGTGTGAGGATTTCGAGCAGGGAACTCTTACCAGCACCATTCGCACTGGACCCGGATGCGGCACCGCCATCAGTGCTACCCTCGAAGTCATCCAGGTTACGACCGGTGATCAGAGTCAGACCCTGGTTGGCTAGTTCGAGGTTGATTTTACCGAAGGAGAAGGCGCCCTCGGATTCGAGATTTCTGAAGTAGATCATTTAGGCAGTCTCACCAATTCCCAACCCAACTTAAAGAAGAACTGAGCAACCCTGGAGACGATTCCAAGTGCTACAATAGCGCCACAGAGACCCATTACCCAGCCAGTGAAAGTGAAGAACTTCTTCATGCGGATTCTCCCTGGACCCAACGTTCGTATGCAATGTAAAGAGTGGAAAGGGACTCTCCTAGATTTAACCGACCTAGACATTCTTCGAGGAGACCGCACAAGCGGATGATGCTTTCTAGAGAGGCACCCTTGAATTCAGTTTCAGTTTGCAGGAGGGATCTGCTGAACAGTTCATGGCGAAGCAACTCGAGAAGGGAGATCACGAAGTAAGAAGCAGTTGTATACTTCTCTCGAACCGCTTCCACGATTTGTTTTTTGTCTCGATTAAAAATTGCTCGAACCGTATCCTTTGCCGCCTTGAGATCGTAGATCTCCAACATAGTGAAGATGGCATCGTTTGTGATGAACCGACCTTTGACCGGATCCTCGATACCATACAATTCGGCCTGTTCAATAAACTTCAATAGGTCACGTGCATGTCCATCCGCACGACGAACCAGATTCAGAAGACCCTCTTCAGACTCAAAGGTGATGTTTTCCTGGGCCGCAACTTCCTTCCCCAGTAGGACCAGATCCTCAGGACGAATCTTCAGGAGCTTCAATTCGGTTGAACGGCTGATGATAGTAGAGGGAATCTTGTCACGTTCGGTGGTGCAGAAGACAAACGTGGTATTCTGCGTTGAATCCTCTAGAAATTTGAGGAGGCAGTCCCACGCTTGCTTGGATAGACGGTGGGCTTCATCCAACACTAAAAATCGCCGTTTATATCGAGTTTTGAAGCTAGCCCATTCTTGGAACAGGCCCACGTCGTCCACACCATTATGGCTGGCGGCATCAATCTCAAAGTAGTCTGGATTCTGGTCCTTGTCCAACGCTTTGCAGGACTCACACTCATTGCAGGCAGCGAGAGGACCTTTGGAACAGGCAATGTAGCGCAGAAGCATTCTGCTGATCGTGGTCTTACCAGTTCCCCAAGGTCCAGTCACGATGAGAGATCTGGGAAGTTCTCCGCAGCGATTGAAATCCTTGAGCAGATTGCTGAGCGCCAACTTGATATGCTTCTGGCCGTGCAACTGCCGGATGTTCTTCGGTCGATAGGTAGAGGCTAGGTTCTTCATCCTCTATCTAACGCATTGTTTTGTTGGATCCTCTGTGTTCTTCGTGGATATGCTCGTAGTGGATCCCACCACCCATGATGCACTTGATCAAACCCACCTTACTGTCGGTTCGAATGACCGGATAGTTCTTGATGAACCCCAGGTGATCCCCCTTAGGATTCACTTCAACATTCTTCGGATCTTCGTGACACCAGAACCGAAGCATCTGTTCCGAAATGCAGACAGAAAAGGAAGTTGCCCCTTTCCCTTCGAGCCAACTAATACAGTTGTAGAGTCGTTCGATTGAGATCATGAAGCCACTTCAAGGACCTTGGTACGCCACACCTTTCCCTCTGCGACCATCTTCTGGTGCTTGCGGCAGTAGGGAGTACCATCCTTCTGATGGAGTTGACAATGGTTGCCCGCACGGTTTAAATATTTGCAAGTCGCCGGGCGAACATGTGTCTTAGTCATTGAAACCTCCACTATAAATTAACCTTCGTAGTCTATCATATTATTATGTACATGCGATGGAAAACTTCTTACGATACCGGAATTCCCATCATTGACGCCCAACATCGCGAGATGTTCGAGCTAATTGCTTTCCCAGACCTAACCAGTCATTCTGAGATGTTTCGTTTATTGTCCCTTCTTATAGAACACCATTCTACAGAAGAGACCTTGATGCAGTTGTACGCTTACGATCAGCTGGACACCCATAAGAGAGAACATGGCCGCATTGTAGGGGCACTGAAGCACTCGATTCGAAAGAGACTTCCATTCCCGGTAGAAGATATTCTTGTTCAGCATTTTGAAGAAGATAAGAGGTCTCTTGCCCCTTACCTTCTTCAAACTGCGAGCGAACTTAAGAAGATGGTTGGTTAAAGTACGCTCGAGTAACCGCGGTCTACTGTTTTCTACCAGGACTATCAAGAGTTTCAATCTCTTTGAGAACTTGTGGGACAAGATCATGATCACATAAGCTGGCACTTTCAAGTGCCTCGATTATTCTATCCCAGAGTTCTTTCGGAACTTGAACCATAACTACCTCGCATGTTCTGATCGTTTTCTCAAGGGGTGTTGAAGTATGGGTTACGGCGTCAGAAGTTTCTGCCGGAGCCGCTCAAATTCGCGTATATCGCGCTCAGAGGGTCTTAAGATTGCTGCGGTTGATTTCGGTGATCATGTTGACCTCAGAAAGTGTTGCAGATAATCTGGGTGGCAGCGACGAAGGGATCGTTGTCTTCACGCTCCACTCCCAAGCTATGGAAGCACCATTCACCACCGGCCTTCATCTGGAAGCCGCTGAACGCCTTGGTTTCCTTGCCGCCCTGGTTGATGAACACGGTTGCGAACGCACCCAGATCTTCCTTCGGATCGATGCAGGGCTTGGTCTCCATCCGGAACTTGTATCCGTAGACTTCGAACCGGCCATCGTTGGTCACCTTGACCTTGACATTTTCCTTGCTGACCCAGTTCGCGGGATTGACCTCGATGGTTCGCATTGTTGCCTCCCACCAATAAATATACCCTTGACCATTAAATTGTCAAGGGTAGTTTCGAGGGAAACTTTCAGATCTTGATTGTTTCGTCGAGGGTGATCATTCCTTCTCCCCGACTTCCAGAAGATTCAGACAAATCACAAGGAGACCAAGCAGAACGAACATCCCGAGCCGGGGATACCCACCGAAGGCTCGATACGTGTTGATCCCGAACGTTCCCAGGAGCCACGTGAAGAAGATGGCAAGGAGCCAAAGAATAAGAAGTCGGATCAACATAGGACTATCTCCACCCACTAATATACGGATGACAATTAAAATGTCAAGGTGGATTTAGAGATTTCAAATTTCAACTGTCCACAACCCCAAAGAATTGGAATATTAGAAGCACGCAGATTTCCTAGTTGGGACAAATCATCTCTATAAGATGGAAGAATCTTCGAAAGAAGTTCCTTCGTGTAGTGTAAGCGGTTGATTCGCTTAACACCCTCAACACCATAGAACTCTGGTTCAGTCTCACCAACAAGGCTGAAACCAGATTTTAGATACACGTCCCCACGACTCCAACTTCGATCTGCGTAGGTATAGATTTTTGACCAATTAGTATTTTTCTTGAAATGACTGAGTAATTTACTGAATCCGCCTACAACACTGCAAGAGGTTGCGTAACGGTTAAGGTCGTAAATTCCGTCCTTCATGTCTTTCAAAGTCATGCAGGCTACTAGCTGGTCTTGGTGAAAGAGGCCCAGATCAATGCTTCCTCCACCATTACCCTTAATATGGTGTTGCCTATAAAATTCTGCTTTAGAAGTCTTATCTACGCTTAGGACTTCACAGTTTCTAGCGTACACACGCTTAGAACTTTGACCTAACAAAGCAAGAATCTTCGAGATCATGCAATCTCTTTTGAGAATCCAATCATCTGACCATACGTGAATGAGTCTTACCCCAAGCCGCTCGCACTCGAGGGTTTTTCTAAGATGGTAATTTTTATCCCTCCCATGATACTCGTCGTGGTACCAAATTCCATTGTACTCGAAAGCTAGTTTTCTATTTGGTAGATAGAGATCCAACTCTTGTCTTGGTAAGGTTGAATCCTCTGAAATTTCCGAGAATTTACAGTTGATATGTACCTCTTCCCCATCTATGGCGGATAGAAGGAATGCCCTGAAATCAACCTCCTCATTAGAAACAAAAGAGGATTCTCTAACTTCAAAGCCAAACCGATAAAAGTAGCTTGCAATATTTGTATCGTTTACACCAAGATTTTCTGCAATTTGATAAAGAGGTAATTTCTTTTCGAAGTACTGGTCCAGCCAGAATTCTTTACTTTCCAGTTTATCTAGAACCTCTGCCGGATATCTCTTGATTTCCAATTTTCTTCGAACAAGCAGATTTTTTGTTGGATGATCATGGCCCCATCTTTCGAGGTTAGTCTGAATTCTCTTCTTTCGTGTCTCAGGTAACCAAGCGGTTCTAGTCAACCTGGTAACAGACTCTTTCGTAAGAAACGCCCACCGACTACCAGTTGATTGAAGAGTGGAGAGTTCCCTTCGCTGCTGAATGGTTGTTAGCTCCTCTTCGGTTTTAGCATCCCAGGTAGCCCGAGCTTTAGAAAGAATTGTAGCATCCTGCATCGCCGATGAGGCACCGAAACGTTCAAAAATCCTTTCTGAAGCTTTTTCTTGAATACCTGGGCTTTGAAAAGGAAAATCCGCACCATACTTCTTTTGACAGGTTTTGATTGCTTTTTCTCTTGCAACCTTGGTATGTAGTTGATCCGCTGAAGCTCTTTGTTCTTCAATTCTATGAGGTGCGTTGTTAGCACATTTCGTATTGCAGTAAGATTTGAAAGCAATCAAATCCTTACCACAGGTACCGCACTTTGGAAGACTTGACATACCCCTATCTAAAAGCTGATAGCGGAATTGCAACGAAACAGTTTCAGGGCAAAAGCTGGTCTCGATTTTTAATTGACTAACAAGATCCGGGTGCCTCTTTTCTAGTACCCAATCTCGAATCCAAACTCCAGATTCGTTAATGGCCACTTTTCGAAGTTCGCTTAAAAAATCCATACACTAATCTAACCCTGAAAGAAGAATACAAAAAGGGAAGGGATCGAAATCCAGGATTTATTGAATCCTCGACCTAACCACGCTGAAGCATTCGATCTCTGCAACGAGGACGGTCAATTTATAAGACCTTGGCTTGAAAAGACGGAGAACTGGATGGATTCGGACGATTGGTTTTTACTAGATTAACTTCTTTCCTCGAACCCAACCCTCACCCGGACATTCCAAAGACTTAGTAGCTTTCTTCAACTCTTCGTTCTTCCACCAGAGTTTTCCAGCCATTGTAGCAGCAAACTTTGTAAATCTCTCCTCATTCCATTTACACTTTTCATTTCTAGCTAAACGCTCCTCCTCGGTTCGATTATCATAATACTCTCGAATGTTATCAGAAAGCCTCTGTCGAGATTCTGGAGTAGTGTGACGAGGAGCTTTTAGCTTAGCCTTCACATCTGGGTCATTGAGTCTCTTTTTTAATTTCTCTCTATTTTCTAGTGTATTTAATTGCTTTCCTACCAACTCTCGAAGTTCTGGATGATCCTCATACAGTTTAAGCATTTTTCTTCGACGATCTTCTTTATATTCTTCGGTATTTCGGTTCTTTTTCATGGATTCTATCCATTGAAGTTTTGAAGGGTGATCTGAAGGTAGGTTATGAAAACCCCGACCGGCTTTTCTTAGCTTTTCTCGGAACTCTTCAGTAGCACATCTTTCATGACACTTCTGGGTAAGAAGTTCCCTTTTGACTTCCCAGGTAATCTTTCCGGCTCTACTTAACTTCTTGAGAAACTCTGGATCTTTACCACGTTCGATTGCTTTCGCAGTCATGCTTTCCCGATTCAGAGACCAATTCTTCTTTCCTGCCAACTTGAGTAGTTTACGAGATTCTGGATGGTGTCTACGAACCACCCTCTCACCATCAAGGGTAAGTGCAATCATGCAATAACCATTGTTCACCGCATCAAGCTTCTGACTCCAGAAAGCTTCAAGCCAGTTCAGCCTATCCTCTTCACATTCCTGAAGAACCTCAAATCTGAAAGCATCCTTGCCATGCTTGTTCCACGAGTTCTGAAGCTTTGGAGAGTGATGAACATTCTTACGGAGTTCAAGTAGATGACCGCTCCAACGTTTCTTGATATCTACCGCAGAACCAACGTAACTTTTCGAAGTGTTCAAATTCAAAATACGATAGATTCCAATCATATTTTTCTCGATAAAAATGGGGGAAGGATCTCTCCCTCCCCCATTTTAACCTTGAAACCTGGATTACTACTTGGATCCTAGCCTCAGAGTTTCGTCCCCCTAGCCACCGCATTAGCATTGACGATCGCAGGAGCCACGATCTCCATCAGGTACCAGCCACGTGCAGGGACACCAATCAGGCCGTGGTTCAGTTCCTGGCTGGACAGCTGCTTGCGGATAAGGAACTGGCCGAGTGTACCAGGCTTACCGAAGAAGTAGATGTCGCCCCGGGAAAGAACGCGGAGTTGGGAGTCGATGAATGCGTCGGTGTGGATTGCCACGCCCAGCATAGATCCGAGTTCACCGGTGAGGATCAGCTCATGCTTGGTAACGGGATCGAACCAGTTGACAAAGTCTGGATCGGCAACGATGTCGTTCCAGAGGTTGTTGGCGAGCCAGCAAGCGCTGACCGGCACACCACGGCTCTCGACCTGGTTCTTCAGGCTCTGGTAGACCGCAGGGGTCAGGGAGCTGAAGTACATTGGCACGTTCAGGGCGCTGGAAGCTGCATCGGCCAGGATCTTCATCTGGCGATCTTCCTGGACCTGAACCATTTCGTGCCCATCTTCCAGCTTTTCCTGGAGAAGGTCTACGCGCAGACGAGCGATTTCCTTCTCTTCGATCTGGATGTTGCTGGAGACGTAGTACTCACGGAGGTACACTTCGCGCTGCTTGATGTGCGAACGGGGCACCATGGAATCAGTTTCCAAGGTGAAGGCCAAGGTGTCCTGCTTGCGCAGGTAGATCTTGGTCTCTTCGCCGGGCTCGAGCTCGCGCTCTTGCAGGAAGCGGCGAATGAAGCCGGTACGTGCTACGGTCATGCGGATTTCGTTGGTGATTTCCTCACCCAGCATGCCGAAGTTAGCGGCGTCGCGGTTGACGTAAGCCTGACGGATTTCCGCGGCTAACTTGTTGAGGGCAGACTGACGGGCCACGGAAGCCTGACGAGTGAGCTCGCCGGAGCTTGCGCGTGCCATCAGGCCGGAGATCACGCCCATTGCATCCTTGCGGGAATAGGCATTGATTTCTCCGCCGGCGCCTACCAGGGAGTCACGGGATTCCTGCATCCGACCGTCGCTAGTCGGTGCGAGAACCTTCAGAGACTCAACTGGTTCGCCAGTTGCTTTCACAATGAAGGGGTTTTGAGGTGCTACAGCTGACATGGATTCCTCCTGGAAGTTAACGCTGCACAGCGGGGATGGGTTGACTTGGGTTGGAAGTAGACTTTGCCTGTTTGAGAAGAGCCATTGCGACTTTGGCTTCCTCTGGTGAAGCGTCGGACAGTTTCAACACTGTCGAATTGGGCAGTACCATGTAGAGTTTGCTGTCCTCTGCATGGACCAGCTCAACTCCTTCACCTTCTACGGCAACTTCTACCTCAGGTTCTGCAAGAAGTGCCTCAGCAGGGACGGCGGCGGGAGCCTCTTCCGAAACTACTGGTGCCTCTTCCCCACCTTCTGCAGGTGCTTCCTCGGTGGGAGGAACCATCTCGGGGAAGTCAGTTTCTACATCCGCGAGATCCGAAATCTTCTGGATCTCGCGGATTGTAGCAGCCAGCAACGCCCGGGCGTAGTCTGGACTGGCGTGGGAACCAACGATTGAAGCTCTTTTTGCTAGCTTCTGGTCCGAAGACTTAGAAAGTAGCTCCTGGAGTTTCTCATCGGTTACCAATGCGGCAAACCGATGAACTTTCTTCAAGGCGTTGATCGACTCAACCAGCCCATCTAAGGATTTAGCGGTTCTCAGCATGACGATCCTTTCCTCAGATGGGGTTGTGGTTTACTTGCCAGTCGTGAACTCAACACCCAGATAAGGATCCTGAGCAGTTGGCACGTGGAAGCAGTGACCGATGGCAGTTGCGCCACCGACAGAGAACATACCATCCGCTGCCAGAGTCACCTGGGAGTTGGCGCCGGTGATGGCGAAGTCAGCGCTTGCATCGAAGTTCGATACGAAGACGCGAACGGTGCCAGCCAGGACGGCCATCTTACCCAGGAAGGAAGCCGCAGAGGGAACGGGGCTAATGCCCAGCGCCGTGAGCTGCGACTGACTCAGGGTGTAGTTGTAGGAAAGGAACTGCTCGGTGCTGGCATAGCCGGCAACGAAGGTCAGCACATTGCCAGCCAGGGTGTAGTCAGCTGCTGGGGCCACAACGCCGGTGGCGCTGACGACCTTCAGGTTGCTGATACCGATCTGATCGGGCAGGGTGACGCTCAGGGGATTCGAAGCAGGCACCAGAACGCGGTAGCCCACACGAACGCCAGTGGCGGCAGCGTGCTTGTCCAGATAGGCGACGCCGACGAAGATTTCGCCAACAGCTCCGGTAGATGGCTTGATGGCCTCGTTGCCCTGTACATCGGCGACGCGGACGAAAGCCAGACCGGACTCGTCAGGGTTGACGCCAAGAGCCAGAGGGATCTCCGGGATCATGGTTCCACCTTGGATACGGGTGAGATCTAACATGTATTACCTCCTCTTAGGAAAGAATGCCAGCGAAACGGCGGGTTGAGGTTTTGGGCGCGTCGGTGGAGGCTACGGGAGCGACAGGGACACTGTTCTCCTGGAGCTTAGCCATGAACGCCTTGTCAGGGGTGTAAGTAGGACGGGACTCGACAGGAACGATCGTCCGTGCGATCAGGTTCTTGAACTCGCCCTGTACCTGCTTGCTCATGCCAGCCACCTCATCCACGGTGTCGAGCAGGGAGTTGACAAACTCTCCGGCCGATGCCTGGATTACCGAGGCGGTGAAGACCTCAGGGGCTTCCATTCCGCTCTCGCGCACTGCCTCGAAGAGGGTTGCGGCGATGGGATTGGTGCGGAGCGAACCAACCATGGCAGAGTATGCCAGGCCGATGTTGTTCTTGATCTCCGTGCGAACTTCTTCGCGCAGAGCTGCCATGTCGATCTTCTCGGGCATGGCCTTTACGTTCTTGGCCGAGTAGATCTTGGCCTTCAAGCTGGACAGGACCTTGCCCCAACCCAGGGAACGTGCGGTGTCCTTCACCTTTGCGGGGAAGTTGTCGCTGGCGAAGAACTCCTTGAACTTGTCGTCGGAGGCCTGGTCGCTGAATGCCACGTGGGCCTTCAGGTCGCCATTGAAGGTGAGGTACCAAGTTGGATTGGCCTCAGATCCGCCCTTGAAGAAAGCGGAGTGGGTGGAAGGATCGTCGAAAGCTACCATGCTCTCATACAGATCCTCATCGGCCTCATCCCCCTCAGCGTGCTTGGACTCACCCGCGGGCTCAGTTGCCAGGTCGGCAGGAGCTGCTTCAGCAGGAGCAACCTCTTCCTCGGAAACGAGGGAGATCTCAACCTGGTGAAGGGGCTCGTCGAGGCCCTCAACAACTAGGGGCTCGTCGGGGACCACAAGCAGGTCACCTTCGACGGTTGTGTAGATCTTGCCATCGATTTCCACTGCGTCCTCTGGGACCTCAGTGTTCTCTACGGCTTCAGTTTCCCCCGGCGCGGCTAAATCGGTTGGCATTTCGTCGTCAGCTTTCCGACGATTTGCGGTGACCGAAGTAGCACGAGGATTTTTCTTGCCGGTGGGAAGCAGGTCTTGGAACTTTGCCATGCTAACCTCCTAGGGTAAAATGGATGGTTGAAAGTAGAATCCTCCCATTTGATAATCAGAGAGGATTCAGAAGTTATATTTTTACGTTACCTCAACTTTTAATTAAGGGTCTATAAATTTTGAGGATTGTGATATAAATCTAGGGGTTTTTTGGATTTCACAAGTACCAGCCTCGTAGTTGACTTGCGCCTACCACGAGGTCTTACCGTGCCTCCATCCGCAGTAACCGAGTAGCCCTGCGACAATTTCTGTTGGTTGTAACATTTGTGGCAAAGCTGGCTGGAAGGAAACCAATGATCCACTTTCAGAACTACCTTACCTTGCCAACGAGCCGTGTATTGATTCCAAAGCCATCTATAAGTACCAAAATCCTTTTTCAACTTAGCTTTCTGAGCTTCGTTGGGATACAGTCGGAATTGATAAGCTCTAGAATCCTTTGCGTTACCTCAACTTTTCGAGAAGGTTCCAGTTATCGAACTCAACCTGGAACCTGGGGTCGGACGCTGCCTTCGCAACAAAGACCTCAAACGCAATGAAATTCTCTAAAGAAGTTCCTTTACAATGTGGAAGGATTGATTCGATTTCCATCATTTGAAACTTCATTTGCGTTTGTTCAACTTGAACTGATAAATTCTGGGTTTTGATTACTTCTTCTGACTTCCATGGGAAATCCGGCAGTTTCTTGGACATCTGGGTAGCGAAAAGCTCCCCGTCAGTAATATTCCAGCTGTTTCTAGTTAACTGGAATGGAACGATTGAAGCGCCAAGTCTTGCGATGTCCAGACCAGTGAAACTATGGAACCCGTTGGTCTCGAGAGTCCAGCTAGCGGACAGAAGTCGCAACAGAAGATCAATTTGCCGCCCGGAAACAGGAATATTGTTGAATGAATCGAGCAAGGCGATTGCGATGGACTTAACGTGTGCTGGGTTGGGCTTGAGAAGCTCCAGCGAATTAAGTTCCTGACAAAGAAGCTTCGTTTCAGGTGTTGTAACGAACTGAACGTTCCAATCATCAATGAACTGTTCGCGCAGGGAGATCGATAGATTCGGAATTGAGATATGAATCAGACGAGTGGCCTGTGCGTAATCTAAGTAATGAACTCCCACGAGATTGTTTGCTGGTGGGTTACAACTTGCTACTCTCTTGCACTTGAGGTAGCTGTTGTTCAATCTACCTTCACGAAGAAACTCTAGAATAATGCCCTGAACCTGATCTTGACAACGATTCAACTCATCTAGAATGACCACATCTGGTTTTGTAGAAAGTAGACCGCCCACGTACTCAAGAACTGAAACACGTAGTTTTTCCGGGTTTGGTATGCCCAAGAGTCTAGTAGTTGAAAGATACTGCAAATCTAATACGTCTAGCTTCAATTCAAGAGCTCTAGCAAAACGAACCTGAAAGGTAGTTTTTGCCGCTCCTGGATCTCCAATAAACACGCAAGGGATATTGGAGATCCAGGCACAGAAAAAGGTCGGGGAGACTGAGTCCCAACCCAGGATTCCAAGGTCTTGCGGCAACCGCTGAAGTTTTGAAACCATGTCATATTCCTATCTGGAGGACCCCAACTGAAGAGGGTAAATAGGGGATCTTTCCGATTCCCTGTTGAAACACAACAACGCGATGCTTCTCGAAGATAGCCTGAATCTCATCTGGTAGCTTCTTCTTACGAAGTCCCCAACCACCGTCGGTAATAATAAAGGCTAGGCACGGTTCGATTCGATCTAGTAGAGCGAGGATGGGGTCCAGGTCGGTTCCTGCTCCAGTGTAAGTCTCTGCGTGGTCCTGGAAAAATTCAATTTTCGCCAGAATGGTGCTGAACGCATAGTAGTCAGTCTGGTAAGTCTGTAGGAGGCTTCGGACCTTAGACAGGAGCGTGAGGTAAGGGAACATCGAACCGGATACGTCGAAAATGACCTTGACTTCCCTATCTGGGGAAGACTGGAATCTCTCGGTCCAAGGAATGTACTGTTCAAGTTGCCAGGCAACAAGCTCATCAACCTGAGGATCCGAGTAACCCACGTACGACTTATTTCCGAACATGTCCGGAATCTTCGCAACCTGATCCTCGATCAGATCCGACATACATTTGACCTTTTGGTATGTCTCGTTATCGAAATCCATTAGATCTGAGAAGTCTGTTACGAAAGGGATATTCAGCTTGTACTTGATCTTCGTGGTGGTCTCTGCTTCTCCATCCACGGAACAGTCATCCGGATCAAGAGTACTCTCGGAGTCCTTCTCAGCCTCTTCGTGCTGAACCATCATCTGATCAGGTTTAGACTGGGGACGATGACCGGAGTTCAGGCATAGAAGGAGGTAGTCGCAAGCGGTTTCAAAAACCTTAAACAGATCTGCGTAATCTGCTGAGCGGTACCACCGATTGCAAGCCAGGAGCATCAGCTTGAGCTTGTTCTCCAATTCTGGAGTATTCTGAGGGCACTTCTTCAGGATCTTAGGGGAACGCTGTAACAGATACAGATCCCACGCAGGCTGGTTACCGTAGTACCTCTCTGGAACCGTGCTTGGGATTGCATGGAAGAGCATCTGATTGATGAAAAGATCCTGCATGTAGTTCGAACCAAAGTGCTCACTCAGAAGTGAATAGCGCCAGTTCAACTCGAAGTTCGAACAGAGGATAGTTGAAACAGTCTTATGTCCATTCTCATGACCCAGAAGAAACGCCCAGTCTTCAATGCAGGTAATCCAAATCTCACAGAAAGCCGGACTAATCGTGACATTGCTGTGGATGTCTATGCAAGCGGTAGAGACAGCATCGTCGAAATAGATGCTCGAGATCCAACCGATATTCTTTCGATATCGGTAAAGCGCCTGGAGGTACTGCTCCGTCAGAATAGAAGTATCCACGTATATTTAACGTAGATCACGGTTTTACGTTGGAGCCCCAGTTCATAATCGCTGGCAGTACGTATCTCAGGAACCAATAAATCAATGCAATGATGATACCTGCGAGAGCGCCCTGAGCACCCTTCATGAGATGGTATCCCAGCCAAGCGAATCCAGTCAAGGGTCTGCCAGTCTCATCCTCGCAGTTGAGCTTGCGAAGGTACTTCAGAGAAGTTGCCATGTCGACAGTGTTCTGCCTAACTGCAGTTCCAATGTCCAGAATCGTCTTCTCGTTAGTGGAAACGAAGTCCAGGATCTTCTTGTAAATGTCTGGATTGTCTTTACTCAGGGACTCCGTCAGCTTCTCAAGAAGCGCTTTTGTGCTCTTGAAAGATTCGAGATCCTGGATGATCCGATGCCGATAACTTAAGTCCATCTGATCAGAGATAGTGAGGGTTTTGCTCAGCAGTTCAAGAATGTCGGTGATTTCTCCGAGGCAGACCTTTACCTCTTCCAACTTGGTGTTGGAGCTCTCCAGGTCCATCTTGAAACCCTGGGTAGCCTTTTTCAAGTACTCAAGGCGCTCCCCGATTTCTGGTTTCTGAACTTCACCGTCAGCTGTCATACTAGAGTTTCTTATCCGAGGTAGAGAAGAAGTCATATTGCGTTACACCCTCTACCATGGTGCTTGGGTGTAGCTGCTGTTGAAGGAACTCTAGGTGTGACGCGTAATCCTCAGAGAGCCTACGTAAACGCTGCTTGATTGTCTCGAATTGGGACAAGGACTCAACTGGGTCCATCAGGGGTCTTTCAAACCATTCTTGTGCCATGGCTTCTCCGAGAAGTTGAGACAAGTAGAATGGAGAGTTAGCTCCGACGGACCATTTCCTTTGGGGACTCCAATGTCGCGCAGGAGGTATGGTTGCAGATCAGGACCTTCGTGAAGTCCTCGATGTAAGCGTAGATTGAAAGGTTTGACAGGGTTGCCATGTAGGACTGTACGTCCGTATAATGATCCGCGTAGATCACCAAGGTCTGTGGGTGGGTTGACATGGGGGTATCCACCAGGACCGTAGAAACGATTCCAGGGAAGGTCTTCTCTGCATGACCGATCAGGGCCTTGAGCATTGAATCCTTCTTGGACTTGTCAAGGTCCTTCCAGGAACTGTCGAAGCTCAGGTCCACGCTCACGAGGTACGAACGCATCATAAAAGCCGCTGCAGCTCTCTCGGCTTCCAGGTTCTTCAGAACTTCTGGAGTGATGATCGTAGGCTGGGTCTTGACGCCATTGATCTCCTTGTCAGGATAGAACTCCTTCTGGGAGACCTCGGCCATCTTTCCACGTACCACACCCAACACATTCACGAGGGTCTGGGAATTCTTCTTCTTGATGGAAAGGATCGCGGCTTCGACTGCTGGTACAGCTTCGTCTGTGTACCAGAAAGCCAAGCTGAAATCCGCTTCCGGAAGGTGATTGGTACCTAGATTGATATAGTAGAGAACATTGACCTGTGCCTGAATTTCTGGGGAGTTGAAAGGGATCCGAAGATCCATTCGCTTCGAGATTCTTGTGCGGGCAGATCCATCCAGCTCGGACATTTCGGAGTACTTGAAAGTCACTAGCTGAAAATTAACCTTGGGCCTGTCATTCGAAAAAAGAGCCGGCATAGGACATCTCCCTCAATTGATTATAGTAGAGGATCCCGTTTTGGAAAAACCGGTCCTCTATGAAGTAACCCAACAGGGCGGAATCAACGTCTAAACGGGGAAGAAAAAGGGAGGGACCGAGATCCCTCCCCAATTTTAAACCAGATTGACTATCCTTCAGAAACTTCCTGTGCGAGAAGAATGAAGCAGCTTCTCTCTGGGTTCGACATGAAGACCGCCGGCAGTCCTTCGATATCGAACAGATCCGTAAGTCCCAGGGTATCGCAGATTACTAGTGAGCGAAGCATCAAACGAGCCGGAATACGGATATCCTTCGTCTGCTTCCAAGTGATATCCAAGATTGCCTTGTCCGCGATCTTCGCCTGACCATTGGACTGGAAACCCTTCAGCTTCACAAGAGGAACCCCACCATTGTCGGAAACGATGAACAAGGGCTCCCAGGTCTTCGCAGTCATACCAACGTTCTCGAGATACTTCAGCTTTCCATGGAAGAGCATGGGATTGATCTTCGAGCTGAAGGTGTCGTTCGGCTTCTGGATGTGCTCTTTAATAACATCCATCACGGTCGGGAAGTTTGGGTAGTTCATGATCGAATGAGTCAGCACCATTCCATCGGAAGCGAAGGTGATATTGTCCTTGTCCATTCCAACGTAGACATCCCCAGATGCACGGGAACCCAGCAGCATTGCAGCGGTCCACGTGGGAGGATGGAGAAGGCACTCGAAGGCCGCTGTTCCAGTGAAAGCCACGTTCGTGAGCTTAATCTCCGAGGTGAAGGCATCTGTTCCATTGGTAGCTTCGATCACGGCCGAACCATTGGGATCCAGGGTCAGCTTGACCGTGGACATGGACTCGGCCTCTTCCTTCTTCAGGGTATAGTCCGAAGCCGCCTCGATGAACGAATCCAGCACCTTCCAAGTTGCCTGGTTGAAGGTATACTGAGGCTGAACGACTGGTTTCCGAAGGAATAAGGCCGGATTGTCACTGTACTCGAAGTCGAACTTCACATCCTGCATGTCCGCGGTGTTGGGGTAGGTCACGAACAGCTTTTCATCTACGGTAAACTCGATCGGACTAGTAGAATCCGTCTCCGGAAGGGCAGCAAAGATGGAGGTGGAAAGCAGGAAGGTCTCTCCAGAACCGGCGGTGACCTTTACGTCCTTGGTGATCTGAACCAGACCGTAAGCCTTGTCCCGGGAGACTTCCAAGGTCAGGCTATCGGGGTTTGTTCCATCCCCTTTGATTGGAGTGATCATCAAATCGAAAGTAGAACCGACCGAATCCGTCTTGTCGATCACCGCCATCAAGTGACGGTAATTCTGTAGAGACGCGTATGGAAGACTAAACTGGATGGGCATTGCCACGTTTTCACCTCTTACTGTTGTTAACCGTTATTTTTTCCGGAGACTGAAGTTGTTTCAACTTCTTCTTCAGGGTAGCTACTTCCTTTTCTAGTTTTAAAATCAAGGGTTCCTTGAAATCTGGATGATCTGAAACAAGGAAAACAATGTTCTCCCCACACTTAGGGCACGGCATATTTGCTTTGAGATATTTTTGAGATCGCATTAGCTTGCCGAGTAGATTTCTTCGAACTTCCAGACCTTACCAAGGAAACCGTGCTTGTTCAGAATCTGAAGAGCGTTCTCTTGATGGGGAATCATTGTATGGTGAAGTTCCTGGGCGGTGAACCCTTGAACCTGATAAGCATCGAGAAGAGACTGGAGGATGTTTGGGTCTGAGCGAAAGTAAGCGAAGCCCACCTCAAGATCCCTCTTTGCGTTGACCAATTCCCAGTTGATGCGTGCCTGATCTGCGAATTCCAGCATGGCAGACTTCCACTTCGAATGTTTGGGATCGTTGATGATGTATGGAATCTTCACGAGAGAATCTTCCACATCATCACTGGCATTGATCAGAGTCAGAGCGAGCTTCGTGGGAAGTCGGAAAATCTTGGGTACATCGTCTCCGGCATCTCCAAGCCAGGTCTTGTAGAGTGCAATCTTCTCTTTTGGACATCCGAAGGTATCTAAGACCTTTTCAGGGGTGACTTCGAAGTAACCACCTTCATTCGATGGGGCAAAGATCCGGATTCCATCATCGAGAAGCTGCCAGAGATCTCGGTCAGCACTGACGATGCAGACCTTCACTCCCTTTGCCTTCAACTGAACCGCCAAGGAAGCGATACTGTCGTCCGCTTCTTCATCTGGATGATAGGCATTCACGGATGGAATATATTGCAGAAGAGAGTTTTTTAACGAGTTACGAACCGCTCTCTTCACCTCGTTCTGAGGATCCTTTTCTTTTTCAACTTTCCGAGAAAATTTATACTTTGGATAGATCTTATACTTCCCTTTCGGCCAACCATCAATCACGAAGATTGGATTCGTGAAGTCCTTGACCAGCTTCATAACACTACCTAGAAGAATCACGGTAGGTCCTGCAGCTTGATCCCCAACGAAGGTGCTAATGCTTGCAGCTTGTTGAGAATACTGAGAGCGGTAAACTATTCCTGAAAAATCTACCAAAGTTACCTGTTCAGTTGGATTGAAGAGGTTAAAGCTCATCCGAGGATCCCCTGTACGTTGATTGCTGACATCAGATCGGATCCAAAACCACTACCAGGCATCGCTAGGGGACTGTCGATCAACCCAGGATTGTCTGGATCCGCCTCGTAAGCTCTCTGGCAAGCCAGATCCACATTCAAATTGAAAGTGAAGGTTCCAACGTTACGACCCTTCTTGAAGTACATGTCCAATACCCCGCCTTGAGCTTCCCTAACTTCTGGAGGAAGTTCCCATTGGATGAGGATATCGCAATGTTCCTTAACGGCCATCGAGTAACGAATTTCCTTCTTGACCTCGTCGAGCTGCTGGGCAGTGATTACGCACATGTCCCGGGAAGTTGCAATGTTCTTGAGTTCGCGGGTTAACAACGAAAGTCTAAGCCAATCTGCCTCGGATGCAGAAGAACTGGACATCAGGTTCAAGTAATCCAAAACCACTACATCGTAGGGATGAAGGGCCAGCTCACGAAGCAGGTCATCCGGTGAGAAAGATCCGTAAGTCTTGACATCGAACTTGGATCCCTTCTCTTGCAGATCTTCGTTGAACTTCCGGAGCGCCTTCATGACCTTCTCACGATTGGCCTGGATTTCAGACAGTTTCCGTTCACGGATCTCAGGGGCCAGGTATTCCACCACGAACTCGTCTGGCATGGTGATTTCCTTGACCTGGTTCAAGGGCATGGAAAGTTTCTGCGCTACAAGGCGATGAGCAATCGTAACATCCTTCACTTCCATCGTGACGAACAAGACGGAAAGAGGTTGCTTGGCATTGAAAATCATGTTGACTGCGAATGATAGCATCATCAAGGTCTTACCATGACTGGATGGAGCCGCGAGGACGATCACATCGCCTCTGGAGAATCCACCAATCTGCTTGTCAATGCTTGAAAAGCCGGTTCGAATGAAGATATTGTTTTCTTGCGAAGTAACTCGCTGGATGGTATCTTCGATGTTGCTTCCCACACCCAAACCGAGGGGCACCACCGCGTCCTTGAATAGCTTGACGCTGGCACCCTCAAGATCCGTCTGCAGGGTTTTTAAGACCGTTACATAGTCAACCTCACCAGACTGCAACTTCTCTAGTGGTGACCGTAGGGTCTCAAGAAGGAACTCAGTTCCATAATGGTCCAGCAATCCCTTGCACATCACCTCCAACTGGGCAGGATCGTCAATGAGGGTACTGAACTTCAGGCTGGCGATGATACCTCTGACGGGGCCTTCAAAAATCGCATTGCTGGCTAGAGTATCGATGGTGAGAATATCCATGTTTCCTAGACCCATATTCTCTCTTACGTAGTTGTAAACCGTAATGAGATTGATGAAGTGCTCAGGAAGGTATTTCCGAAGAATGTACGCCTTCGTCTCATCCCGTCCCATCAGAAGGGAATGGAGGAGGACCTTCTCTTGATCTAGGAGATCGTAAGACATTAACGCCTCTCAGCTAGCTTGGTCGCATCGAACATCTTGACCAAACTCTCTACGTAAAACATGTAACCCGGAACCACGTGATACTTGTTGAAGAATGCCTGAGGTCCCAGGGCAGTGCTAGTGAAAATCTGATACGAAGAGGTGAACAGTTCACGAAATGAAGTATATTGATTGGAGTTCCCCTCATCGATCACGGACGGAATTATAACCACGTTCGGACAATCGAGAGGATCGTCTAGCTGTAGGAGCTTCCACAGCTCGTAGTAGCGGTAGGTCTGCAGTCGGTAGGACTTCTGGTTTTCCTTCATCAGAGACTGCAGCATGCGGTGCACAAGCGTGTACATGCAGTAGTGGGCTAGCTTTTCATCCTCACTACAGAAGACGATCAGATTGTTCTCTGCGTTCTGCCCTAGACCCGGTTTCCAGTTCTCAACCATCTGATTGAGACCAACCCAGTAGCCAGCTTGTTCCTGATCCGAGCATTCCCGAACGAGGTTACCCTTGTTCTTCGCTCCCTCGAACGTACGATGGACCTTGTAGGAGATGAACTTTGCTTCTTCAACCCCAAGTTTCCAGTAGTGACGAGGAATCCCGTGCCTCACCAGAAAGCGCTCGTAATCTGTCTTCACGGCTCGGGCATCGTTGATTGCTAGCATTACTTTGTAACCCCGAACTTCTCCACATCTTCGAAAGTTGGGCGGACGATGAGGCTATTTTTCTCTGCCTCGAGAGCAGCGACCCTCTTCGCAAGATCTGCCACATTCTGAGCGGACTGGAGCTCTTCTTTCTGAGCCTCGATCTGCTGGGGCGTGCCCACGTGAAAGGACTTGGCAAGACCCTTTCCAGCCAGATCCAGGAAAGTCTCTAGGGCTTCCGGAAAGGGTTGGGTGGGTCCGAAGGTTCCATCGGGCATTCTCGTTGCCATGGCTACTCCTCAGGAGGAAGCTGAAGCTCGGATTCAAAATCTGTTGCTGTTGCATCCGGTAGGGGTTCAAGGTGCTTTTCAAGGATCAGCTTCTCAAGGGCCTGATCGAATCCAAACTCCTTCAGGGTGGAGTGCACTTCCTCTGGAGTCAGGTAACCACCAATCAGCTCAAGGTTCGAACCAGCGACTCCCAGACCCTGAATGTTGTCGGTTCCATTACCCTTGGTCGAGCTGAACATGGGAACGCGGGTCATCTGCATCTTGGTACGCATGTCGACGGAAGTAGCATCCATCGAGGCACTTCCATTCACCAGGAAGTTGCTGAAGTGCTTGTCAGCATAATCTGGTCCATCGGTGAAGCAGGCATCCGCGTAACGTACGAACATGGCGGAATCTTTACCAATGTTCTTCGCTACCAGGGAAACGTACTCCTCGAGGGTGCTCTTAGCGGCCAGGGTGTTCCACTCATCTGCCGCCTGCTTGATCATCATGAGATTGTGGGCCACGATGGCAGGATAGCTCTGCGTGTACTCTACGTTCCGGCTCAGCACACCAAAGTACTTGACCAGAGAGCAGATTTCGCAGCAGCATGGCAGGATGGAGCTCTCATGGAACCCAGACTCGGCAAAGGACTTCCCCTTGCCGTGATTAGTGCAGGAGATCACTTTGAGCGAGCCACCATGGTCCGCGAAGTACGTTCGGCGCTTAGCCCCCTCTAGGAACGAACTGGAGTCGGCTGTTAGAAACGGGATGTACTTACCCATCCACGCCATGACCGGAATGGTCTTGGGACCGGAGGCGCCGAACAGGTGGACCCACTGGGTATTGTCCTTGAGGCCGTATTCCCGGTAGAGAATTGCAGTCGTACGATAGATGCTTTCGATCTGGCTCAGATCGTCCCACGCAGATGCCCAACCCTGGAATTCCGGATCGATCACATCGTCAATCCAGCGCCGAATATCGTCACCCTTCATGCCATGCACAACGTTCAACAGGCCCAGATCTGGGCGCCGCTTGGCCTTGAAGATCTCATTGTTCTTCTTCTGAATGCGAGCGAGGATTCTCAGCGCCTTGGTATTGAAACCATCGATGCCAGCCTTTGGAGGAACGTCCAGGGCCATACCGAAATCTGCGCACTTGTTATAGACCTCAATCACGTGGTGAGGATCCACGTAACGGGCAGTCCCGAACTTCATCTGGGCGCCGCCGGAGTCACAGGCAATCCGCATACCAAAGGGTTTTGCGAAGTTGCCTTCTTCTGGCTTCAAGTAGTGGGCAGAGACCATTACCCAGTCTAGCTTCGGCTGTAGTACGCTCCCTTCGGCGTAAGGCCCAATGGAGCATTTGTACCAACCATCTTGGGTACGATCCTTGGCAGTTCGGTTCTGGTTGTCGAAGATGAAATCCGCATGTGGGGCATGCATGATCTTCGTGGTCTGCATCTTGTCTGGCTTGGTTGGACTAGGTTCCTCGAACTCAGTTACACTGAAGTCCAAGTTTGCGAATTGCTTCGATTGTGCCTTTGGTTTCACCCACATGTTGAAATGCATGTACGATTTAAGCATTCCACTCGGTAACCAGAAAAACGACATAGTAGAGTCTCCCTCGTCTATTCTAACCATCATAAAACAGGAAAAGGGACCCTTTCGGGTCCCTAATGTTGGAGGGTGGGCCTAATTCTAGTCCAGAAGACGGACTCGACCCACCTTCATCAGCTCCCGGCGCTCCAGACCTTTTTAGTCGGAATCCGAAGAACTGGAATCCGAAGAACTGGAATCCGAAGAACTGGAATCCGAAGAACTGGAATCGCTGGACGAGGAACCCCAGTCGCTCGAGCTGGAATCCGAGTGGGAGGGAGGATCGTACGAAGGGGATTCGGAAGAACCGCCACCGGAGAACCCACCCCCGCCACCGGTGAAGGAGTCATCGTCGTGATGGCTGATGGAGCTGCTGTGGTCATCTCCATCGAAGAGGTTGCTGAGGGCCAGTCCTGCAGCGATACCGAATCCGGCGCCCAAGGCCGTAGAGCCCAGCGAGGAAGAGGAGTCTTCCCGGCGCGGGGTATAGATCTCGCGAACACGTTGCTGGCGAACCTTGTAGCCGGTTGCGTAGCGCTCCAGCATGTTGTCGCGCTCCATGTCCTGGATGACCCGAGGTGTCACACGAGCCACGGCGATGGGATGGCTCATCGACTGATGGACTGTGTAGGTATTGGTCGCAGAGTCGTGCTTGAAGAAGGCTTCCACGTGTTCGTGGAGGTAGTTGAAAAGTTCATGAAGGGTCTTCATGGGGTCTCCTGGTTAGTCGTCAGATCCGCCGCCGGAGAAGTCTCCCCCACCACCGCCAAAGCTACTACCGCTTGAGGATGAAGAGGAACCGCCCAGGAGCTGACCAAAGATGAATCCGAAAAGGAAAGAGAGGATGTCGAAGTCGATGAATCCGACACCATTGAGAATTGCGAGGATGAGGATGAAGGCAAGGATGGCAAGGCCGATTGCGATGTAGTTCTTGTAGTTCACCGTACCGAATGAACTTCGATCCGGGCCTTTCCAACCTTCAGGTGCTTTGTATTCTGCTGTGGCACGATTGACTATGGTGGTCACCGCTTCGGAGAAACCCTCATTGACCTTCCGAGCGTCCAGCTTCTCTTTGAGCTTGCTGGTGATGTCTCCGCAGATCAGATCTGGGAAGATACCCTCGAGTCGGGTTCCCATCTCCAAACGGATCTCATGATCATGAGTGAATACGAAAAGGATTGCACCGTTGTCCAGATCCTTCTGCCCCACTCCCCAAGCCCTAGCACACGCATGGGTCCATTCCCGAAGGGGCACTTCTCCATGGGTCTTGGTGATGTAGACGATCACCTGGCAGGAGTTCTTCTTTTCCAGCCCGATCAGTTCCTGCGTGAGGGCAGACTTGGTCTGCTTGTTCAACACGTTGGGTTGATCCGTCACCCAAGCCTTAGGAGCCGGCGGTGGGGTGAACTCTGCGTGGAGCGTAAGCCCTACCAGAGCCAGAAGAGTGAGAAGGAAGTTGCGCATGTTAGGACTTGGTCCTCATGTTCAGGTCCTTGAGGTTCGGATTGGCCTTCTTCTCCTCCTCGACCTTGTAGTAATCGCGCTTGTAGAACTTGTCGGTGCTTCCACTGACCACGAACCGTCGCACGCTGATGAGTGGCGCCTGGATCCACTCATTGTTCTTCTTCGCGGCGGCATTATAGTCCTTGATCGCGATTCCGATCCGATTGTTCTCCCCATCCAGGGTACGACGAAGATCCGCGTACGCTTTGGAGAAGTTGGGATTTGGGATCTTCTCAGCCACGGACATGATCCGGCTCAGGAAGTTGCCCAGAGTTCCCTGCTGGGTCTTGAAGGCTTCCATGGCCTTGGGATCCTTCAGGGCCTCAGGAGTCAGCTTGATCTGACCACCCATCTTGGCTCGAGCTTCGGCGTATTCCACATCCAGCTTGGTCTCGGCGCCCACCTCGGACATGACCGTTTCGACCATGTTAGGAATGATGTCTGCGCGGTGACGGTAGGCCTCGTCCAGGTTGCTCAGGCGCTCATCCGTGGTGGTAGCGATCTTGATGCCCGTCTCGTAGAGGCCGTTGTAGGAGCCCACGCAGCTCAGACCGCTGAAGATGACAAACAGGGGGATGCCGATGAACCACACCAGACCCTTGTGAGCTTTGATCCATTCCATTGTAGTACCTCATGAGTGCCCCTTGATGGGCGTGGGTTACAGAACTAAGGTGGGGACCCGAAGGATCCCCACCAGTTTGGACTACCGCTTGCGGCTACGCGCCTTCTTGGCCGAGTTGCTGATGAAGCGGCCGTTGGCATCGCGGGCGGGGCCAGCCGAGATGGCGCCAGGGGTCTTCTTCTTGGCGCGGCTCTTGCGGGTGACTTCCTTGACCGCGTCCTTCTTGGCCTTCTTGACCCGCGTGGCGTTCTTCTTCTTCTCGGCCGGGGTGCGACCCTCGACCTTGACGCGGCTCCGCTTCTTGGCCTTGGACTTGGTCCGGGTGGTGACCACCAGGGAGGAATCGAAGGCAGGAACTTCCAGCTTGTTGGCACCCTGGATTTCCGCGAAGACCTCGTAGGTGCAGGCGCGACCCTTGGTGTCGTTATAGTCAGCAGGGATGCTCACCACATCGCGGGGATTGATCTTGACCACCACGATCCGATCCGAGCTGGGATCCTTGGAGGCGAAGCTGGAGAGATACTTGAAGCTGCAGAAGTGGAAGCCGGTCGAGCAGGTGTTGTTCCGGTTCCAGTCCACCTGATCGCGCTCCATGTAGGGCTTGGCGCCGATGGAGTGATCGACAGTGCCGCTGTGGATGTCGCGCCAGTTGCCCTTGATGCGCTTGTAGGCCAGGAAGTGACCATCCTCGGTCAGAGGCAGATCACCCTTCTCCAGGAAGCTGTAGAGCTCGGTCACGGCGGTGACGGAAGGGTTCGACATCAGGTTCTCGAGGAACTTGATCATCGGCTTGATGTTCTTGCCCTCTTCCATCAGGCGCAGCATGTGCACCGTCAGCGTGGAGTGAACAGGTTCCCCCTTGAAGTAGACCAGACCCTTGGCGAAGGTGACCAGACCCTCACCGGTCGCATTGATCATCTTCTCCTTGCTCACCAGGGTCTGGACCTTGCCCCAGTCACCCTTCTTGACTGCCTCCACGCAGGCGTCGAACGCCTGGTGACTGGCGTCGAGGGTGTAAGGCGTGCCACCGATGACAACGTTCAGGAAGTTGCGGTGGATAATGAACGGATACGTTTCAGCCATGTGTGGCTCCTTTGAAGGGTGAACTGCTCTGAGACTTTTAAATATACCCTTGACAATTAAACTGTCAAGGTGGAATTTACGCCGTCAGCAGGAATAACCGGAATCTTGAACATCTTGGTGATCTCTTCTTCGGCGCGCTTGACTTCGTTCTCGGCTTCGATCAGGTTCACGTAGTGAGTCAGGTTCCGGTAAGTGTCCGTGGTGTTGTAGCTGTTGATGTTACAGTAGAACAGGGGATAGAGCTTGACGAACTGGGGAGTCTTCAGATCCTTGTGTACGGAAGGCTTGAACTGGTAATCGTAGAAGCGCAGTACGGTGTTCCAGTTGTGCTTCGGCGCCTTGACCTTCAGGTGGGTCTTGATGGTCTCGAGGTAGGTCTTGAAAGCGCATGGAACCATATTCTCGAGGCTCTTGTCCTGCGCGTAGTTCTTGTAGAAATCCTCGACATTGCTGACGAGGATCGCCAGATGCCAATCCTGTTCCAGAGGCTCGAAGGTCTTGATCGCCTTGTCCTTCATGGCAGGGAAGAAGGGGATCCAGTTCGGATCCTTCTCGATGGACTTCTTCATGGTCGAGCGGGGAATACCATAGATCTCGGTGTCGGAAGTGATTAGGCCCAGGTCGATCAGGAGCTTCCGGTGTTCCACGAACTGATCCATGGTGTAGGTATCGTCACTGGAACTGGCACCGAGCTTGATCGGGCGGAAGTAGGACATTTCCACGTAATACTTGGGGACCGCGATGTCGAAGTCCTGCTTTTCCTTCCAACGATCGGCAGTGCCGTAACCGTGCTTGTTGAACAGGTAGGCATTGATCTTCTCGCGAACCACCACGGCCTTTGGCACGCCAGCCAGGATGGAGGACAGCTTGATGAACTCTGGGTTGCCGCAGGCATCGATGAACTCTTCGAACTGCTTATAGGAATCATCGGGGGTTCCAAGAGCAACCCGTTTGCGAGTGACCACCACTGCCTTGGGGTTCTCAATGGTCGGCTTCGGGGTCTTGATCTCTTCCCAGGTCCACAGACCGCTGGGAGAAGCGAAGTAGATCATCGTGCCGCGCTTGGTCTTCAGGAAATCCTTGAGGATCTGCTCACCGTTGACCTTGACATCGTTGTAGATGAAGAGGACTTCACTGTTGGTATTGATCTTGATGGTTGCCTTGGAGTTGTTCTTGGTGTAGGAGACGAACTTCCGTTCCTGCGAAGTGATGCCTCGAACGGTCAGGAAATCGTAGGAGTTCAGATTGACCTTCAGTTCACCGCTGGCGAACCGGAATCCACCCTTGAAGATGTCGGAGCTGAAGTTCTCGTAAACGCGCTGGTAAACCTGGTTGCGGAACTTGGTGCGAACCACCTGCTGCACGCGCTCCCAGTCAGTCTTGCAGGGAGTCAGGCTGGATTCCAGCTCGGCAACGATCACATCCTTGATCTCGGCCAGGAGAACAAGGATCTTGTCGATGGTCCCCTTGGTGTAGGAGAGTTCTTCGCGGGAAGCCGCGATGTCCAGGTCACCAATGTTGACGAAGATGTCGATCGGGAGCTGGGAGAGAACCTTGTAAACCGGATCGGTGCAGTTCTTGATGTTCAGGGGATAGGCGATGGGACCCTGGATGATGCGGGCGCCGGAATAGTTCTTCACCCGATCGCGCTCCCGCAGAGCCCAGTTGGTATTGATGAAGCCGTAACTCTGACGCCAGATCTGAGGGGGCTGAGGGTTGATGATCTTGTAGTTGTCGAAGAACTCCAGCACACCACAGATCTTGGTGCGGAAGGAATCCTGATCCCCTTGCCGAGTGACGAAGGCAACCTTGACGCCATTCACCTTGCCGGTCTCGGCAGGTTGTTCGGACATCAGCGTGATGTTGGGACAACCGGTTTCATCCAGGTACGCAGAATAGTTGCGCACCACACCTTCGTAAGTGCTGGTAACGCTGAAGCAGTCGGTATAGCTGAAAGGGCTCTTACTGCCGAGGCCCAGGGCGCCAGTGAAATCGTTCGACTTGTTCCGGGTGCTCTCGAAGTAGGTGGTATAGAGATGAAGCACATCCTCGTGGGAGAGGCCCATACCGAAATCCTCGACCCAGAAATGGCTGTCCCAGTGATCTGGGAGATGGATCTCAAAGGGTACGTGACTCTTCTTGGCTTCGATGTGGGAATCCTGGGCGTTGGCACACAGTTCCCGGAGAATGGCCCAGATCTTGTCTGAATAAAGGCCGGAGCTCAGAATGGAGAAGGCTTTCGCGGTCGCCTTGATCGTGAACGCCTGCTGGACACCAAGGTCCGACTTCAGGATCTCGGAGCTATCTACTTCAAGCTTCATGGACTTTCCTCCCACTAATAAATATGCCCTTGACCATTAAATTGTCAAGGGCATATTTTGAGGAATCAAGTTTTACTTCTCGAGGATTTGCTTTGCCAATGCCAAGGCGCTCAAACGGTTAGAAACCATACGAAAAACTTTGGCATCGTCTTCTCTCAGGGTACACCAGGGTCCATCGCTGACTCGCATCATAACGAAATCCGGAAAGATCTGAAAGTCTACTTCGGCTTGGGGTAGGGTTACTTTCCGTTCCCCTTTTTTAATGCTATCCGGGATGAAGGCTTCACTGTTGGACTTGGAATCCCACATCGTGATCTTCTGGCCCAGCTTCTTGTAGTGAAGGTCCAGCTTGTTCAGGGTAACGAGGTTCCCCGTCTTGTGCAGGACCCTACCAGTTTCATCTTTTAGATGAAAGCGGTTTCCTGCGGCGATTCCACCCATTGGTGCCCCTTACTTATTTCCACCGTTTTGAAGTAGATCGCTGAACTCCTGACGGACCTCAGCCTTCTCACGGAATTCCCCGCGAAGGACCTGGGTAACCATCTCGGTGTTCTGCTTCTGGACCCCACGGCAACGAACGCAGCTATGCATGGCAGTTACACGAACTGCTACGCCAGCGGGCTTCAGAGCTTGCTCGATTGCATCCGCGATCTGGACTGTCATACGTTCCTGTACCTGAGGGCGCTTGGCGAAGACATCCACCACACGGCTCAGCTTGGAAAGACCCACCACACCGATTTCCTGGTTGGGAATGTATGCGATGTCCACATGCCCGGTGAAGTTCAGCAGGTGGTGTTCGCAGAGGCTATTGAACTCGATGTTCTTCTTCAGGATGATCTCGTCGTAGTGAATGTCTTCCTTGAAGACCGTACCCAGAGCTGAGATCGGGTCCATGGTCAAGCCCTCAGTCTGTTCGAGGAGAGCCTTTACAACGCGATGTGGAGTCTTCAAGAGACCTTCACGATCTGGGTTCTCTCCAATCACTTCCAGAAGAGCACGAATGCCTTTCGTGGCCGCTTTCAGCTTGATCTTGGAAATTCTGTTGGAGAGGGTGCTCTTGGTGCCATTCAAGGCTACCACGACAGTTTGGTCTGTTGACATGTATTACTCCACAGTGAGGATGAGGCTGGGCTCTTGACCGAGAATCCAGCGACGACGAAGAACTTTAAAGACCTTTTCCGTAATCTGAACCTCATCCCCTGCTAGCGGAGGAAGTTCGAAGGAGACCTGGACATCCAGATCCTCAGGACCAATCACTTGACACAGTACAGCCATGGATTACCTCTTAGAGAAGGTTTAACGCGGTTCTTAGTGTATTGTCTGTAACATATCTACTATCCATGAAGACAATTTTCGCTCTATCTGTAAGATTTCGGACAGAACGGCCTCTTGCCTGCAAAACCTTCTCTTTGACCGGACCATACCAGAAAGCAGCACGGCAATCCCAAGGGTTCCAACCGAACACCTTCTGATAGTATTCTTCCACCTGGGTAAGCTCTTCAGAGGGAGGATTAAATGGAACTCCTACAATGATAACCTGCTTGATCAAACTGCTCCCTGTATCGTCCGTAAACTCGATACCTTCCACGTATTTTCCACCCATAACTACGTGAACTGCTCCATCTTTCTGGCCTTCTACATACTTTTGGATGTCATCCAAGGAAAGTTTCGCCCCCTTGGTTTCGAAGAGATTTGCATCTAAGTAGCCCGGAAACTCCGTGCAATCCTCTTCGTAGATCTTCCGAATATCCTCGAGGACCTTTCCACTAGGATAGCACACCAAAGTCTGCTTTGCCTGGGTTCGCTTAAAAATATTCGTAGCCAGCTTCTTATAGTTGTCCCTTGATCTATTGGCGTAAGTAAGGGTGACATCCGCAACGAACTCGTATTCGAAGGGATTTTTCTGAACTGGGTAGGTGCTAACGTTGAATTGATTGAATCCAGACTTACTCTTCCAGATAGTAGGCGCTGGAGCGGTTCCAGTCAGGAATGTCACGTAGGAGTAAGGCCGGAGCGCCCACTGGATTGCAGGTCGATTTACCTTCAGGCTACAACTAACCTTCTTGTAGTAACCACGGAAACGGCAGGAGTCGATGTAGATGTTTCCCTTGGTATTGTACAGATCGTAGAACTTGTATGACTTGAAAGTTGCCTCGATGAACGCTGGGTTCATTTCCATGGGAGATTCGAGCCCAACTAGCCTGAACTTATCGAATGGTCTGTAGTCCAGACCGTTCTTGTCATCGTCTTCCGAACCTACCGCGAGGATTCTGGTCTTGTCTCCAGAACCACTGTAAAGGACCTCAAGTGACAGTAACAAGAAATCGCGAGTTTCCGCAGCAATCTTCGCAAGATCTCTAATGGGATCTACGTAGAGATGCTCCAGGTGATTCACGTACTTCCGAATGGTCACCTTATCCCGATCTGGGAAAGTTTGCCAGGCTTTTCGGTAATCCCGAACCCAAGGTCCACCAGCGACGGATTCCTCTTTCAGGAGTGTTTGGATGTCGGCCTCACGGGTCTTCTTATCCAATTCCAGAGTGGTTGTGAGATAGTCCAGTTGGGTGTAGACCTCATTCATCTGGGTATAGCATGCCATCACCTTGGCCGCGTGGTCACCCATCTCGTAATCCATCTTGAATGTGGAGACCGGGTCGTCAAAACAACTGTAGATCTTCCAGGGTAGACCGTAGCCACCACCTATCAGCGCTTGATAGAGGTTTGCGATCATTGGACGATCGTTCTTGGTGAAGTTGAGCTGGTTCAAGACCTGGTAGATGCCCTCGTTGATGCTGTGCAGGGTATGCCAGATACCTGCGTAGTAACCCTCGACATCATCAACAATGAACTTCTCCTTGCCATTCACCGGAACTTCAAGTCTTAGGGGCTTGAAGTGTTTGCTGAAGTAAGGATTTGCTACCATCATGTCCATCCCTTTCAACTTGAAAGAGGGATAGCTCAGGAGCAATTTCAGGCGTTGGAGATCTACAACCGTCTGAATAAGGTTTGAGAAACCAAACGAGAAGGTATAGTTGTAGTTGTAGAGGGTATGAGCCTCATCGCAAATTACCGCTTTTTCAAGGATTTGGAAGTCATGGTCAGGATTGTCGTCATCAAGGTATACCTTCTCGAACCTCTTAATAAGCTGAGCCGACAGATCAACATCGGTCAACCAATTGTAGGTCAGAATCAGCACATCCTTCTTGTCCAGGTTCTCCTGACTCTCCTTACGACCACACCATCCACGTTCATTCTGGTAGAAGTGAGCCAGGAAGTTGATATCCACATTCTTGCCCGCTTTGCTGAAATCGAAGAAATCGGACTTCAGTTGTGGGAAGTAGGGGAGATCCTGGAGATCGTGTTTCTTCACATCCTTCTCGATGCTGAGCTGACCTGCCTTGCAAGAGGCACACTTCTGGGTGGTGCTGGACAAATATTCTTGCATGTCCTTCTTCAAGTCCTTGTTCCGGAAGCACTCCATCAGAGCGTTACCGATTCCGGCTTTCTTCACTTCAGCCAGAAAAGGTTTCAGGTCCGTATGGTTCAGACCAATCTCAATGACCTTCCGAAGCATCCTACCAAACGAAGAAGTCTCGGTAGATTCCTGATTCAAGTTGTAATCGTAAAGCTCAATCGGAACTGCTCTTGGAACCCAGATCTCTGCGTAGCTGTGCTTGTTCGAAGTTCGGTAGATAATGTTCTCGAGGTTCGCTAACAGTAGGCGGTTTGTGGTATTGTGAGCATCGCAACCCAAACCCTGTGAAATGGGGCATGCCACGGTAAGTCCAAGCCGGTTGGACTCCTTGATAAAGGACTGGGTCTGGCTTCGAGTTCTAACAAACACTAACAGTTGGTCGGATGCAACGGTATTCACTGCCAGATCGTTAGTCCAGCTGAACCGGTTCATGTTGGCGACGATGCTGATCCTCGTCTTGCCTGTACCCGTCGGAGCCTCAACAAGATTCACGTTGTTGAGATCTTGCATCAAAACCGGTGTGTTCAGAAAAGATTTTAGATTCGGGTAAATCCTCGAAAATTCTTCTTTGGTCTGATAGAAGGTCTGGGTGTAGGAGGCGGCATTGTAGGCCAGATACTGCCTAGCCTGATTCACCACCACAATCTGATCCTCTCGGAGAAAATCTGTAATCCACTGATTTCTGCCCATCGCTCGTGGAATACGATCCAGGATGGTTGTGATCGCTGGAAAGTTCGTGTCGTTCAGAATATAACTGAGGATGGAAAGGACTGTCTTACGAAGTTTATTGAACTGGGTCTTCTGTTCTGGAGTCTGGAGTTGCTGAACACCCGGTAAGACCCCACAGTTCCACCTTGCGAGGTTTATCCATGCACCGGCCCACTCTGGAACGTTTGCAAGAGGCATGTCAAGGGAAACTAGGCAGTCGTACCCTCGGGTGTAGTCGTACTCAAAGTCCTTACTCTTGAACTCTTCTGGCACGAGATCGATGTAGGCTTGGAGGTAGTCCAAACGTTGTTGTGTAAGCGTTACGAGATCCATCATGGATTGTTAACCACGTGAAAAGTAGTCAACGTATGGAAATCCGGACAGATGCAACCGGTTTTGTTAAATTATTCTCCAACCGGTATTGTAAAGCCGAGTCAACCAGCTCGGATTCAACCTCTTTTTTGTATTTTTCGGGAACCTTTCGAACAACCATTTCTCCGGAACCATCCCAGTACCATCGAGCCATCTTGTAACGCTTGCGCTCTAGTACATCAAGAATCCAGAAGCTAGAAGGATTGATCTTGAGAATTCGGTAGAATCTCAGAAGAAGCTGAAAAGAGGCTCCATGTTCATCTTCTGCACGTTCGATCTTGACATCATCGAAACTGTCTTGACCCATGCCACCAGAGCCGAAAATCAAATCGCCCACCTTCAGTTTTGAGATGGGCGTTTTGACGAGGTTCTTGTAGGCGAAGGCCAACTACTACTCCTCTGGGTGCTCCAGGGCTTGAATGATGCGTTCGAGGGTTGGGGAATGCTCTGGGTAGGACTCGTGCCCCATAGCGCTCAGAACGTGACCATACACGTAACCCTTGAATCTGCCCTCTTCATCTGTTCCACGGATCAGACGCCGGGCTTCATCCATCAGTTCGATCACTTCGTCCCGAATCTCTTCCAGACGACCGATATCCATGTTGGATTTCTTTTTCAGCCCAGCTTTGATGTGGAGCTTCATGTTACACCTTTGAGGGTTCTGCCACTAGTGCTGGCTCAGCAACTGGGGGTTCGACAGCAGTTTCAGTGATGGGTGCTTCTTCGTTGATCTTACGTGCGGGTGGATCGATCTGTGCATCGAAGAGAATCTTACGTGCCTTCTCGACTAGATCTTCTGCCTTTGCAAGAGCGGCAGCTTCACCTTCTTCGAACTTGGCTTCTGGACTATTGCGGAGCTGCTCAATCCGGCTAGCGGCCTGGGTCAGCATCTGACGAACCTGACGAAGAGGACTCTCACCTGCAACCGTCTCCACTGTGGCCTTCTTGGGGCGCAGGTCATAATAAGAAACGGAAGCTTTTGACTTTCTGTTATATTCCTTCACCAGTTCCTTATAATGCCTCTCGTCGGTTCCGGAGTTAAGGAAATTCTGGGCAATTTCATAGTTTACTTCGGTTGCACCTGACATCTCTTTAAAAGTTTCTCCATGAGTTTTAATCCACCAGTTAATGAAACCTTTATCAAAAGCCAGATCTCGATCTCCAGCAGTCTTGCGCACATCGTAGTAAGAAACCTTCGGGCCAAGAACTGGTGCTAGTTGGTTTGCGTTGGGGCTTCCAGCAGGTCCACCGTTGGTTAAGCTGTTGTTGAAGCTCTGGAGGCCAGGACCCTCGGAACCTTCCGAGTCGGCTACAACTGCGCCATCCCCCTTCTTAAACTTGCCACCTTCAGCTTCACAGACTTCGCATCCCTTACCACCACAGTTCGGGCAGACCTTAGTCTCCCCACCAACTTTCTCGATTGGAATATCCTTCAGGTCCTTGATTTTCGCGGGATTATCCACGACCTTGCCACCATCGAGTGGGGTTTCTTTGGCTAAGGACTTGTCGTTCTCGCACTTTTCTGCGGCTTTCTTTCTCATGTCGTAATACATTGGCACCCCTGAAGTGTGATGTTTCTTTTTCGCTTGTTTGATACCAGTGGCGATTGCTACTCCATCATCCCCACCGTCTTTCAGAATTGCGTTAGCGATTTCAATTGCGTCTTTCCGAACCGCTGGACTGAGGTTCTTCATTGAGTCTGGGTAATCGTTTTCTGACCAAGGCATAGACTCACCTCAGATGGTTGTTTTGATCCAGACCTTTACCAAATCCGCCCAGTCGTACAATTCCTGAAGAATCCGGTTTCCTTCTTCCAACAGCTCATCAGAGGAACTGTCACCCTCAGCAAGCCCTCTCAGGGTCTCAACTAGATCCGCAACATCGTCGTGTAGATTTAGTAACCCACGACCAGGAACTCTCAGAGCGTCGGGTACCTTGTCAAGAATGTCTGCGATGTTTCGGAACTCGGCTTTGATCTTGGACTCGGCCGGTGCATCCTCTTCCTGGAGCATGTCCAGTACTTCCCAGGGTCTGGAGAGATCGATGGTGTAGATCCAATTCGCAGCTTTCCGCTTCTCTGCGGGGTGAGGTTTCATGTTCCAAACTAAAAACTTGATTTTATAGCCTTCTTTTCGCTTACTGTAGGTTGCTGCCGAAGGAGAATAGCCATTTTTTATTAAAAGCTGGAATGCTTCTAATGGAATCTTGGTTTTATCAGATTTCATAGATATTACATCTTCTTCGCCTCTATCTATCCGAATATCTAGTTCAGCTTGGAAACCATTTTTATTCAGTAATTGTACTACTTTATAAAGATCTTCTTTACTACATCTCTCAGTTTTGGAAGTCTCCAGTGGATGTCGGTCAGAAAAATCGGTTGGCATCCCGATGGCGCCCAGGTACTTTCGGGTTCCCTGGACCTCAACGTTTCCCTCGTTCTTGTCCAGCCACTTTTCGAACTCTTTCTGATTCTTGAAAACCTTACGCCAGGGGGTAGACTTCATGCCTTTGACGCCATAGGCTTCGATCTTGTCTTTCTCACCCCAAGAAAGGTCATCTGCCTTCCGAAGCTTGAACTTGTAAGACGCGGTAAGGATCTTACGGGCGGTAGCTTCGTAGTCCTTATCATCGTCAAGGAATTCCGGTTCTCCGACATCCTCTCGTTCCTGAAGATCCCACATGTCGGAAGAGTTTGGAGAGAATTCTCCGTTCTTGCTCTGTAGGTACTCCATCACCTTGTCGACCAGAGAATCCAAAGCGGAATCTACCGCCCGGTTCTGGGTCATGCGACCATGAGCGTACGGCTTCAGGGTTTCCAGTTCCTTGTAAAGATCCAGCTTTCCGGCGAAAGTCTCAAGGAACCGCCACGGACCAGACCAGTTGTTGCCGAATCCGTTGTTGTAGTAGTCGTAGTAGATCTTGCTTGCCGCACGAAGGAGCTCCCCTTCAACCGTTGCACACTTGCCAGCGGAAGGAACGAGTTGTTGGAAGAGCTCATTGTATAGGTCCTGGTACTTACCAACCTGATCCCAGTAAGTGCTAGCCGTCCTCTTGACGACCTGCTTGGGAGGCTTACCTGCGAACAGCTGTTGTACCACGGCGAGATCCTTTACAGAGAACGACGAATCACGTAGGACATGTTCGAAGTCGCGATGATCTTTGCGTCTCCGGTTGCGTTGTAGGCATCAATGTCCTTGCTCGTGAACCAGCATCCGAGGTATTCCCACGAACGGTAGCGGGAGTTACCACGGAAGATGGCTTCCTGGAAGATGAAGGGCTGTGTCTGTTCGCACAGGTCGATCCACTCGACGCCGCCGTTACGAGAGTTGTCTTCTGCGCCACCGAAGGCCAGTTCCATCTCTTCGTCCCAGACTTCGATCCGATGCACGGAGAGGGTACGACCCTTTTCCACGCCGGGCACGTTGTCGATCGGGCGTCCCCAGGTGTAAGCGTTCAGCTCGTACACCAGGGTTACATCGCGCTCAGCGAACTTGGGAGTGTAAGTCTGCACGCGGCCGACGATCTGTCCAGTTTCACTGATGATGGTGAGCCCGTGATAGGTCTTGGTGATGTTAAGCGCTACAGCCGGAACTGTGACGCCAAAGTCATTTCTTGCTGGCATGAGGTCCTCCTATCCCAATTTTACAGGGACTTTCGTTGGATGATCAATTTACCTTCAGGTGCTGGTTGCTCGGTTGAAGCACTGTCTTCGGACTTTTTCGTCCCTGTAACGGTAATTGTGGTGTGAGGGCTCTCCAATTTCGAGAGCTCATCGGAGACAATTTTTGAAAGTTCAGGCTTCAATTGAGCGACACACTTTGTCAAGGAATTGAAGGACCCCTTGTGATGCTTCTCTTTGAGGACTTCTAAGCTCGCCAGAAACTGCTTGGTCAAGCTGTCCATGACATAGGGATTGGTGCTGGTTGTTGCGTAGAAAGATGCCAACTCGTTACCGATTGCTTCCAGGATAGGAAGATTGTCCTGGTAGCCTGCAACATCAAAGTCATCCAGAAATGCTTTGATGTCAAGAAGACCTGCCAGCCGTTTCTTGCGAATGGCTGTATCAAATCCCGTGACGAATGTTAACTTGAGCGACATGAGTCTCTTTCGATAAAATCGGGGTGGGCAGTTTACCCGCCCACCCCTGATTCTACGTTAGGCATTTGTTTTGAAGACGTTCTCATCCACACTGTACAGACCGGTCAGGCGCTTGATGCCGTAACGGCCATTGAACCAGAAGGTGAAGTTGTAGCGGGTCTTCTCTTCGTCCCGCCATACATCCACATCCTGCTCGGGCTTCAGATCGCGTGGGCGACCGCTTGCGTCAGTGTAGTCAGCGATGAGTCCTTCACCCACGCAGGCGGTGAGCTCGCGGGAGATGACGGAACGCACGAAGGAGACGCCATCGTCCACATTCCGGGGAACGTATCCGATTACACCTGCGTTACCCGCACGAATGACTCTCTTGGAAACGAGCTGCTTGACGCACATCACATTGATCTCGTGATAGTCGTCGGCGCTGATGTCCGTGGTGACCGCATCGATAACCTTGACCACCGTGGAGTTCTTCGGGAGGCTGGCGAAGGTGTTGCTGGAGGATCCAAGGATCTCCATCTGCGTATCGGTGTAGGTGCGAATGTCGTCGATTCCTGGAACAACCTGATTGTTGAGTAGGGTGTTGGGATCGCGGTACGCATCATTGATGGCGCAGAGCATTCCAGCGAAGAAGGAACCATCTAGGGTCAGCTGAAGTGCCTTGCCAGTTTGGAGGGTTACGGTTCTCTTCACCAAGTCATTTGCGCAGCTGATGAAGGTTCCATGTGCTGCGTTGGAACCGGATACCTGAAGAACGTTCTGGGAAGTATTGCTGATCGTTCCACTAGTTCCAGGAGTTCCCACCTGGTAACCGATGGGGTAACCAATCCAGTAGAGCCGGAGGGCGCCCACGATGGGATCGTTGCTCACCTGAGACTGATACATCTGGTCGGCCAGGGTATCGAACTTGCTGAGCACAACGATGTCGGTGATTTCCTTGTTCTTCTCGGTTGCCTGTAGTGCCGTGCGGTAGTCGGCGGTGTTGTAAACACTATCGTGGTCGGCATCGAACACTTGGACGCAGGCGACGAAGTCGCAAGCCGCCACATTGAAGGCGTAGTCCAACATTACACCGATGTGGTTGTCGGCCGAGGGGTACCCACGCTCAAGAAGGGCATCTGCGTAACCGCTGTAGATGCTGACCGCATTAAACTGGCTCTCTGGACGGGTGTACGTTGCTGTCACGTAGTACTGTTGACCTGCGTGAGGTGCATTGTGATAGTGATACGTTGCACGGAAGTTCACCAGCAAGGGCGTCTGGATGTTCAGCTTGACGTAGGGAGTTCCAGGAATGTTAGTGTGTGGAATCACCACGTTGTTGTCGATTCGCACCAGGGTCACGGTCTCAGCAGGAAGAACCTGTTCCACCGGGGTATTGTTCAAGGTGATGTAGTATGTACGTGGGGTACCGGTCACAAGACCCATTGCATCGTAGTAGATGTCCGAAGGGGTGAAGTCCTGACTGACCTGACGGGTGAAGTTCCAGTTAATCGTGTCGGTGTTGTTTGCGGTCAGAAGGAACTTGTCCCCTACTACGAAAGAGGGTAGGCTCAGGAAGTCCAGGGTTACCCCGGCTTCCATTGCCTGGTTCAGCTTGTCACCATTGGACAGGAAGACAAAGACAGCGCCTGTGCTCTGGTAGTCATCCGAGTACCAGCTGATCCGAACGCGGTGGGTCTGAGCTGCGGCGATGTGGAAGGTGTCGGCGTTGGTGATGCCATTGATGTTTCCGATATCCACCAGGATGCCGTTCATCACGGGCTGTGCCGTTACTGCTGCCAGGGTGGTGCTGACATGGACCACGCCAGTAGCGGATCCATCGCTCCAGTTCAGATCGAAGCTGGTGGTGGAACCGGCCACGGTATAATTGGCCACGGTCATATCGTAGGTTGCTGGGTTGGCGCCAGTGTAGGAGCTTCCACCACCAGAAAGGGTCATGGCGGCTTCGTTGATTGCCATGGTGCCGGCGCTGGTCTTGGTCACTGCGAACGTTGGATAGCTGGTCAGATCGTTGCCCTCTACCGTCAGGTAGTACTTACGGTCGGGACCATTGTACTTGGAGGCTAAGTTCTGATTGATGATGCCCACCAGACCCACGTTTGCCTGATCGGGAACCGGTCCAGTTGTGCTGGTGTAGCTCTCCCAGTCGGTGTGCTCCTGGTAGAGCGCTTCGTGGGGCTGATCGCCTACCATGTTGATCTGGCGGACTCCGGTTAGCGGCAGAGGATCCAGGATCGAATCGGAAGTCGACTGGTAGTCGATGTAGTAGGTATCGTTGGGGTTGTAGGCTTCGCTGAACACCTCAACGGTGTCATACGGACCAGAGGGGGTTGCCTTGGTGAACTTCCAGAAGCGAGTGGGTACTTCCTCGCCATTGGTATTGTAAAGGCGGATGGGTGCCTGGCTGTACGCTGCAAGCTGGCTACCGTTGGAAGGATAGTTCAGTGTGGAGAGATAGGGAGCGGAGGTTGGGAAATCGCACTTTTCCTTGTAGACGAAGGAACGTACGAGAGGGATGTTCTCTGCTGTCAGGTAGGGAAGGCCCTTTCCGATGTAGCAGGGAATACGTGGGAACAACCCTACATTCACTACCTTAGGGCGATAAACTTGCCCCACATACGTTCCAGGAAGAATGTAACGGGTTACGGTCAACTTTTGTCTGGTCGCCATGGTTGAACTCCTTCATTCTATTTTAAGGGCGAATTTTAAAGGATCCGATTTTGAAACCTTAAGATTTAAACTAAAGATATTAAACACTTTCAGTCTTCCTCGATCCAAACGGTCTCGTGAGATTACTCACCAGGCTTAGTCCTTGGAACCGAGCTGAAGGGGGAGTTCACAGGGTTCTCTGGTGTGGATCTTCCGGTACCTTGATTACCTGGATTCTGGGTATAAGGATGGATTCCGGTACCCGGATTCTGGGTATATGGTCGAGTTCCGGTTGGTTTTGCCGCTGGTTCGTTAATTTCTTCTTTCGGTTGCTGAGAGTATGGACGGAAATTACTGGGCTTCTGAAGTTTCTCTTTTTCCTTGAGTTGATCGAAACGTTTCTTATCTTCTAATTTCTTTTTCTCAAATGGGGTGAGTTCGATCTCATCAATATCTACATCCTGCAATTCCATTTCTAGATCCTTCTTACCGAACTGCTTGGCTCGGCCGAGGGCATCATCAACGATGAGTAGAATATGCTTGCAGGCGTGAGGAATATGCTTTGGGTTTCGAATATTAGGTGGTTGGTTCCAAGAGAAAACCAACTCAGAAGCACCCAACTGAGCTAGAACGTATTCCACGTTATATTTGAAATAATCGCAGGTACAGTGAACCCAGATAGAGCTCTTTAGTCCTTTTCTCCAATCAACGAACCCGATCTGCGTAACATAGGTGCTCTTCTCGCAGCCAGTTTTGTAGGCAAAAATGCGGATTCCACGCTTGCCTGGTCGTTTGAAGTATTGGGTACCATAAAAGAAGGTGCGGCAACCCTTCCGCCTGTTTTCGCGGATATTCATGGGGGTATAGCGAATGAGGTCGTAGAGACTTACCCGCGCTGCCTTGTTGAAGTTATGGGTTGCCGGAAGGGGTATTCCTTCGTTCGATGCGTAGTGATGAAAACTTTGGTTTCCGAGTTGGGGTCCCTTCCCACCTAACTTAGGTTCAGCCATGGTTAGTCACTCCGAACTTCAACTGCCCACAATCCCAGATTCTAAGTATACCGGCACTACTCATGATCTGATCCTGGGTTCCAACCGCAGTTGGGAACCTACGGGATAGTTTTTTGTGGGTATAATTCAAGCGGTTAACTCTTCGGTCTTTTTCTAGACCATGAAAAGAGGGTGGAATTTCCGACAGGAAGGTAAATCCAGTTTTAAGATACACATCCCCACGACTCCAACTTCGATCTGCGTAGGTATAGATTTTTGACCAATTAGTATTTTTCTTGAAATGACTGAGTAATTTGCTGAATCCACCTACAACACTGCAAGAGGTTGCGTAACGATTGAGATCGTAAATTCCCTTCCCAATATTTTTGAAAGTGATAAGTGCTACAAGTTGCCCACCGTATTGGAGACCATAACTTATTGAGCCAACACCATCTCCCTTGATATGGTTCGTGCTGTAAAAATTCTTCTTCTTCTTACTATCTACAGAAACGATGGCACACTTCCTCGCATATACCTTTTGGAATTCTAAACCCAGTAACGAACAAATCTTTTTCTTCACGAGTTCTTGTTTGAATATCCAATCGTCCGACCACACGTGGATAAGCCGTATGCCAAGTTTTTCACACTCTAAGGTCTTCTCTAAGTGCTCCCTAGAAGAACGAAATTTTTCTGAATGCCAATATACCCCATTGTATTCAAATGCTAAATTTAGCTGTGGAATGTAGGCATCCAAGGATCTTTTACTCTTCCCACCGAGGGAACTTAAAGGAATAGATTGAAGAATCCCACTTATTTTTGATTCCAAGAAGGAAAAGAAGTTCTGTTCCTCGGAAGAAACGCCAGATCGAATTAGAATTTTGGGTAAACCGCTGTATTTGAAGAAATAAATTGCTACGGTCGAACTGGTAGTGTTAAGTTCTCTCGCTATTTGATGAAGACTCTTCTTATTCTGAACATGTTCAGAATTCCAAAATTCACGGGATTTCAACTTTTCTATTGCCACATCGGTTGGGCATTTATAGCGCCAACCGATTTTTCTGGTTCCATATAATACCTTCAAAGTTGATTTGAGCTTGACCTTATATTCTTCAGTCTGCATTGGATGATCTACACTGAATCTCTCTCGAAAAGTTTCGAGTCTCTTCCTTTTAACATCTATATTCTGCATTGGGTAAGGGCAACCATACAGATCCAAGTTAGTCTTCTTTGTTGCATCTTTCACGGTTTCAGAACTAGCAGCATGCTTGAAACCAAATTTCTCAAGGCAAGTCTTCTCTACTTTCTCTCTAATATTATCTACCTGCATAACGTTATCAACACCATAACGTTCTCGAATAGTTCTAAGTTTCTTTTCTTGTACAACCAAGGACCTCGAAGAGGCTTCGGTTCCAAACCTCTCCAAGTTGGTTTTCTTAATAGTCTCTTGAACTTCTTTCAGCGTCGCAACATTCTCAACACCATAACGATTCCTAACCGTTTGTTTCTGCTTTTCTATAAGAGTCTCACCACGAAGAACTCTTACGGCCCTTCGACTACAAGAGGCAGAACAGGTGTGATCCTTCCAACCGCTGGAAGGATTGTGTGGATCCTTCCACCAAATAGATTTATTACCACAAATTATACATGGAGGTTCAATCTCCAAACCCATATCTAGAAGAAGAACCCTTGAAAGGATGGGGAGGTTTGAAGAACATTTAGAAGTTGCATTGAGAACACTTGAACAGAACTCTGGGTTCTTCTTGATAAAAATACTGTCACCCGGATACTTCAATCCAATTAAGTCAAGATATCTCTTGTACCAGGTATTCATGATCAATCTAACCAGATATCTTACGAAGGTCCATTGAGTCCCAGTTTGCGAACTCAGTGATCTTCTGCCCATCCAACTCTACCATGTCTCCGAACGTGTAGAAATAGATGGGGTCCGTTGCATTGATAATCGCTTTACAAGCTAGATCAAAGGTGTCCTTTGTGATCCAATTACAAAATTTTCCCTTTGCAATCGCGGTTTTGTTTGGACGATACTTACAATTCATGTACCAGAGAGCCTTATCCTCCAGGGCAAACTGAAGGTTAGCGATTGCCCTTTTACGGTCATCAACTGAGGTGCCGTAGACGTGTCGTACCTTACTCACGCAGACCTCATGAAGTGAAACTCGGCACAAGCAGCCAATCAAAGGAAACAGAAACCCCAGTCGGTACTACAACCTTGAAGGACTTACGTCCTATCTCCACATTATACCCAGTCAAAGAACCCCCGGTAACGTTGGTGAAGGAAATGAATGGGACGTACATGTCCAGGTCTAGGTTGTGAAGAATCTCGATAGTTCCCATGCCGGTCGTTGTACCACTTGGGTAAGAACCAGGATTCTTGAAGATCACTCTTCGACATTTAGTTCCGTCTGGAACGATACAATCAAACTTGATCTTCACCCGATTGGTAGTCGGATCCCCCTGAGTTGTCTCGTAATTTGTTACTGTAACGACCGGATTCGTGTGAGAAACTTCAGGGTAAATGAAGACCCGAAGAGATCTAGCATCTACGTTTTGGTCGTAGGTATCTTCGAACGTGCTATTACCCATGATGAAGGAATCGAACAACATGTTCTGGTGCGTCGAACCAGAAACGAGTTGCCAGCAGATGGGAGTGGTTACGGTAGAATCCCCAGTAATGGTGCCTACAGTATCGGTCTGGACCACGTAGGGTAACTGGGATAGGGGCTCCTGCATGCCCAGTACTGCTGCAAGAAGCACATAGTTGGATGCTCCTTCGTTGTGAACGATAGGAACCGGATCCTTCAAGAGTGCTTTTCCGAATCGACTACCAAAGGCGGATTGTGCATCTACCCCCAGACTGGCCTGAGAGGTTGAAACTGCCCAATCGAATTTGGTGGTGACCGAGCCGTTAGAGAATACGGTGAAGAATTTACTATCCTTCACTACCCAGATGTCACCAATGCCAACGTTAGGTGCCTCGGTTGGAGTGACCTGAACCTTGTACATTGTATGGCCCAGGTGATGATAAACGGCGGTGCCTATAGGACCGTTAAAGTTCGAGGATCCGATCATAAGCTGGGTGGATGAGAGGTTCAGAAGATTAACTCGATCCGAGAACGAAGTATTGATCTCTGTAGGAAGAATTCGAACCTCATTACTCAGAGCGTCGATCTTCGCAAAGAGGATGTAGTACGGGTAATCCGGTCCCGGATCGACATCGGTATAACCTTTGATCGCATCAGTGCCAACCCAAGGAATGACCCGGAACTCTACCTTATGACTCTTTGGGGGTGCGTCCCCAGGTACCCAGCTCTTCGCGTAGAGTACCAACGCCCAGCCCTGTTTCGGGGCAGGTGGAATGTTGATATTCTGAGTCTCGCCTACGATTGTGAATCCATCGTAAGCCTTAGCGTGGAAAGCCTCTACCGTCACCTGACGACCCGGACCCTGCGAGACTGCTCCACCAGAATAGATGCCCTTCGGCAGAATTCCGAGGTTCAGGTTGTTGTAATTGTCTACAGTGGGCTTGGCGTCGGCAGCAATGAAGGTCTGTAGTAGTGGCATCCAGAATTCTCCCTCTCCCAATTATAACCGGGGAGAGGGATATGACTGTTTTAGGAACTCGGCTTAACGAACTTCCGCGAGGATGCGGGTCTTCCAGAAGTTGTAGCTCTCACGAAGAGCTGCCTCGAACTGTTCCGCGTTCATCAAAGTGGAAGTTCCACCATCGGCCTTGAAGTGGTTCGCCATCAGGGTACCAGGGTTCATAGGTTCTGGCTCCCGATCGCAGTGAGCCAGAACGGTAACAACCTCCCAGTCAGCATCTGAAGACCGATCGTTATCCTCGGCCAGAACATCCGCACGGTACAAAACCACACTGGCACTTCCAGCTTCAGGGAGCTCATCCACTACGGCGAAAGTTCTTTTTCTCGGGGTTTCCCCTGGGACTCGACTCTCGAACGTGGTTACAATCTTCAGGTCCGGTGTCAACTCCACGACAGAAGAACGAAGGTACTTGGGAAGGATTCGGACCAGGACCACACCATCACGGTAGCCTGGAATGGCAGTTGCGAAGTTACACTCCACAGCCTTCAGAAGAGAATCTTCGTTGTAGCTCTTTTCGTACCCAGCGGGCTTGCGGGCATCACGAAAGAACTGGCCGATTACGAACGTTGTCATTCACCACCTCGAAGGGGATATCCCCACGGAGCTCAAGGAACCACGAAGGGATCTTGTCAGCAGGGTATCTCATGTTGGGTTTGGTTGCGTAGAACCGCCGGTAACTTTGAACAGGGTTCTTGGGGTCCTTGAACTCGTCCGGCATTGCCAGCATCACTGGGGTAGGTTTCTGCGATGGGAACCGCTTGGGATCGAACAACTGGAAGACCGTATGGAGAACCTCGTCACTCCGGAAAGGCTTGGGTCCGAACCGCCTTCGATACTCCGCGAGCATTGCAATCGCATGGTAGTAGAGATTCATCCAATTCGCGGAGGAGGCCATCACCCAAGCGGAAACTGCCTGCGGATTATGGTGCCTAGTCTTGTAAGGAGTCTCAATCCCCTGCTCATTCAGCGCGCAGCAAAGAAGCTGGGTGGTCTCCACAAGCATCTTTACCACGCGGTAATTGTCAAGAGACTGGGCACTTTTTACCCAATCAATAATCTCACCTTCACCTTCGATGCAAAAGATGTTCATTTCTTCTCGGAAACGAAGACGCCACAACCACACAGCCACAGGTTACAAGGGTGAAATTCTTAATTTCTCCCCGTTTCATCCTGCCATTGTTCTGGTCCTGGATGACTTTGGCTTCGACCATCTGCTTCCGAGACAGGAAATACCTGCCAAGAAATGGTCCTTTTCGGCGCTTTGCCATGACATCCTCCAGCTTTAAATATACCCTTGACGATTTTCCTGGAGGGTGTGCAAACTTCCCAGCCGCTACCAAGTAGATACTTTATAAACTTCTCGAATCTGGGATCCTGATCCTTGTACTTCTCCAGGGGCTTGAACTTCTCTTCCACGTAAACGGAAGCCAATTCCCGGTCATCGAAAAGCTGGATTGACTGAATTTCATAGAACCGGTTGTTTCCATGGAACTTTGTGAGATCTTTCAACCTGAGAGTCATTCCGATAGCTGGTGCGAAAGGTAAGGTCACTCTCTTGGTGTAGCAAGAGAGTGGCACCATCTTAGACCGGTTTGGCTTTTCTTCTGTAACGTTCCGATAGAGAACTAAATGGACTACAACCTCAATCATGGTTCTGCTCGCGAACTTCAACCTCTTCCGGTTCGTAGTTCTTGAACTGCTCGCGGCGCCGGGCGCTCTCTCGGAGCCACTCATCGGCCTCATTATTCTGCTTCATCAGCTTGGTCTGGAACTTGAGGACCTCGACCTGCGTGCCACCATTCTGTCGAGGGGCAGGTAGACGGTTCTTCCAGGAACTATCCAGCGCGGAGTAGTAGAAAACTTCCTGGACCTCATCCTCACCCTCGACGGTTGCCCGGATCTTCCCCTCTTCAATATCGAAGAGGATGTTGTCCGCGGAGAGCACCTTGGTCTTGGTGACGACCAGATCCCCAATCAACTGGAAGTCCTCGACCTGACAGAGGAGGTTCTGGTGGGGATCCCGATGCTCGTAGCAACTTCCCGGAAGAAGCTCTTGAAGCCTCTTCAAGTTCGTCAGGTGAAATTCCCAATTATGTCTGGAGTGATTCTTGAACCAACTCTCAGGATTCATCACGTGCTGGAGTTGATAAACTCGAAGACGGCCGGATGGGAGTTTCTCTTTCATCTTATCTCCTGGACACTAGGTCCCTATGTAGAGATTAACCCGTTTTGAAAAATTGTCAAGGTGAGTATTAAACCTTTGCGTTGGCTCCGTTGCGTACGACATTCTCTAGAGTATAGGTGATAGCGACCGCCTTTTCAAGGCGGTGGAAAAGTTTGTCGTAGATCGAACCCCTAATATTGCCAGGATTGAACTTAAGAACGTTTGGGTTGCTACTGTTGAGCTGAAGAACGTAGTTGTCATCCTCAAGATTGGTGAGGACTTTCATCTTGACAATTTTTCCACCCTTAGTCAGAAGGGAATCGCACTCGGCTTTCGCGGCATCATCGTCCCCATCTCCCAGAAAAGAGATCTTTTGGTCCTCAAGCTGGATGGTAAGATCCGGGGTGGGTGCGTAAGAAACCTGACTGGGTACAAGGGAGGGTGCTCCAGGGCACTGGATGGCATCGAAGGTCATGCTCCGGATCATCTCAAATGCCTTGCCGTGCTGGTCCAGGAAGGTCGCAGGGGTAATCTTCACGCCCAAGGTACCGAGGTGGCCCACGAGCCAGTCATAGAGCCCCATTCCCTCGCAGTAGAGGCGCTTGGAGGGCCGATGCCATGCGGCGACTTGGATGGAAGGGGTAAAGGGGATGGTTGGCAGAAGCTTGTCTGTGATGTCCTGAAGGATCATCTTCTTATTGAGGCCCTTCTTTTGATCCGCAGAGAGTCCCTTGAGGTATGCACGGAATTCCATATTCACTAGGGCCTTGGGAACCCTCTTGCTATCCTTCCGAATGCCCATCAGGACCCAACCATCAGCGAGGAAAGTCTGATCTAGGACAGGGACGGAACCTGGATCGTTCCAGTGGCAGAAGCCGATAGAGTGGTAGTCTCCGGGGAACCCCTCTTTGAAAAGGGCACGAGTGGTCATCAGATCAAACAGGTCGGCATCCTTAGGGTTTTCTCCGAAGGTCTCGAAGACTGTCCAGTTGAAGGATCCTTGAAGTAGGGACACGTTCACTCCTCGAATAGAAATAAGTAACCTGAGAGCACAAAATATGAGGGACATTCCTAATCCCCCGAAATTATGCGTTAACTACTCATATGACTGCAACCCTGATTTCGAACTTGGATGAGCTACCTTCCCTAGAAGATCTTCAGACTTGGGACGTTCCCCTCCCGAAACCGGAGGCATTCAAAACCACTCTTATTGAGATGAGTGCCCCAAGAGTGCTGAACTTCGACTCTTTCCTATGGAGAAAGGTGAAGGAGCCGACCAAGTTCCTACGTAAAGTTGGTGAATATAAAGAAGATCTGACTCGTGAGATGGAGCTGGCCGCGACAAAGGGTAAGGATTTCCACCCTATTATTCAAGCCAACCTTTCGAATTTTCTCGTCCTCGACTGGGATGTAGAAGATACTTCGAGAATAGAGGAGCTCGCTTCTAGCGCTGTTCTCGTTACTACCCCAAGTGGTAAGAAGAAAGCGCTGTTCCACGTTCAGATTCATGGTCCTAAGAGAGCGAAGGATCTGGAAGAGTACCTGAAGTTGATCCTGAAGAAGTGTAGATTTGAGTGCAAGTTCGATAGTAGATTGTCTGCTATGACCGTCTTCTTCCTGTCTAAAGAGACCTTTGAGAATCCTCCAAGAGTGATACCCAAGACATTCCTGTTCTATAAAAACATTCCTACTAGCCGTCTAGAGCATGAATGGTCGATGCCAACAGAATATAAGGAACTTGATTCCTTGATGGAGACATTTGAAGCCACTCCAAAGCAAAGAAGAGAGATGGTGAAGGTCTGCCTTTTTATGTTGGGAAGCTCGAATTTTCTGAAGGGAGCAGATCTTCCTCAAGACTATATGGTGAAGACCTTTAAGAGAGTGTTCCCCAATGAAGTGAGCCATCAACCCTATGTGAGCGACGCGATACGATTATTGAGAAAGTACCATCAGATCCAGTGTATTGAGAAAAGCACCTTGAACAAAGCAAAGACCTACAGAGCAATAAGAGAGTTTGGCGAGATTCTGAGAAACCTCCCCAAGACCGAACTGTTGTCAGCACCTGAGAAGATGAAAATCAAAAATGGTCGGTGGCACGATGAGTTAGGAAAACTAGTGTACAGATTCCAGTCCGAAGAAGACTATTTGGAGTACTGTAAGAGGATACCTGGGATTGAGAAAAAAGACAGATGGAATCAAGCAGTTTCCTGGAGTCGCAAATTGGGGCCAAGATAATTTATATAGGCTTATAAATTGGATAATGTGAAGTGGTACAGAAATCCCCATATATTTGTAGAGGATATTTTTATGAGTTCTTTTTCTCGAACCGTTTTTCGAGTTCCTCAATTAAGTTCTTTTTCCAAGAAAATTTCTGTTTTAAACTAGCAGGATTTAGCGGGGCTTTTTCGATGAAAAGAAGTCACTCACGACACACCTCTGGCCAGGGTACCCAGCACCAAGATTGCTCACGAAGAAAGTTCAGAAACGGAAAGCAAAGGAAAACGGCACTAAGCAAAGGGTCGACTAAGTCCGCTCTTTCCCTTAAAATTATGGTTAATCGTATTGAGGTGTGCCGTGAAAGCAATTCTCGCAGATGCACTCTACGTGCCAAGGGTGTGGGTCGAACAGAATCCCTCGATTCTGCAGTCCTTCACATACCGGTTCGAACAGAAGGTTGACTTCGGGTACGACAACTATGAGGACAACCCAGTCCTCGAAGAGTATGTACGTATGTACCGTCCGGTTGGGGAGTACATCGCTTTCTGCCGTGGGGATGTTAACAAGATCCAATACCTCTTCAAAGACTTCGAGTTTGATGATCGTAGAACCAATGCCCCCCTTGGATTAGATTTACAGTTCACCGGTAAGTTGAAGGATGATCAGAAAGCCGGAATCAAAGCATTCATTACCCCGAACATTGGTGGTATCTTCCAGGCTCCACCGGCTTATGGTAAGACTGTAGTGATGACTGCGTTCATCACTCTCCAGCAACAAAAGATCCTTCTCCTAGTGAACAAGGTAGACTTGAAGGACCAATTCGTTACTAGGTTGCGAGATTACACCAACATCAACGAACTTGAAGCTCAAACTGGCAGAAAGTTGGTTGGGGAGCTCGAATTCGACAAGAACGGGGAACCGGTCTATTATCCCATTACAGTTTCGACTTACCAGCTAGTGAACTACGATGTAGTGAATCGACTGAAGAAAATCCAAAATCTTTTCGGATTAGTGATGGTGGATGAGTGCCATCGCGCTCCTGCCGCTAGTTTGACAAAGATCCTGAAGTACATGAACCCGCAGATCTTTGTGGGGGTTTCCGCAACTCCCAAGCGGAAGGACAACTACCATCTTCTCCTTCCAGATCTTCTCGGACCCGTTCGGTATGAGAGTAAGGTAAAGAACAACTGCGAGATCGAGATTCTCAAGGGCTGCCACTTCCCTTTGCCGCAGAACATGAACTGGGTTTCCGTCATGTCGGTCGTGGTGAAAAACAAGGCGCGCAATGAGAAGATAGTCCAAAAGGTAATTCAGAATCAGGCTGAAAATAGGCGTATTCTGGTGATTACCGAGCGAGTCGCCCACGCTGAAAATCTGGCTGCGATGCTCATAAGTTCTGGCATCAGCGCCGCCTGTGTCACTGGGCCAATGAAGAAGGCCGATCGAGATAGTCTGGTTGACCGGATCACAGGTCTTGAGAAAGCAATTGACTACGTAACCTCTTCTCTTGCCGCAGCGAATGAGATCGACTGGGATCCAATCCTCACTTGGCCACAGTTCCTCGAAGAGGTAAAGAAATTGGATTTGAACGCCGACATGCGTGCGCAGATCAATATAATCTACAACAACAAGATTGATGTCCTCGTGGCAACCAAGCAACTGTTCTCCGAGGGAACTGATATCCCCTGCATTGATACCTTACACATCGTTTGCCCAACCGCGAACGAGGTATTCATTGAGCAGGTAATTGGTCGAGTGCAGCGCTTCTACGCACGCAAGTTCTTGCCACGAACCTATTACTGGGCGGATTCCGGTACTGGGATATTATATGGGTGTGCTGCGAAGTTCAAGAAGGTCTGCACGAACGTTCTTAACTACCAGGTGACGGATCTAACTGGTGGAGTGAAAGAAAATGATATGGCGGCTTCACTATGAAGTTGTGTAAGTATGGGTGTGGTTTAATTGCGGTGTTTCCACCGGAAAAACCTTCTCGATGTGGAAAATCCGCAAACTCTTGTCCAGCAACAAGAAAAAGAAAAAGTGAAAGTAGACTTCGAATTTTAGAGACCTCTAAAGAAGAAATTCTTGACAAGTGTAGAAAAACGAACTTAGAACGGTTCGGAGTTGAAAATGCTAGTCAATCTGATATAGTTAAGCAACGAATGAAAGAAACGAACTTGGAACGGTTCGGAGTTGAAAATGCTAGTCAATCTGATATAGTTAAGAAGAAGAAAGCCGAAACTTCTCAAAATCACTATGGAACTCATCACCCAGCTCAATCCGATATAGTTAAGCAACGAATGAAAGAAACTAACTTGGAAAGGTTTGGAGTTGAAAACGCTAGTCAGGCGGTGGAAGTCAAAGAAAAAATATCGGAGAAATTGAAAAATGTTGACTTACAAAAATCAATAAGATTAAAGATGAAAGCCACCTGTTTACAGAAATATGGGGTAGAAAATCCAGCGGTACTTGAATCAATAAAGTTGAAAAGTAGGGAGACTAGTCTAAGAAAGTATGGTGTGGCCCATTTTATCCAGAGTTCGAGGGGACGCAGAATTGTTCAAAGACCTAAGCTTCCTCAAGCAATCATCGAAAAAATTACTTCAGAAGAATTCTGGAAAGAAGAGTATTGCAACAAACAAAGAAGTATTGATCAGATTGCAGCTGAACTTGGAATCAACGCGGCAGGTGCTTCGAATTACTTCTGGAAATACTCCAATTTGGAGTTAAGAGGTTTTGCTAACCAGGGAAGTAGTGCGGAAGAAAGATCTTTCATTGACTTCATAGATTCTCTAGAATTGAAAACGATAGCAAGGTTATCTTTTCAGAAACTAGCGAAAATGGTGGGTAAGATTTCTGAATCTAGAAAAGAAATAGATGTTTATCTACCAGATTTCAAACTAGCTTTTGAATACAACGGTCTTTACTGGCATTCAGAACTCCATCAAAAACCAGAGTACCACCACGAAAAGACCCTCGAATGTGAACGGTTGGGAATTAGGTTGATTCATATCTGGTCGGATGATTGGTTACTTAAGAGAACCCTACTTGAAAAGAAAATTCGAGCTTTCGTTGGATTAGAAAAAGAAAGAGTTTTTGCTAGAAAATGTTCAATCTTAATTCCAACTTCACAGCAAAAGAAGAGTTTCTATGAGACAAATCATATCAAAGGGGATGGCGCTGGTTCGATAACCTACGCGCTTCAGAATGGGGGTGCTCTCGTTGCGATGTTAACCCTCAAATCCATGGGAAATGGGTCCTACGATCTCAATCGTTACGCAACCTCTTGCAGTGTTGTAGGTGGATTTTCTAAACTTCTCGAACACTTCAAAAGAAAGGTAAATTGGAAAAGAATTTACACCTTTGCTGATGGATGTTGGAGTCGTGGGGAATTGTATCTAAAAACTGGTTTCAGTCTTGTGGGTGAAATTCCGCCCAGTTTTCATGGTTTTGAAAATTTCAGAGACTTCAGAATCAACCGTTTGAACTACACACACGATAAGTTATCAAAGAGATTTCCACACCTTTCTGGAACGCAGAAAGAAATTATGGATCAAGCGGGAATCCTTCGAATCTGGGATTGCGGACAATTAAAATTTGAATTGGTGAAAATATGAAAATTCGTGAACTTATGAAAACCGTTTCACAAAGATATTTCAAATGGTCCCCGGATATCAATTACCGGGTGGGAATGGCTACTTCCCCGTTTTATATGGAATTTGATGAAGAATCCTTCTATCTTTGCTTCAAGTCCTCAAGAATCCTGGAAATAAAGCGGGGTGAGTGTGACAACTCCGTAGATCCTCCAGTTCACGTTCTGGTTGCAAAGTTAGAAAAAGCTGCGAAGGACTCGTTCGGAATACAGGTCTCGTTCGATCTGGGCGACCTTCGAATCTTTGAAAAGTGCCATTAATGGAACGATTGGTCAAAATCACCAACATCTCTCACCGTAGCCAGTCTGGTTCGATTGGCGCCTGGATAGCCAATAAGTTTCTGGAACCTGGAACCTGGGTGGTGGTCTCGGCCGCATCTCTCCCACCCGATTGGCAGACGATGGGAACCATCTTCTCCTTCGAGTTCCTGGATCTAGCAGATCCAGTGCCACCTTCCCCAGTAGTACCTACCATTGATCGAGAAGATCTGAGAAGTATGCTCAAAGAAGTCGTGGGGGAGCATCTGGCAACTCTGCCAAGGGAAATGCCGACACCTCAACCTACTGGACTTACAAAAGCGGATCTTCTCGAAGCACTTGGTGCACTTGTAATTAATGGGGGTACCCCTTCTTCTCAAATCTCGAAAGATAGCCCAATCGATGTTTTCGTACCAAGCATTAAAGGTGTGGAAGATATTCAGATATCCATGGAAGAATCAAAATCGAAGGTCGGGTCCTTATCAGACCTCAAGGCAAAACTGAGGAAATCCGCTCAATGATCTGCGATAAAAGATTCGAGATTCAAAAGAAGAGCCAAGAAGGTTAAAAATTCAGAGGAGTCCGTATGCCCTGTGGACTAGATTTGGGAACTGGAAATATCGTAGCTGCGAGGGTTGGTGCAGATGGGGAGAGCTTCGAGTACAAAGCTTTCCGCAATATCTTCGTACCAGTAGAGAAATCCCCCTTCGTAAAATCGATGCTCAAGAAGGTGGGTGCACCTTACGTGGAACTTGAGGGGGAAATTTCTGCTTTAGGTCAGCAGGCACTGGAGCTCGCTAGCGCTTTCAACAGTGAGCCCAAGCGACCTATGTCGCAAGGTGTTCTCAATCCCCATGAGATTAAGGCGCTGCCAATCATCCAGGCGATCATCAAAGAGTCCCTTGGGGCTCCTGCCACCAAGAAAGAAAAGGTGGTCTACTCCGTCCCAGGGGATCCAGTCGATCAGGAGTTCAATGCAGTTTACCACTCGAATGTGTTCAACAAGATCCTAACCGACATGGGTTACACTCCAGTACCACTCAATGAAGGTCTGTCGGTCATTTACAGTGAACTCCTCGAGGACAATCTTTCTGGCTTTGGTGTTTCGTGGGGCGCTGGCATGTGCAATGTCTGCTGCGCACAATTGAGTGTGGAAGCCTTCAACTTCTCCGTAGCCCGTTCCGGTGACTACATTGACAAGAACGTTTCCACCTCTCTGGGTATCTCCACGGTCAAGGCTATGCTCGCAAAGGAGGGGATCATTGATCTCCGCAAGCCCAAGGATCAGACCGAGGAAGCCATTTCGTACTACTACAAGGCGATGTTGGAGTACGTAGCCAAGCAAATCAAGGACAAACTCCTTGGCATGGCGAAGCTACCAGACTTCCAGAAGCCGCCCAAGATCGCAGTCGCAGGTGGAACCTCTCTTCCCGGCGGGTTCATCGAACTGTTCGAAGAGGCTCTCAAGGCGCAGAACCTCCCCATCAAGATTGGCAAGGTAGTTCGTGCTGAGGATCCTCTGAAGGCTATCGCGAAGGGGTGCCTGTTCGCTGCCCTGGCGCACTCAGATGAATAGATAATTTAACTTTTCTTCCTGTTCTTAAGAGCGACCAGAGAACTGGTCGCTTTTTCATAATTTCGGATTGACAATTCAAAATTCAAGGTTATTCTTTCTAGGTAGCAGATCTTTCCCCACGTAGCTCAACGGTAGAGCAGGTGCTTCTAAAACACTGTGTCGTGGTTTCGACTACCACCGTGGGGACTTTTTTAAGAGTGAAACCGCTTTGAAACACTACGAGCCAGAATTCAAGGGGATACACCCACAGGTACGCCATACGGTAGCGTCTGAAATGTAATGAATCCAACTCGAAAGGAACCACCCAATGAACGCCCTGCTGCTAACCAGAGACGCTTTCCGCGAGGCCGTGTTTGCTCGCGCCAAGGGCCGCTGTGTCTTCTGCGGGGAACCTGCTGCGGACGCCCACCACATCCTGGAACGCAGACTGTGGCCGGACGGAGGCTACTACCTCGACAACGGCGCTTCCGTTTGTGGCGATCACCACATGCGGTGCGAAACCACAGAGATCTCCACCGAGGATGTTCGTAACGCCTGCGGGATCACCAAATCTTTGCTCCCACCACATCTCTACGCGGACCAGCCTTATGACAAGTGGGGGAATCCCATCCTCCCCAATGGCCAGCGCCTCAAGGGGGAGTTGTTCCATGACGAGAGCGTTCAGAAGGTGCTCGCCATTGGCGGCGTTCTTAGCCTATTCACCCACTGGGTCAAGTATCCCAGGACCCACCATCTGCCATGGTCGGAGGGAATGAACGACGACGACCGAATGATGGATTCCACCGCAGCCCTCGCAGGGAAGCGGGTGATCGTTACCGAGAAAATGGACGGAGAAAACACGTCCCTCTACCAGGATCACATCCACGCTCGGAGCCTGGATGGGCGCAGTCACCCCAGCCGGAACTGGGTCAAGCAATTCTGGTCCCAGATCCGTATGGACATCCCGGAAGGATGGCGAGTGTGCGGCGAAAACCTCTACGCCAAGCATTCCATCGGCTACGACGGCCTTCCCAGCTACCTGCTTGGGTTCTCCATCTGGGATGACCGGAACATCTGCCTCCCCTGGGACGAGACGCTGGAATGGTTTGCCCTGTTGGGGATTACTCCTGTTCCCGTACTCTACGACGGAATCTATGACGAAAAGGCCATCCGCGCCTTGTGGGACAAGCGCAAATGGGATCGCCAGGAGGGCTATGTGGTCCGGGTGGCCGAGGCATTCCCCTTCTCTGAGTTTCGGGTCAAGGTTGGGAAGTTCGTCCGGGCCTCCCATGTCCAGACCGTGAAACACTGGATGCACGGTCAGCCCATGGAACGAAACGTCCTTACTTCTGGGAGTCAGCCATGACCATCAAGATCGTCACTGATATGTAACCATGAAGCCAAGGGTAAAATAATTTTTCCGTCAAACCTTGGCAAACGAAAGATCCGGGGTTATAATTAGTCTTTGGGTAGTACCAACCATTTTGGGTAGTACCAACCATTTGAGGGACAAGACCATGAAGTAGATTCGCGGCTCCAAAGTTTTGCCACACCACAAAAATCTGTGTTCGCAAGAACACTTCCTCCCCAACGGATCAGCTGCCCAGCAGCCTCTGTTGGGTTTTTTCTGTTCGTAAAGGAGCCTACGATGACGTAGAACCGCCCACCTTAGTGATTCTCCAAATTCGAAAACCTTTTCTCAAACTTTTCAAATTTCGGAGAATCTAATGACCACTTACAAAGAACTGATCGCAACCATCAAGGCAGAGCTCAAGCACGAAGTGGCTTGCAGGCATTGGGAACGGCGTTACGATGCCACCTTCAAGCCTTCCATTCCCGGGGAGCAACAGGAAGAACTTCGCGCCAAGCTCCTGGCAATCAAGCCCGAGAACTTCTACAGCTGCGACGATCAGAATTGGAGAGCGAAGCACATCGCTTACTGCCTTCTCCGTGGACGTACCCTCGAGCAGATCGAGCCCAACCGGAATCCCAGCCGTTCTTACTTCCACAAGCAAGCCGACCACTATTCTCAGCGCCAGCTCGCGGAATGGAAGGAAATGATTGCTGAGGACATCGCCGCTTGGGAAGAGAAGAAGCGTTTCCGTAAGGAGACTCTGGACTTCCAGCAGGGTCTGAGTACGCAGATCCTCCTCGACATGCAAGAGGGGAAGTGATGAAAGAGTGGATCTGTCTTGGTTGCCGGACGGTCTTCGAATCGTCTAAGCCAAGTCTGCACTGTGATGGGAAGGGGCTAGTCCCCTTCTCCCCTTCTCAGCACGGTCACCTCTTGATTGGAATGTCAAACTGGGTAAAGATTGCTGGAAAGGATTACCATCCCACAATCTGAAGAGGTTAGACAGCAAGCCTTTGAAGAGGATGTTAACGGAGCTGCATATCCGGTTTGTCAATCAACTTTTACAACTTGTGGAGAATTCCAATGTCTTACACCGAAACCCTTCAAGCCACGAAGAAGTTTGAACAGAAGCTCAAGGACGCCTTCTATCACTCCAAGCTCTTCAGCAACTTTAGGTTGCAGGGATTTCGAATGGAGGGTGACCATCTTATCGCGAATATTCGGGAAGTGAATCCTTGCCGTTGTTCTTACAGTTGTAACGACAACTATTACACTTTCAAGTTTCCCATGTCTGCAATCGAGGAAGCGTTCAAGAAGGATGGGGTCATTTATATGGACCCTCTCAAACCCTATCTCATCAAGAAGAACGATGAAGACGAGGAAAGCGATGACTAAGCTCTACATTCTGATCGACGAAAAACTTTCTTTCGGACAAAAGATGTCTCAAGCTGGGCACGCTATTGCTCAGTTCGTTCTAGAGTATCCGGAAGAGTGGAAGAACGAAACTCTGGTCATCCTGGACACTCCACGGTTCCTTATTAAGGATGCCATCTCTGAAGGTGCCATCGGATTTACCGATCCGTACTTTAAGATACCTCGAGCGGCAGCTTTCACAACCCCACCTTCATTCATGGCAGAAATTGAAAAGCTGCCGCTCGCTAGTTAGAGGCCAAACGGTGATTGCTGCCGAGATTAACGGGGTAGAGCGCTCCTTCGAGTAACTCTAACCCTTATCCTCTGCACGCGTAAGAGGGTTCTTATCCGTTGATCTTTTCGGCTTGTGAGCCGCGGTTCTCTCTTCCGAGGACTTGTAGCGATGGTACACGTAGCCAATGAGCGCGCTTAGCATACCGGCTATGATCGTAAGCTCCGCAGTCACTGGCTGGTTCCACTTGGCGCGGAACCACACAAGTATCAGGCACTCAACGTTCAAGCACATGCAAGTCGTGAGGGTAACCAGAGTGGCCACACTTGGACCGCCGGGACTAATGAGTTCTTTGAGGGCACGAATTGGGTGCGGAACCATCGAAAGTAGAGTTTCCACGTTTTTGGAGTGCTCTTTCTTAACTCCAACTGGTGAAGGTTTTTTAAACCAGACCATGAAAACCTCCTTCCACCTATTTTAGTAGAAGGTTGGAGGTTTTTGAACTTAGCTGTGGAACAGGTATCCGAACTTGTCCCGCAGGTTCTCAGCGTCCACCTTGAAGAAGGTGAAGGCCGCAATCCTACGACTGGACATTCCCGAGGCGTAACTCTCGAATTCCGGACTCTCCAGATCACCAGTGAGGACCCGCACCAGGGTCATCTCATTGTCAGCCAGAACCTTGTCGAGGGTATGGAAGACTTCCATTTCGTGATACTCACTTACCTCGTGGGCCAGGAAGAAGTGCTTGGACTCATCCATGTCCGGTTCACTCAGAAGAGAGAACTCGATGGTCTCGTAAGTATCGTTCTGCTTGTTGTAAGCCTGCTTCCCATGGTGCTTGGTGTAGCTCTGGGCCACGTGATGGATGACCGTATTGATGTAGGTCTTACCCATGCGAAGGGTATCAAGCTCCGGCTTGTGGGAAGTATCCAGAACTGCGCGCCAGGCTTCTCGCATCAAGTCCTGGACGATGGATTCTCTGGACTCGTAGAAGTCCACGAGGTAGCTGAAGGCCGGGGTAGCCAGTTTCTTGTTCACCTGCTTGACGAACTCAAATTCCAGAGCCTTGTAGCGGGCAACCTCATCAATGCGCTGCCCCCACCACTCAGGGCGCTGGTCCTTGGCACCGTAGAGCTGCTGTCCGGTTTCGTAATACCAGTTCAGAATCTGTTCCAGTTCGTATTCGGAAACATCCCAGAAGCTGGCAATAGAGATGAGGGTCTTCTTCGGATTGTCAATCGCTTCTTCCGCTGCACGAGATATACGGTTGAAGTTGATGCAATACATAAACTTGTTTTTGAAGTCCCGGGTCTTCTCATACCACTCGTTCCCGGTATCCGCATTGGTCTTACGGATGGTGCACTGACTGCTGTAGATCTCCTTGTGGTCCGGAGCCTGAGGCAGGTGCAGGATACGTAGAGCGATGCTGTCCATGACCAGATCGACCGCCGCCTGAGGATGGAGAAGACTCTCAGTGCTCATCTTGATGTAGTCGTGGATGTCCTGGAAGATGCTATATCGCGCCGGCTCACCCTCACGAGGTACGAATGTTATCCCCTGAGGTGTGAGTTGAGACCGGAACATCAGCAAGCGCATTAAGCACCTCTAGAAAGTGGGGCAGTAGAGAAGGTGGGGGAGCCGGGGCCTCTGGGGAACATATACTACTAATTTACCGGGTCTCGAAGAAAAATCAAGGCTCAATTTTTTGAGGAACTTTGAAAATGCAAAGTCACCCAGAAAATTGCCCTTTAGAACTTTCCTCAAATGGTAGAAAGTAATACTCTTAACGGATAGAATACCAACCACCATTTGACCCGTGGTACCTCGAATCTCCGTTATTTTACACGGGTTTCTGAAAGTGCCTAAGGTGGTGACCAGCATCGAGTCATCCTTGATGGATCTTGGACTCAATTATCCGGGCAAATAGCCCAGAGGGGGTAGAGAAATCTTTTACCGAATTTGCATCCACTTATGCGTCTGAAGACTCAAGCGAATTCCCTTTCTGGCATTTGATTTTACCAGCTCAACTGCCATCTCAGCAGTCTCCTGGATCAAAAGATTACCAGGGAATTTCGTTAGTGGACTGATGAAAATCTGGCCGCTGGTCTTGAAGAAGTAGTCTTCAATCTTGGACTGGACCTCATCCGCGGTATCCCATCCGGCTACGATTCGGATCTCCCCAGCCTTCTCGATCATCTCATCAAGGACCGGAATCCTCTTTCCACCTTTACCGAAGCGCGCAGGCTTGGGAGAAAGGCTAATGAAGTCGATGTCACCTCGGAGCTTCAAGGTCCCATTGGTCTCCATGCAAATCAGTGGGCCATTCGCAACACCGCCAAGAAGACCTGCAATGCCCCTGGCACGAACATAACCAGTGAGAGGGTGGAGACGATTAACTTCATGACGCCAGGTGACCTGATCACTGTTAAGCGCGTCCGTTAGGGGTTTGAGATCGTAGAGAGTGGGCTCACCACCAGTAATAACAATTACCTCTACCGGACCAAAGGCATTCACCTGCTCTAGAATATCTGCAACGCTCATCTGTTTCTTGGCGTTGGCATCGTCGTGAAGCGGTTCATCGCAAGGATACTCTTTCCCTTCAATTGTCACTGTGCAGGCTAAGTTGCAACCTGCAAGACGAATAAAGGTTGCGCTACGACCTGCATTAGCGCCTTCTCCCTGAATAGAGTGGAAGATTTCAGTAATTGGGTAGTTCATGGTGTGGGTCTCCTCAATTGTAACCTTCGATTTCTCACTTCTTCTTAGATTTTCGAGCCGCAGCCTTTCGGCTTTTCAGAAGGGCTTCCAGTTCCAGCTCGTGGAGATAGGTGGCCTGCATGACCGCATCTCCCGCATGCTCGGACTTGACGGATCCAACCAGTGTCTTGGTGGACTTAATTCCATAACGCTTTAAAATTCTAGTTTTCCACGAAGCCGCGGTAATAGCCTTGATCGGGATGGGGCTCGAATAGAGCATGGCTCCAATAATATGGTTCAGGCGCTCAACCCAACCCGGCATGAACGTACCTCGACCCATCCAACGTTCGATTGCGATCCGATCAACAGAATGACGAAGGCAGATCTCTTGAAGCTCCTGAACGCAGATACGAAGGAGTGCGGAATCCAGATCGTTATTCGCAAAGTACCCGGGGATGTTCTTGAGTAGTCCATGTTCAAGGACCGTTGGTACTTCTACGTAGGTGTCCTTCAGATAGGAGTATTCATCGTCAACGTCTACTACTGCGTACCCAAAGTTCACAGATCCAGGATCCAGCCCAAGAATTCTCATCAGCTCTCGATTGATTGACTATAAATTAGGAGGGCACCCAGCTTGGAGAACTTCTCTGTAAGAGCTTCTGCGGTCCGGGGATGAATGGTTTTCTTTCTCTCGTATGGTAGGTATTTCAGTACTACATCGTTCCACTTGTGAAAGGTGATCTCTGCGTAATCGTGATCTTGCATCACCACTACCCTCATGTAACCATTCTTTGAAATCTTCCAGATCTGGTCCATCACGTAAGGGTACTGGTCAGGCAGCTTTAATTTCGCAAAATTCTGTTCTCGAATATGTGATTGCTCATCGAACTTGATCCCAACCAAATCCTCTGGTTCCGGAATCTTCTGAGTTAGGGGTCTGGCCCGTTTGGCATATTTCTCCATCTTCATCATGTTTGCTCTGTAGAGATGAAATTCTTGGAGAACCTTCATCTTGCCGAGAGGGGTACCGGCCTCTTTCAACAGTGTCCCGAACTGGTCCAAGTAGTCTTGATCCATAGAACTACTCCTAAAAGAGATAACCTAGTCCACCAGGTTCGTTTAGTTTTCAAAAGAGGAGAATTCAGGGGTTTCGGTTACAATAATGGGGAGGTACACTTGGCATCTCCATTCTCATCCGTCCCAAGAAGTAACGTAGAGAGCAAAGCGACTCAGCCGGTCGAAGAGGAATCTTCCGTACTTACGCTGGTTCTTAAAGAGGTTCTGACCTGGTTCTTCAGCGTAAATGGAAAGCATCGCAACCTGTTCACTGAGCAGTCTCCATTCGCAGATGGATACGCTATCGATCCGGTCAATACCAAGCAACAGAAAATCAATATCTACAATCTCTCGACCTACGTCTTCCGCAGAGAGCCGGCCATTATTATCCAGGTTGGAAGTCCTAGGGTGATCAAGACTGGTTTGGGTATCGCAGTTGAGCACTCCGTCGCGGGTAATCAGTCGAACTGCTTGCAGAAGAGGAACATTGGAAAGTACTCCGTTACCCTCACGGCAGAGACCTCGCAGGAGCAGTCGACCAACAAGCTCGCGAAACTGTTGAATGAGATTTTCCTCCAACATCTCCCAGAGTATTACCAGAACGTGATCTACGGAGATGCGAGCAACAGCCAAATCATTCTCCCACAAGAATACACCCAATCAGAAGTCCTTTCAAGGGACTTCCAGCAGGATTCGAACGTTGAACGTGCTTATCGGTACACCCTCAGCTTTGAGGTTGAGTACGAGTCCATCAGATTCATCCCAGGTTACGAGAAGCTCCAGATCTCCAACACCCCAGGTAAGATGATCTTGGCCCACGATCTTCCAATGGTAGTTCACATGGGTCAGAACTACATCATCACGATCAAGACGAATCTTCTGGGCGTGAAGCTATACAGTTCCAGACCAGAGATTTTCCAGATTCTTCAGTTGTCAGGTCCTCATGGTGAGGGAGACGGGGATAGAATCTATCAAGGGAAGGCTCTTCGAATTGGAGCCTTCTCCTTGAAACTACAAGATCAGCATCTCAAGAACGTAAAGCAGTCGGACCACAAAGTAGACTTCTAGGGATAACCGATGCAAGCAGTCAGACTCACCAACACCCAGATTCTAACTGACCGAGTCTTCCACGAGGGCAACCTCTACCCGGAAGACTTGAACACTGTTCAGGATATCTATAAATCGAAGTTCGACAAGATCTTCGAAGCCTGCATCACCCCAGGAATCTTCTCGACCACAAATCCAGTTTCAAATGCTGGTCCCTTGTCCGTTTCCCTTTCGGATTCCACCACGTTCCAGATCGAACCTGGCAAAGCAATCTTCCGTAGTGGTTACGTTTTCGAATTGCTTACCGCTACACAGATCGCTTTCGCTGTGAATGTGGATGAGCTGGATCTCTCCTACGTTCTGGTAGTGAGAATGATTCCGAACGTTACGATGGAAACCCGCTACAATGTGGCAACAGAAATTGTAGAGCCGATTGAGTTGGGGATGGCTTTCGAGATCCAGCTTCTGGCAATGAACGAATACCAGTTCCTTTCCAACACAGATCTGGATTACACCATCGTACTGGGTGAGTTCACAAAGCAGACCGACATCACTCCATCATACATCGAATCCACTTCTCCGATTACTACGAGGCCTTGGTTCACCTGGGAAGATGTAACCCATCGATCCCTCTTAGGAACTGGAAGAGCCAGCACGAACAACCCACACGGAATGAGTATGATGGACCTGGAAACCCTTCCGGGCCTTTCGTACTGGACCCAGAATGGTCTCGTGGGTGTTGTTTCGACCTACCAGAACTCAAACCACTACGGGGATCTGGTGGAGATTTCCATTCCACCTCTTTCCATCGATACGAACGTAGGTGGGAATGCCCCGGCAACCTTCACAATCACGAATGGTGCTGCCCACGTACTGAGCGTTAGAGAAGGATCTGGAACCTTCCATAACTTCAAGTACGATCGAATCAATCGCGTAGTGACCGTTTACTCCAACGCGATCATCGCAGAACCCCTCACCGTCAAGTGCCTGGTCATTCATGCCGGAACCGTTACACTCCAGCAGGGGAACGAGTTCATCCTCCAGATTGAGGGTGCCATCGACTTTGAGTACTTCGTGACGGATTCTGGTGTTCTTCCTAGCTTTCAGTCCCAGGAATTCAACACTCAGGCACTCTCCGGGGTATCGAATCGGTACGACATGTACTCCGATACCTACGGAGTCCTGGTCCTGGATCCGATCCCAGTCTTCCAGACCAACTTCTACAAGCTCAGCAACAATGCGTTCAGTGAGGTCTTCCTTCCTCAGACTGGCACCTTGAATCTTGCGCTTGGAAACTTCGTAGTACCAGCCTCCATGTCCGTGGTCCTCAAGATCGAGGGCAAGAATGGAACTGAGACCGTTACGGAGAACCTGACCGTCATAAACACCGGTACAGGTGCCAACTTTACCGTTCCGGTCACAACGGATCTCAAGGCTCTACAGACTACCCGTTACCCTGGGCAGTGGGTACCAACTGTCAAGTCCTACACCTCGATAACGAAGATCTCAATCGACTCTTCCTCTTCGAACATGCCAACGGATACCACAATTCTGATGACCCAGAGTCTTGCGAACAAGGCAAATCTCATTCAGCTGGCAACCATCCTGGTAACCAACCGCGGCACAACGAGCAAGGTGTACGATACCAGAATTCAGAAAATCGGGGTTCAGAAAGTTTCAAAGGATCTGTTCTACGAAGACTTTACGAACCCTGTATCCTTCAATCCAGAGACTTCAACGTTCACTGTACTCGAAGGCATCTACAGCAGTATCTATCAGTCGAGACCAATCTACTTCCTGAAGGGTTCCTACCTGATGGAAGTAAACTTCAACACTCTGGACTCCACCAATCCACCAGATGTTTCAATCTCTCAGTACGATAGCGCTGGGACCCTGACCCTTACACCACTCACATTCGACAACAACTATTCGAAGATGCTCTATCGGTTCGAGGTTCCAAACAACAAGTACCAGTTCCTCCAGATTTCCAGCCCACCGGATTCCGGAAACCGTCTTGCTTCCGTCGCAATCAACTTCATGACCGATACCCCACTACCAGCACCCCCACCATCTGGTAGCGTTCCCCTTCCACTTACGATCGGACCGGAAGAGGTTACCTACCCACTGAACGTGGACTTCTTCAACTTCAACCTTTCAGTCTCTGGCGGTATGGGACCCTACACTTACACCCTGCTAAACTCTGACATCACAAACGCGGTACTGAATGGAGAGATCATCTCGGTTCCAAGCGTTCCAGCTTCCGGCCTCAACGGTATAGTAGAGGTTCGAGTAGTGGATAGCAGTCTTCCGATGAGTCAGTCTGCTACACGCATCATTCCCGTAACGATTCCCGCGAAGGCAGGCGGATCTGGTAGTGGTAGCTTACTGACAACCACCTTCGTTGCCCCATCTTACACCAGCACCGCAACCTTCAATCTCCAGCCGACCGGTGGAACTTCTCCGTACTCGATTGCAGTTCTGAGTGGTGGCACAATTCCGTATAGCGATTGTGCGATGAACACCTACCAGTTGGTGATATCGAACATCCACAACACAGGGCTTCAGGGAACCGTTAATGTCAAGGTGACGGACTTCAATGGTCTGTCGAACATCTACCTGCTAGACATCACAGTTCCAGCAGCAAATTACACCATCGGAATTACCCCACTCTATGTTTCAAGCCCTGTGTGGTCCTCAACGTTCTCCTTCCTTCTCAATGGGGTGAACGGGGTGGGAACCTACACCTACACAACCATGCCCGGTGGACTTGCCTCCAACGCAGTCAATACCGGAAACTCTTTCACAATCCATGACATTCCAACAAGCGGCTTGAATGGCCTGCTCCACGTATTCGTTGCAGATAGCAATGGCGTTAGCTCGGAAATTCCAATCTCCATTGTGATCCCGCCAGTGCAGAACCTCCTGATCCTACCTCCAGCAGACATGGTAGCCGCCTATCCCAACACCCCAGGCGCTCACGTTCTGACCGACATTGGACCCTTTGAGATTCTGGGTGGTACTGGACCCTACACAATCGATGTCATGCTCACCGGAATTGCGGACCTGCCAGTTCCGACGATTGTATACGATTCCAACGTTTCCATGAACTCCTTCACCATTGGTGGAACCGTTACCAGTGGCGGAACTTACAACATCAAGCTCCAGATCACCTCGCAAGAGAACTTCGTGAAGATCTCGACCTTCACCATCGTAGCGAATCCCGTGTAGCTCAAATTCAACAAAAGAGTGATTTTCTCCCAGAATATTAAAAGAGGTGGCTCATGCGAGTGAAACTTTGGACATCGGTCGAGGGCGGAGCAGTCAAGGCCAATGTCGAGATCAACAACTTCTCGTCCAGTGAAAAGGTACAGGCTACCAAGTACGGTTCCATGACCGTCAACTTTGGTGGCGCTTTTGCTGCCGATGCTGGCGGTGGCGCCCCGGCTTGCAACTTCAGCCTAGAACCCATCAATCTCGTGATCGATCCTTCCAACTCGACCGAGGTTACCTATATGAGAGTGTTCAAGGTAACCGCGGAAACCCCGGATCCCGCTCTTGCCGCCAAGACATTCTGCGATGTAAATCTGGTCAAGCTGACAGAAGCGGTTTCCCAGTGGAAGGGCTTGTCGGACATGTACGCCACCAACTACGACACGGTGCTGTAATGAAGTTTCGGATCAAGGCTGGTTCGGACAAATCCGAGGTTCGCAAGGTTCTTTCCTACATCCGGAAAGAGATCAAGCGTATCGAGAGTTCGGAAGAGACTCCAGCCAATGGAAAGCGACTGGAGCATCTCTATGATGTGCAGTCCGATCTGGAAATTGATCTTCATTCTTCCACCCCATCCAGAGCCCTATCGGATCGGGTTCATCAGTGGCTGAGTGACTTTCTCTCAGAAATCGAATCCACCAAGATCGCTGCCATCCGACTGGATCAAAGAGCAATCCAACTCAACTTCAAGTTGAAGGAGTGCATGACTCTGGCCCAGCAGGTAACCGGGGATCCCAAGGTAGTAGACAGTCTTCGGAAAGCCCTTTCTAGCGCCGCCATCAATTCTAAACTTCTCCTAGAAGAGTAACATGCAAAAGCGCTTCATTGGTTTTCAAGACGATTTAACGCAGGAAAACCTTCTCTTTATGGTGAAGGCGAACTCCGAGCCTGGGGTTAAGTACGGGCTCACTACTTATCTGAATACCACAGACATGACCTTGACCATCGCTCCAGGCTACATGATCCTGCCAGATGGAATGGTCATCGGTGAGACAGAACCAGTCAAGATCCAGCTCGTAGAACCTGGAACTGGAGATTACTGGGCAACCCTGATCGCTACCCGGCTGATTGAGCCTGGGATGATGAACGACGAGGTTAGATACGAAGTTGTTCAGAACAAGGTTGCCGCGGATGCACTAACGAACATCACCAATCTGGTTCGCATGCCTCTTGCGTGGATTCAGAAGGTCGGTAACATCTTCACAGTAGTGGACTTGGGTCAGAGGTCCCTAGACGCTCCAGAAATCTTGGTACCACCTTTCCCACAGATCTATACTCCCATCGTGGATCTCAGCTACACTGATGGGATTCTATTCCGTAACTTCAAGAATACGGACAGCGCCTTCTACCTGAAAATTCCAGAGAACAAAGATCGTTACATCTCAAGCATTCGAATCACTGCACGTGGGGATGCGCCAGCGGTTCTGAGCGTAGAAGCTCTCAAGACCTTTGAGAATGGAAATTCAACAACCATCAAGACCAACATGAGCTTCTCCGCAACAAGTTACACAACCCAAACACTGGTGTATCCCTTCAGGGCTTACTCTTTCAGTGACATCCTCAAATTACAAGTCTCCGGAGTTCCAGCAGTAAACATCTCCGAGATTGCTATCGACCGGACCAGGCTCTTCTGATGTACACAATCATAAAGTTCATTGAGAACAACAAGTACGATTCGACTAATCCAAACTCCTTTCCGTTGATTTCTCGGACTCTTGGTAAGGTAGTTCTCCCGGATCGTAACAGTAAGGTACTGGACCCCAAGTCCCACAACAACACCTTCTGGGCGGTAAGGCTCCTCGCAGAGACCTACACCATTCACAAGGGAGTGATCGTATGTGAGCCAATGTTCCAGGTGATGACTACCTCCCTTCTACCCGGGATGTTCACCACTGAGATCAAGGGGCACTGGGTCCACCTGAATCTGAAATCTGGTACACCCCTGAAACCTTACGCAGTGCCCAAGTCCATCAAGATGAAGTTCTTGGGTGACAAGGAAAAAGGCTATTCTGTAGTTGCAATCCCTTACTCTGAAGAGCAGATTCTACAGCTTCAAGAGGAAAGCAAGTGAGAGGAGAAGGTATGAAACTGAAGATTGTTGCGAAAACAAGCGAGCATCTACGATATCAAAATAAGAATTTTGTCATCGGAGATTCAATCCGTATCTTCACTAAAGGTGGAACTCAACAAGATGTAACGATAGAAACTATCGAAGTGTTTACTCAAGTCCGTAGTCCTAGAGAGAGCTCGTCACCCAATCAATATATGAGCTTAGTAACATTCAAAGAAGGCATTACTGCTATCCTATTTGGGAATCAAGTTTTCTTACAATAATGACTCCAAGAGGAGAGCAAGTGAAGTTCAAGATTGTGGCAGCTGATCGTCCTAAGTCCCTCACCTTTGGGACCATCAAAGATATTCTGTCCCACTGCCCCATGCCAATCGAGATGCATCTGCCACCTAAGATCGAGAAACTGAACTTTGGACTGGGAACGCAGACAACGGTTGAGATTGAGTATCTACGTCCGGTGACGACCTCGGCCCATCTTGAGGGTGGGAAGTTCGTGATCTTCTTTGATACGAATGAGGACCCTGCTGTCCTGGATTACTTCAAGAATCTGGGTTGGGAAGTGGATTCGCATCGAGATGGTTACACCATCAAATCTCCAACGGTGCAGTGATGAAGCTGCGGATTGTAGCTGGTTTCCGAACTCAGTCTGGGAACCGTGTACATCTTGACTTCGATAAGCTTTACGGCAAGGCATTCAAGGTCACCGATGCGGAGGGGGACTCCAGTCGGGAAGGTTTCAGCATTGTAACGCCGGAGAATGGTAAAGCCTGGACTGAGTGGAAAGAAAAACCAGAATTCAAGGAAGTGGTACGTAAACGCCTCAACGATCCAGAATTTCTATACGATTACAAGTATGATCAAATAGTTCGATCCATTGGTAAAACCGCTGGTTTCCGAACTCAGTCTAGTGCCATAGACAAGCTCATCACCGATCTGAACAGCTACGATCTATGGTCAAAATCAAACGAAGTGATTGGCATTACAGATCCGCACTACGAGAAGATGTACAATGAATTTGACTCCTTCTTGAAAACCCTAAGAACACCATCAGATCGTGATCATGGAATTGATGCGATGCGTGAGTGGGGCAAAGGGGATCTTCAGAAGACCATCCAACATCTTCGTAAAATCGAGAACGTGTAAATACGGTTATCTAATCTGGAGGCCACATGCTTCAGCAGATTAGCTTAGCTCTCAAGGAATACGAAGGCCAGGGATACCCAGTCTCCCATGTCTATATCTCCGACAAGTACCTCACTCACTTCGAAGAGCACCTGAAGAAGTCGAAGGATGTGGATGGTAACCGGATCGTTTCCATTGTTCTCAATGGACGGAAGTACGCGGTCAAGGCACCTGCTGGACAGACCTTCGGGAATGTTCAGGTCCTGACTGGTGGCGCCCCTCTTGATGGCGTCTTCGCAATCGGACCTGATGGTGGAGAGCATTCTCTGCTGAAGGACGAGAACTATTTCCGTCGGTAAAAGTTGAGGTAAAGATTTCCCTTGCATTTTTCAAAAAGACGGTTATACTTTTTAAGAAGAGGTAATCCATGTTCGTATGTCTACCACAAGGAAGATTAACAAAAGGGTCTCCCGGGTCCTGGTAAAGGCATTCTGATCTTTCCCACGGACCTCGGCAAAACCGGGGTTTAATTTTGTGGGACCGCAATTTTTCAGCCTTGACAATTTTTACCCTCAACCCTATCCTTTATGAGTTGAGTTTGACTTCGGTCAAGTAACAGATCTCTGACAACCGAATAATGCATTTACCATCCAAACGATGCTTCAGGGCATCCTTTGAGGGTTCTGGTGGCTTTCCTAAAGTCACCAACCATTGGGGTGTAGGCTAGCGGTAAACCAGGAGTCTTTGACGCTCCCCTCGTAGGTTCGAATCCTACCACCCTAACCAAAGGTAACTGCCTGAACGGTCATGAAAAGCGGCCCAAGAGCGAAAAGCGCATCAGGTGTTAGACCCCGGTTCCCACTGACTGAGGGGACCTCCAGCGCCCCGCGAAAGCGGTGAATACCTCCGGCATCCCAGCGGAGCAGCGCAACTGGGTGACTCGGGGTCGGGTTCCAGTCAACTCCACTAAAACCGAGTCCTCCCGGCTATTAGCGCAGCCTGGTAGCGCGTCGCGTTTGGGTCGCGAAGGTCGAGTGTTCGAATCACTCATAGCCGACCATTACGAGTATCACCTCCAAGTGCAGGATCTCCGCAATGAGTGGAGAATGGAGCTTTGCGAACTCCTACTCGTACCTTTCTGTAACACAAGATCGTCCCGTGCAAATTCCCCTCGGGATGTCTGGAGCCCTGACTCCACAGAACTAGCGGTGAGCCCGGCACAGACCGGTCGCTGCCAACAGGGACGAAAAGGACCTACTCCTCGTGGAGGTTGGGAATGAACGATCCACGGCAATAGGACCGACAGGTAGGTTGGGGTGCGGTGGCCACCAATCCCCAACCAAATATCTTCAAGAAATCGGGTGGGACTTCCCTAGGACGTTACACGACCTGGAGGGTGAAATAACACCGAACCCGATCCTTCCACTTTTCCAAAAGGAGCAACGATGAGGTACGCAGACACGTAAGACCTTCCAACAACTTGTTGGAAGGAGGTGCCCCATGGCACAATCAAGCAAGCACGCAGAGAGCGTGCGTAGGATGACCGTCTCGCAGTTGCAGGCGGTGGTTCAGTCAGGATCCCTTCTGGCCGCGGCAGCGAAGTTCGAGCTGCTCCGGAGAAAGGAGGGAGTGAAGTAGTTCTTTGGTGCACTTCGGTGCCAGTTGGTCGTCATCCCGATGAGGTGCCGGTCAACTTGCTCAGTAGCAGAGGATCGGGCTACCACCAATCAGTTCCCTGCAAGCCCCGTGGTGCACTTCGGTGCCAGTTGGTCGTCATCCCGATGAGGTGCCGGTCAACTTGCTCAGTAGCAGAGGATCGGGCTACCACCAATCAGTTCCCTGCAAGCCCCGTGGAGTTCTAGACCCACATCCGGGCTTGTTGACGCTAGTGCACTAGCTGGAAAGGACCAAGGTAGCTCAGCCGGTCAGAGCGCCCAGCACGTCTGGGGAGGACAGTGGTTCGAACCCACTCTTTGGTCTGAATCTTGGGCATGCTGGTCTGACCGTGGGGTCCAGCATGGGTTAACGGTAGGCGGCTCCGAATGGGTCATTGCCTCCTATCCCCATCAAACGGGTCCAAAGCTTTAAGGTGAAGCATCGCCCTTTTAAGGCGAGGAAGAGGGTTCGATACCCTCTGGACCTACAATTCCCAGGTCTAAGCAACTTGGGGAACCTTTCGGTGGAAGGTGAACCGGTGCTAAGGTGTGAATCGTTAGTAGGTGCAAACCAAATGTAACGATCTCTCAGGATTGGTCCTACAAGCCAATCCAACTCTTGGGGGTGCCAGGTTTCGACGGATGGCTAATCCGGAGTGTAGTGCAGGCGGAGGTGGGCTGGCCTCCTAAAAAGCCCAACAAACACAACTGCCGAAAACGATCGTTTTCTCCAGGCTGCGTAAGCAGCAACCTCTAGGTGATCGTTTAGTAGCCTAGTTGCATCAGATCCGAGGGTGGATTCGTCCTGCTGAGGTGAAGAGATAAACTGGATTGGAAGAGTGTTCCTGGCTTCCAGTTGAGACAAAGGAACAAGTCCTCGATTGGAGTTGTTCGATCCTCCACAGAGGTCACTAGATTCGAACTAAGCCTGTGAATGAATTACCTTCTGAAGCTTTTCGGACGGGGATTCGATTTCCCCCACCTCCACCAATAAAAGTCCTCTTGACATAAACCAAGCTACCTAGAGTGTTAGGCTTGGGGATACGTAGTAGCGAATGTCATCACGTTGCCACAAATTTTCCTTCTACCTTGAAATCTGGATGAAATTTTCCAGGTTTCTCCAAAGCGGGTGTAGCCTAGTGGTTAAGGCATCAGCCTTCCAAGCTGACGTGACGAAAGTCCATCGTGGGTTCAAGTCCCATCTCCCGCTCCAACTGCCCCAAGCAGTATTTTAAACCGATTATCTTGGGTAAATCGGAGGTTGTGTTAGGTGTGGCCGTAAGACCCGGTGGCATGTTGATCCATCGATAGGTGGGAAGTGTCGTAGCGAGCCCTAACTTTTGCGCCCGTGGCGGAACTGGTAGACGCCACAGACTTATGATTTGAGCACCTGGGTCGGAAACCTCCAGCGTGAATCCCATCAAATTCGGGGAAACTCCTTAGGACAATCCCGAGCCAAGCCTAGAAATAGGAAGGTGTAGAGACTAGACGGTGGGGGCCTAAGTCCTCGGATAAGGTCAAGGGATAGTCCAGCCTACAACGGAAACGGTCATGGCAACATGAAGTAGGATGAAAATCTGTTGTTCGTAAGAGCGTGCCGGTTCGATTCCGGCCGGGCGCACCAATCCTTAAAATTCTCTTCTATGTCCAAACTGTCATAGCCAAACTGAAACGTACCGAGGAAGAAACATCAACTGCAAGACAAAAGTAACAGATGAGCAAATTTCAGAAGCGTCTAAAACTTGCAAAAACATTCGTCAAATCCTACTACAAGTTGGATTGACTCCAAAGGGTGGAAACTATGAAAGGGTCCGCCACGTACTCAATGGCTCAGTAACCGAATTGGTATAGGTACCAGATTCAAAATCTGGGTTCTGTGGGTTCGACTCCCACCTGGGCTACCATTCAAGATGCAAGACCTAGGCTCGGGAAGCTGGTGTGGACTGGCGCGAGATTGCAACCCTCGTCCGAAAGGTTAGGAGTTCGACTCTCCACCGGGCCTCCATTCGCTCCCATAGCTGAGGGGATTTAGCAAGAGCCTTCTAAGCTCTAGACGTTGGTTCGATTCCAACTGGGAGTACCAACAAAGTAGGTTAAAGATTAAGTTGTTTGACAGCACGGGCCTGTAGTTCAGCGGGAGAACGCTGCCTTTGCAAGGCAGATGTCGGGGGTTCAATTCCCTCCAGGTCCACCAGCATTTACCGGTACACAGCCAGAAACCGGTCTGGAACAGAAGGACGAGCCCCACGCCTACCGCGTGTGAGGGTGGAGAGATACTTGGACGGTCATTCAAGCCTCTTCTTGCTTCTGAAGGTCGTGGTGCCCGACACAGCACCTACTCCCGCAATCTCCAGGATAGTGAAAGACTTCCCTCTAAAGGTTGTTGGAAACTGTCAAAGTTACAAAAGGATCCACGCGCTACACGAAGATGCTCTGCAACTTCGGAGACGATCTTAGGATTGTCACTTCGCCGCAAAGTCTTGGACGCTAGGGAGTGAGGCGTGAACTCCCGAATATCTTAAAGATCGGACTGGCCGTCAGGCGTCCGAAGGGGACCTGCAACCACGCGGGTGGTGGGTCCCCGAACTAGATCGACCACTGTGGACTTCGGTTCACTGTTACCCCTCGAGGGCGGTGGTTGAAGGGGAGTTGGAGTTGTCATCCGGCCGGGACTCCAGTTCCCCGAACAAGATCAGTTGTGCGCACCGGTCAAGGGGGCCGGATCTTAATCCAGGATCAGGCCCTAACTCGGTAGACCTGGTGGTGAGGGTGGGGCAGCAATGCTAGTCCCCAGCAGGCGGCAATTGTAGGGGATCTCCTAGGTGGCGCCGCTGAAGAATCCCCGACCTTAGCCCTGTAGCTCAGAGGTAGAGCAATCGCCTTACACGCGGTAGGTCGAGATTTCAAAATTCTCCGGGGCTACCAATCCTTTCAGATACTCAAGTGTAATTTGCTTCTTGGTTAGAATTCGAATTACAACTGCGTTCTGCCAACTTACTAGGGAAATTTTCCCTACATCAATTCGAGCTAGATAGTCGTTCTTCGGATCCAGATAGAGATTGAAATCCGTTAAAAAGAAATCTGGGTGGTATAGGTGCTGCTTGCCCTCCAAATACCAACTCAATGGTTTGGGTCTAATCCAACGAATTCCAAGCTGATTCAAAAGTTCCGAAACCTCCAATTCGTAAGTCGAGTCAAGAAGAACCTTCTTTCCAAAACTGTCAAGGACTTCGGATCTCTTAGATCTACCGCATCCAAAATACCTTCGGCCTAGCGATATATGCACCCACCTTTGAGTGGCAGTCGGATGGCCCTTCAAGTTTCAGTCCGACACCTTTGCCTGCATAGCTCAGTTGGTAGAGCACCTGCTTTGTAATCAGGAGGTCATCGGTTCGAACCCGGTTGTGGGCTCCAATTCTTGACGGCTCTTCGTATCGTTAAGTCATTTCCGAGAACGGGTACCACCTATCGGATTCAAGTGGCTTAGCCCCAGAGAACCGTAAAGGTCGACCGTAGTTAAGGCTGGTGCGCACTGGTCTTAATGGGGAGGGAAAACCGACCAGTGGTGAATCCGCCTAATTCATCAACCAATGCGAGCGTGGCGGAACTGATATCCGCGTGTGGTAAGGTTCAAACCCGGTTGCGGGTTCCACAATAGTAAGGACAGAAGATCAAATGCCCCTTTAGACGAATTGGTCCAGTCAATAGGTTTAGGTCCTATGCTTTCGAGCGTCTCGGTTCGAGTCCGAGAAGGGGTACCATTCCGAAATCCATCTTTCCTCAAGTCAAACCAATATACCAATACCCCTGTAGCTCAGCGGCAGAGCAGATGGCTCATAATCTTCAGGTCGTGGGTTCGAACCCCACCGGGGGCACCATTTCCAGAACCGAGGTAAATGCTATGACAAACGAGGTAAACTACATACCCGTTCCAAACGATCCGCTCAAAGGTTTCTCTGAAACTGTTGAAACGATCCACATGACTGCACAAGATCAGATGTGCTTCGCTGAAGCACTCCAGAACCCACCACCGATGGCACCAGCACTTGAACGTGCGTTTGCCAGACGGAAACAACTCTTAGGAGAATGATATGCACTACAACTACAGCAGCGGAGGGGTGAGCCATTCAGATAGCTAGTGATGCTATCTAGGAGGTTCACATGGCCAAGGCCAGACTCAAGGTCGAACGTTTCGACCGTATCAACCGCAACAACCTTCGCGTGAAGGACCGTAATCTCCGGACTCGTACTGGCGCTTACAAGAGCCCCAACCGCGTGAAGGCGCACCGTAGCAAGTAAGTAACTGTCGCTGGCAGTGACAGAAACCACCCTAATCGATATGACCAGATTCAGTTCTGGCATGGTGGGGAAGATCAGTCGATCAAGGGGTCCTTCGGGACCCCTTTTTTCATGTTAATCGGTAAAAGAATCAACGTAGAACTTCTCCTGTAGAATTAAACCAAAGGGGAGTTCTACATGAAACTCGTTGCCCCACTACGTGGACCCAAGTACCTCCAACTCGGCCCTAAATTTCCAGATCTGTCCAGCTATCCAAATGAGTCTCTCTTTTCCTTTGGACCTGGTGGGGACCTTTATTACAAGAATGGATCTGGAAGTGCCGTCGCTGTTATCGGTGGGATTCCAGTTCTCACCTACACTGGGGATGTTACGGGTTCTGGATCCTCCAGCGTGGCTCTTACCCTTTCAGCATCTGGGGTAACCGCTGGTACGTATAAGTCTGTAACTGTGGATAGTAAAGGTCGGGTAACCGGTGGAACCAATCCCACTACACTCGCAGGGTATGGAATCACAGACGCAGCGGCACTCACCCACACCCACATCCTTGAGAACCTTTCGAATGTGAATGTGGGTACTAAGGGCAATACAGATGTGCTTCAGTGGACTGGTCTGGCGTGGGTCAATACCCCAGCAGCATCGATCGTAGGTTCCAAAGTAGATTCCTTCAATACCCGTTCCGGTGCTGTGACCCTTCTGTCAACTGATGTCACTAACGCACTGGGCTTCACTCCTTACAATAGCACCAACCCCAGTGGCTACATCACAGGTAATCAGACTATCACTGTAACAGGAGACGTTACTGGATCAGGTACAACTGCAATCACTCTCTCGCTTCCAAACGTAGTAACCGCCGGAACCTACAAGTCCGTAACTGTTGATACAAAGGGAAGAGTAACAGCAGGAACCAATCCAACTTCCCTGTCCGGTTACGGAATCACGGACGCACAACCGCTAGATGCGGATCTCACTTCGATTGCAGCTCTAGCAGGTACTTCCGGTCTTTTGAAAAAGACTGCCGTCGATACATGGTCCTTAGACACAACGGTCTACGTAACTGGTGTGACAGCAACCGCGCCGGTAGATTCAAGCGGCGGTTCGGCTCCAGTCATTTCCATGGCCGCGGCAACCGCTTCGGTCAATGGCTATATGACTTCCACCTACGCTGCGAAGCTGGATGGTATCGCAGCGGGTGCAAATAACTATACCCTGCCAGTTGCTTCTGCAACAGTTCTGGGTGGGGTAAAGCAGGGAACAAACATTTCAATCGATGCAAGTGGAGTTATCAGCACTCCAACGATTACTGCTGCTAGCGTGGGTCTGGGGAATGTGGATGACACCTCGGACCTGAACAAGCCAATTTCAACTGCCACCCAGACAGCACTAAATCTGAAGGCGAATCTTAATTCTCCGGTACTTGTTACACCAAACCTGGGCAATGCAATAGCTGCTTCAATCAATGGACTGGCTTTCAATTCCCTCGCGAATGGCTTCTCCATCGGTGGTGGTACTGCTTCTGCAACGCTGACAGTTCCTGCAAGTGGATCCGTATCTGGAACGAACACTGGTGATCAGACCATCACGCTGACAGGTGGAGTTACCGGTTCTGGAACTGGTACGTTCGCAGCAACCGTAGTGACCAACGCAAACCTGACTGGCATGGTGACCTCGGTTGGAAACGCTACGACGGTGGTGACCAACGCCAATCTGACCGGGGATGTTACCTCGGTTGGAAACGCTACGACGGTGGTGACCAACGCCAATCTGACCGGGGATGTTACCTCGGTCGGTAATGCAACAACCATCGGAACCAACAAAGTTATTCTCAGCAACCTCGCACAGATAGCATCTGGAACCTTCCTCGCAAGAACTACTGCGGGAACTGGGAACGTTGAAGCACTTTCTGCCGCTCAGGTTGCAGCACTGTTGCCGGTCTTTGGAACTTCAAAGGGCTTGGTACCTGGGGTTGTTTCCAACACCACAGACTTCCTCCGCGCAGATGGTACGTTCGCAACCCCACCAAACTCCGGTGGCACAGTTACATCCGTCACAGCTACATCCCCAGTACAATCGACAGGTGGCAATACCCCAGTCATTTCGATGCCCGCGGCAACAGAACTTGTTGCCGGTTACCTTCTCTCAGCAGATTGGACGACTTTCAATGCGAAGGCGCCTACAGATAGCCCTTATTTCTCTGGTATCGTTCACACTGGCGCCCTGGACGCTTACGTAAACACTGGAACCCTAGATCTAGGCACCAACTGGGCCTCGATCGTAAATCTCGGTACGGCAGCAACCACGCAGACAGTGAACATTGGAACCGGAGCAGGAGTCACCACCATTAATATTGGTGGCGCTGGCGACACAGTTAACATCTCCGGTACCCTGGTTTACAACAACGTAACAAATATGACCGTGACCGATAAGCTCATCACGCTCAACAAAGGTGGTGCGGCAGCTTCGGGGGACTCTGCTGGTATTGAGATCGAAGAGGGTGGATCCATCACTGGGTACGCCAAGATCGGGAATACCCGGTCTTCCTGGAGTTTCCTTGCTCCAGGGAAGCTCGGCACCATCCTCCTGACGCCCAGCGCAACCGCCTTCAGCTCTGAAGTAATCTCTACCGCAACCGCCGCAAGACAGTTCACCCTCCCGGATGCAAGTGGCACCTTCGCAATGGTTTCTGACCTGACTGCGAAGGAGCCTACGATTACCGGTGGCACTTCTGCTCAGTACTGGAATGGCTTGAAGGCTTGGACAGACTTCAACACCAGCGTGCGTGGAGCAACTCTTACCGGATTGGTAGCAGGTGCTAATACCCCCATCGCAGCAACGGATTCAGTACTCACTGCGTTCCAGAACGTTCAAGCCCAGCTGAACAACAAACAGGTAAGTGGTAGCTACCAGGCACTGGATGGAGACCTCACCGCCATCGCGAACCTCGCAGGAACCTCCGGCTTCCTGAAGAAAACCGCGGCAGATACCTGGGCATTGGATACCACAACATATTCCACAACGAATGGAACTGTCACCACCCTATCCGTTGTTTCCGCGAATGGGTTCGGCGGCTCCGTTGCCAACGCGGGTACCACTCCAGCGATTACCCTTACAACTTCCATCTCTGGAATGCTCAAGGGTAGTGGTTCTGCCTTGGTTGCCGCAACTGCTGGGGTTGACTACTCCGCAGGCACCTCGGCCCTGGGAACTGGTATCCTAAAGAGCACTACCACGACTGGCGCTCTTACAATTGCAGTCGCAGCTGACTTCCCGATCCTGAACCAGAGCACAACGGGTAACGCAGCAACGGTCACCAATGGAGTCTACACTACCTCAACGAACGTGGTCACGAATGCCATGTCCGCTCAGATGGCAGCAAATACTCTCAAGGGTAATAACACTGGTCTGACTGCTAACGCAGCGGATCTGACCGTTGCCCAGATCAAGACCCTCTTGGCCTACGTTCCTAGTGACATCGGAGCGCCCACAACAACCGGTACTGGTGCATCCGGTAACTGGGGAATCAGCATCACCGGATCCGCTGCGAGTGCCACAAACGCTACGAACGTGGGTGTTACGAACGATACGACCACGGCAACAGCCTTCAGCCTTGTTATGGTGGATGGTTCTACTGGTAACCTTGCTCCTAAAGTATCGGCTTCGAGATTGTACTTCTACCCTGCAACTGGCACACTGGTAGCTTTGGCCTTCAGCGGTTCCGGCGCTAGCTTAACGAACATTCCCAATGGGGCACTGACCAACTCCTCTGTGACCGTGGGTTCCACCGCGATTGCTTTGGGTGCAACTTCTACCACCCTTGCAGGTCTGACAAGTGTAACCTCCACCACCTTCGTGGGTGCCCTGACTGGCAATGCAACAACGGCTACAACTGCAACCAACATCACTGGTGGCGCTGCAGGATCCATTCCTTACCAGACTGGTTCTGGTGCCACAACCATGCTGGCAACTGGATCCGGGGTCCTTGTAGGTGGCGCAACCCCATCCTACTCCACAGCACCTACTCTGACCGGTACCAACTTCACCGGCATTCCAGAATCTGGTGTTTCGAACCTCGTGACGGATCTTGCTGCGAAGGCCGCGGTAGGTCAAACCTTCTATCTAGGTACCACGCAGATTGCAATCAATCGGGTTTCTGGTTCGATTGCTCTTACTGGTATCACCAGCATCGATGGCAATGCCGCAACAGTTACGACTAACGCCAACCTGACTGGCATGGTGACCTCAGTTGGAAACGCTACAACTGTAGTGACCAACGCCAACCTGACTGGAGATGTTACCTCGGTCGGGAACGCCACAACCCTGGCCGCTACAACAGTCACTGGTAAGGTTCTAACAAACTACACCTTGGGAACTGCAACAGCGGTAGCAGCAACAGATTCGATTCTGACTGCTTTCGGTAAACTGCAGGCACAGGTTACAGCAGCACCCGGAACCGTCACTACCCTGTCCGTGGCAACTGCGAACGGCTTTGCAGGTTCGGTAGCCTCTGCAACCTCCTCGCCAGTCATTACCCTCTCCACTTCGATCTCGGGTCTGCTCAAGGGTAATGGAACTGCCATCTCTGCCGCAACAGCAGCAGATTATGTTGCTCCAGGAACCGCCCCCACTCTGACCGGTACCAACTTCACCAGCATTCCAAACGGTGCACTATCTAACTCCTCGGTGACGATTGGTTCTACCGCGGTTGCCTTGGGTGCTACAACTACCACTCTTGCCGGTCTGACAAGTGTAACAGCTACCACCTTCACTGGTGTCCTGAGTGGTAATGCTTCCACAGCAACAACCGCTGGAACCGTCACTACAGCAGCTCAGCCAGCCATCACCTCTGTTGGTACCCTGACCACCTTGAACGTGGACTTCGCCAACATCGATACCTATACCCTGACCTCCACGGCTACAACCGCCGGTCAGCAGATCGCAAGCATTCCACAGGCAACATTCAGATCTGCAGAATTCCAGATCCAGGCGGTGGATGCAACCGGTGGCAAGTACCAGACCACGAAGATTCTTGCAGTTCACAATGGAAGCACCTCAGCAGACTACACCGAGTTCGGATCCGTCCAGATCGGCGGTCAGGTAGGTGCCTTCTCCGTGGTGGCAGATGGAACCAACATGAAGCTTCTGGTGACACCAACTTCCGCCAACTCTTCAGTCTTCAAGGTAGCAGTAACCGCAATCACAATCTAATAACGTAACACATTGGGGAGAGTGAACCGATGTCAGCTTTCAATGCGAGACTAGGACTATCCGTAGGTACAACACCAACAGGTGTGATTGATGCCACGGGCAATGGAACATTCGGGACCATCTCTGGTTCCACTATCACTGCGACGACCCAGTTCAGTGGTCCTGGAACTGGCTTGACCGGCACCGCGGCCTCTCTAACTGCTGGCGCAGTCTCAAGCATCACATCGCTCCAGGTTACGAATGCGTTGGGCTTCACGCCCTACAATGCAACGAACCCAAGCAACTACATCACGGGCATCACTTCTCTGATGGTGACTACTGCGTTGGGATACACCCCGGCGAATGTCACCGCGATTCCAGTGGTAGCCATCACAGTTCCGAATATGGATGGTACCGCGGCGATAGGAGCTTCTGGTAAGTGGGCTGATGGTGCACACGTACATCCTTCTGATACTTCTCGCCAGCCTCTCAACACTAACCTGACTTCCATTGGTGGTCTGGTTAACGCAGTGGGTTGGCTCTACAACAATGGAACTGGAACCTTCTCCTACTCAACTCCAACCGCCGCCCAGGTGGGTGCACCTTCTCTGACAGGTACTGGAGCTTCTGGTTCGTGGGGAATCAGCATCACGGGTTCCGCAGCAACCATCACTGGAGTATATGGTGGTACCCTTACCTCTAGTCAGGTAACTACTGCGTTGGGATACACCCCATACAACGCGACGAACCCAAGCGGCTACATTAGCGCCAACCAGACTGTAACCCTTACTGGGGACGTAACTGGCTCCGGTGCTACCGCCATCACTACTACCCTGGCCGCTGCAACCGTCACTGGCAAGGTTCTGACTGGCTTCTCCGTAGGATCTGCCGTTTCCGTAGCCGCAACAGATACGATTCTTGCAGCCTTTGGTAAAGTACAAGCACAGTTGAACGCAGTCTCTGGAGCGCTTGTTTACCAGGGGGTGTGGAACGCTTCTACCAACTCTCCGGCCCTAGCTTCAGGAGTTGGTACTAAGGGCTACTACTACAAGGTGAGCGTTGCAGGTAGTACCTTAATCGATGGAGTTTCCACGTGGAAAGTCGGAGACATGATTGTCTTCAATGGCACCACGTGGGACGGAATTGATGGGGTACCGACTGAGGTAGTAACTGTCTTTGGAAGAACTGGTGTGGTTGTTGCAACCAGCGGTGACTACACAGTAGCTCAGGTAACCGGTGCGGCTCCCCTGGATTCTCCAACCTTCACAGGTACCCCTGCAGCACCTACCCCACTGACCGCGAATAATTCAACAACCATCGCAACGACTGCGTTTGTCAAAGCTCAGGGATACATCCTTCCTTCAACTGCCCCAGTTCTTACCGGAACCAACTTCACTGGAATTCCCAGCAGTGCCCTAACCAGCTCCTCAGTGACGCTTGGTTCAACTGCGATGGCCTTGGGTACAACAACAACCGTAGTGACCGGGATGGGTAGTATTCAATTCATTAACGCCGGCGGAATCAAAGGAACCACTTCCGGAGGTTCCACGGTTTCACTTTTCTTGTTGACCAACGATACGAATAATATCACAAGATTCATTGCTGGAGTGGACGCAGGTGGATTCCAGTGGACGAACCAAGCACAGTCTGTGGCTTGGATGTCCTTGACTTCAGCAAATCTTGCGGTACCCGCAGTGACTTCTACTGGAAATGTAACCGCCGCTGGATTCTCAACCAACGCTGGCGGTAATGGATTTGTTCAAGTTGGATCCAATACTGCAAGCCCAGATCCATACGGTGCCATTTCCGTAACCGCGCCTACAACTTCGAACTACACCTACTTTGGAATGACACGTGCCGGTTCCACTGCGATCGGTTGGGGTATTAACACTTCTAATCAGATGTGGATCGGTCAGCCTACTGCCGGTAACGTTGGTTCAGTTCTGACTGGAACCGCTTGGGTCCTGATCGGTTCAGGCGGTTCAACTTTCAACACTACCTTGACCTGCACTGGTGCGATGATGGCACCTTCTTACTGGGTCACCGGCGGTTCCCATGCATCCTTAACAACTACAGCTTCTCAGGGGTTGGTCTTACAAGCAAGTACCGGAACTTCCTACGATTTCAGTCTGATCAATCCAGCCAACTCTGGATACATTGCTGTAGTTCCAACTGGAACAAACAACATTAGCTTCACCAACAACGTGGTTGTCAATTCAAATGGAAACACCGCTGGCACCCTCTATGTCGGTACGGCTAGTGGTAATCAGCAGAACATCTTAAAGGTGTTTGGCGGTAATTCCTCGAACCAGTCCCCCGTAGTTGCACTATTCAAGACCGGCAACACTGAAGGTGGTTTGGCAATTACTGCAAGCCAGATCAAGCTCTATCAGAGCTCCGCAATGGTAGATTACACGGATGCAACAATTTCTGCCGCGAAGGGTCTAAGTGTTAACACTAACGGTGATGTAACTGTAACGGGTAAGTTCTACATTGGAACAAACTATGGTGCCGCGTTCAACGCCTACGGTACCGCCGGTACCGGAGCTTACCTCGCAGGACAAACGGGGGATACAACCTACAGAATTTCTATTGACCAGAGTGGTACGATTTACTGGGCAAGCGGTACTGGGGCAGCAGATACCACTCTTGCAAGAACTGGCGTAGCTGCACTCACAACGAATGGATCCTTCCAAGCCAACATTCTGATTTCTGGTGTAGCAACTGGTACAGCACCTCTTGCAGTATCCTCTCAGACCGTTGTAGCAAACCTGAACGCAGATCTTCTGGATGGTCTGCATGCATCGGCGTTCGCCACCGTCGCACAGGTTCACTACGTAGGTACTACCGCGATCGCAGCGAACCGGTCTTCCGCAGCTCAGTCCTTGACCGGTGTGAACATTGATGGTAGTGCCGGATCGGTGCCCTGGTCCGGTGTTACAAGTAAGCCAGTGATCAAGGCCCCTCTCCGTTGGTTCTACGAAGCAGCACTCACCACAACCGTTCTTCAGCCTGCGTATAGAGCAGATGCTGCCGGCACTCTGAAGGCAATTCGTACTCAGTCTCAGACTCCTGGAACCGGTACCCTCCTGATCAAGATCAATGGTACGACCATTGCATCCTACGGAACTCTAACCTTACTGGGTACGGATTCCGCTACAGCTTGGACCGATCGTTACACTGGTTTGAGTGTAGCAATTGCAGCAGGAGATTCTATCACCGCTGTCTGTTCGGTAGCCGGAACCGCCGCAGGTGTAACCGTCCAGCTTGACATTGAACAAACCGTTTAATCCTGCGATGGGTTAGAAATTCGAGGGTACGATGGCTACAGAAATAATTGTCCCAACTTCTTGTGAAGGGTGTGGCGAGTGCTGCCATTCAATCAACAACACCATCTATGTTGATCGTACCTCGGAAATTCCAGATGAATATTTAGTGAGCACCCCTTTCGGAAATGCGATGGGTGCGAATGAAAATGGATCTTGTCTGGCCTTGGATGAAAACGGAAACTGCAAGGTTTACGATATACGTCCTCAAACCTGCAGAGATTTTGCTCGCGGTACAAAAGAATGTAGGATGTGCATTCTCAAGGCACTTTTGCCCGCCGATATTTCAAAAGAGCAGTTCAGAGCTGAGGCGATTGCGAGTGGCATTCCACTTGGGGAGCCTCATGCCTAACTGGACCACGGAAGAGGTAACGACAAGTGTAAACCCGAATCCGGGTTACCCGATTACGTTATCTGACGGTGATTACGTTTTCTATCCCTTCTTCAAGTGCCTTGTACCGGCAAATGAAGCGCCGACTTTCAAATTCCAGCCCAACCCAAAACCAGAAACAGATCTCGCTTTCAATCTGAGAAAAATCAAATCATTTAAGATCTCAATGACCTCAAAGTGCAACTTGGCTTGCACTTACTGCTACGCTGCAGATGCTCATACGAGACCGGATGAACCTGTCCTTTCCGAGGACATGGAAGAGGCGATTCTGAACGTGATTCGTAAAGCTGATCTTGTGGTTGAGGATGAGGGTGAAGAAGAACTTCACATCAACTTCATTCCTCAAGGGGAGACCCTCACCATCGGGAACCGCCTTTTCGCTTTCAGTGAAAAACTCTTCGCAACCGGTAGAGTTGGTTCGATGGCAATGACCACCAACCTAACCCTGATCAATGAAGGAAACATAGAGCAGATTGCGAAGTACTTCAACCAGATCGTGGCATCTTTTGATGGAAGCCCCATCCTTCAAAATAGTCAACGCCAGAGATTGGATGGTTCCGGAACATTCAATGCTGCGGTGAATGGAATCTTGCTCCTACTGAAACATAAGATCTTCTTCAATCTACGTGGAACTCTCACGGTTCCCATGGTTTCCGAACTTGAATCCGTTGCTGACTTTCTAGACTGGCTTCAGGAACAAGAAGGATTCGATGGATGGATCGAGGCTCAGAAAACTCCCAGGCATCCAAATTCTCGTTTAGTTCTCAACATGGCGGCATATCACTCCGATACAGATCCTCAGGGGATGCACGATGTGGATGTCTATGTTGAAGCTTGGAAGAGACTAAAGGAACGATCGGTTGGGAAGAAGTGGGCAGTTGTATCTGACACCGACTTAGATCATACCTCAGTTTTCAAAACAAGATTTTCTGGATGTGGTGCGACTGATCCAAGTTCTTCCATGACCTTCTTGAACAATGGGCTCATTACAACGTGCCACAGAATCTCAACGGAAAATGGAACTTACACCGATAATTTAATCGTTGGCCAGTTCGATCCAGAAACCAAAGAATTTGAATTGGATATGGAGAAGATCTGGAATGTTCTCAATCTTGAAACTGCCTGCTATACGGAATGTCAGACCTGCGTTGCTAAATACAATTGTCAGGGTGGTTGTTACGTGGAAAATGGTTCAATCAAAACAAGGGATTTCTACTGTGGGCTGAAGAGGGATTCCCTTCTGTCAGCGATTGAAGTTCGGAAAGAACAGATGGTTGAAACATACCGGAAGCTTTCACATGGCCCAGTTGAAGTGAGGTCTTAAATGTCAACAATTAATCTATATCCAACTGCCTGGGCTAGCGTTACCGGTATCACAAATCCAACATTTGCTTACAACGGAAATAGTGCTGATGCGGCAACAATGCAGAAATTGGCTTCTACCCTTCAAGCGCCAACTGTTGGATATTACACACTTCAGGCTTGGGCGGCAGCAACTCAAACCTATACCGCTTTGGTTCTGTATACGGATATAAGTACTACTTTGGTTGATGGTACCTATGACAACGCGTATATTAACATTGATGTGAGCGTGGATTCAACAAACGTAACTTGGACTAATATGTTCTCTGACTATACTGCACACACCACTACAAGAATCACCCCAGTTCCTACTTACACTCTATCTGCTGCCCAGAATTTAACCTACGTAAAGGTAAGATTTGCCGTGTACGGTGCATCGAACTATACCGGTGGATGTGCCCGTGGGGACGCTTGCTGCATCAACCTTGGATGAGGTTCTGACATATGACCGCAACTCTTAATGTATACGAGACCTACATCCTAGGAACCTACTCTGGAGTACCGGTTGTCTCCAGTGTATCGACAACTTCACCTCTCTATGGTCAGACTGGTTGGACTGTTACGGGTAGCGGATTCACTGGCGCAACCGTAGTTAAGATTGGAACCACTTCTATTGCATTTACAGTAACGAACGATACAACCATCACTATCACTGGAACCGTAGCTCAGAATACATCTGGTGTAATGAGTGTTACAACTTCAGGTGGAACTGGTTCTGGTTCCCAAACTGTAACAGTACAAACCCCAGCAGTTTCAGCAATTACTCCTAGTAGCAACTATTGCGATACTAATAGAACTTGTACCTTCTCAGCAACCGTATCTGGTGCATCAAATTCAAATATCAATTGGTCCTGCGCTTCCGGCGGATCCTTCTCCCCATCTACAACTGCGAGCGGAGGTACGACTACTTACACCCCTCCAACATCTCCACAAACAGTCGTCATTTATGCCACAACCGCTTCGGGGACCGGAGCTTCAAGTAACGTGAATCTTTCCGTAACTGCGATTCCGACTGCAACTATTACTGCAAGCACCACCTCACCTCTTTATGGTGCGACGAACGTAACGGTAACCCCTGGTGGCACCGGTTCAATTGCAGCAACCCAGGTTGGAACCTCCCAGGGTTCCGGAAATATTTTCAGTTCCGCGTCTCCTTACTCATCCGCTATCGGAGTTCAAACAGGAGGGTTCGTAACCTCAACTACCTATTGGAATAGATACTCCTCCTACGGTGGCGGAGTTGCAGACGCTAGCGTAACAATTACACCTCAAACACCTTCAATTACCTATTCCGTTGCTCTTCCAACATACATGACTGTGGGTACTTCGGCTGGAGTAACTGCTAGTGTATCCGGTGCGGTGAACACCACAATCAACTGGTCTGCCCCAGCAGGTGGATCCGTATCCCCTGCATCCGGCGATTCGACAACTTTCACCGCCCCAGGAACTACTGGATCCTACTACGTTCGTGCTACCGCCGCAGCGAATGGAGTAACGAACGATTCATATACAACAGTAATTGCCGCACCAACAGCTTCTCTTGCTGCGAGCACCACAAATCCACTCTATGGTGCGACGAACGTAACCATTACTCCAACGGGTGGTGGAAGTGTTTATGGCATCTACCTCGGCACAACGCAGGGTGGAGTGCAGATTTCGACGAACGCTACCAACAATGCGGCAGTTGGAGTACAGACAGGCGGATTTACTACTGCCCAGACCTACTGGACACGAGTGTTCAATGCCGCTAGTACCGTAGCAGATGCTAGCGTAACGATTACCCCACAAACAGTTTCAGTGAGTACCCCAACCCCTTCAAATACAAATCGAACCTGCGGAGAAGTCGTAGCATTTTCTGCTTCAGCTTCTGGAGGGGTTAGTTCCGCAGTTACCTGGTCTTGCAGTGGTGGATCCTTTGCCGGTGCTAATTGGACTGCGCCAACCTTCGGCTCGGGTCAAGCAACCTATACCATTACAGCTACATCGGTAACAGATCCAACAAAGTCCGCTTCGACCTCGGTTTATGTCTACGCGGTACCTACCTCCTCCATCTCCGCAAGTACTACTTCACCTCTTTATGGGGCAACGAATGTAACTGTTACCCCAACTGGTGGAGGAGATCCCTATCTCATCTACGTTGGTACCAATCAAGGTGGATCCCAGGTTTCTTCGACGGCTACTTCTGGTACTCCGATTGGAGTTCAGACTGGCGGATTTACTGCAGCAACAACTTACTGGGCAAGAACCTACAATCATGCCTTTGCAGCAGCGGATTCCAGTGTAACCATTACTCCTCAGACAGTTTCAGTAGCAGTAAGTCCAACGTCCGCATCGAGATCAGTCTCAGTCAATCTGATGTGCGATGGATCTTTTGATAACGGGATGACCTACTACTCCATCTACGACAATGGTGGTGGAGCGACTTCATCTTACCAAGCAACTGGCGGTGTGGATGGTGGACCTTTTGTAAGATTCACTCACAACACAACCATCAATACTTTCGGACTATCCGCCGCAGATGGAAATGCCTTCTGGATTGGTGCTTACGCACTCAGTACCTGGTATACCCTGAGCTTCTACGCACGCGGCAGACTTTCTGCAACTGGTGCAGGATTCTTTGATGCATGGAATCAGGCACCAGAAAATATCGTGTGGTTGGAGAATCCACCTCTTAGCGCTACCGTGTGGCAACGTTATAGTGTCAAGTGGATGTGCACCACCGCTAAGGTTCTTCAGTGGTTCATGTCAGTGAATAACTGCTACAGTGGACTGAATCTCGAACTAGATTTTGATCATGTCCAACTGCAGGTGAACACCTCAGCAACGCAATTCCTCAAGTGCGACATTCTGATTACCCCAACCGTAAGTGGTGCAGCAAACACATCGGTTTCCTTCTCCCAGTCGGCAGGAACCTACCGTTCGGATGGGTATTTCTACTATGGTGGACTTACCGCTGGTGCCAAGACTGCGACAGCGACCTGCGTTGCAGATGGAACCAAGTCTGCAACCTCAACCATTACCTTGGTCGCTCTACCAACTGGTTCGCTCACAATGAGCACCAACAACCCTCTCTATGGTGCGACTGACGTAACGGTTACCCCAACTTTCACTGCTGGAGCAACTGCAACGGTCGGAGTTCTCAATGGAACTGGTTCCGAAATCTCCTCGAACGCTACTTCTGGGGTTGCCTTACCAGTACAGCCCACTGGATTCGTTAATCAGGGGACGTACATCCTTATAGTAACAAACTCCGTTGGAGCTACCTACCTCGCAAGCAGCGTCACAACAAATCCCCAGTGGCCGTCCGTCAGCATTCCATCTCCAGCCGCAGCGAATGTGAACGTGAGCCAGACCCAGGCTTATAGTGCAACGGTAACCGGCGCAGTAAACACCAACATCAACTGGTCAGCAACCGGTGGATCCTTCTCTCCAACCTCTACCGCAAGCGGTGCGACAACTACGTGGACAGCTCCAGCAACCCCCGGTTCCTACACCATCACTGCCACTTCTGCTGCAGATGGTTCTACCACCAATTCCACAACCGTCAATGTTTACGCACTCCCAGGAATCTCCCTCGCCGCAAGTACTACTTCACCTCTTTATGGGGCAACGAACGTAACCGTAACGCCAACCGGTAGTGGTGGAACTACCTCAATCACCGTAGGTACATCTGTCGGAGGTACCCAGATCTCTGCTTCGGCTACTTCTGGAGTTGCCCTGGCAGTTCAAGCTGGCGGGTTCACCGCGGCTACCACCTACTACGCAAGAGGAACTAACGTTCCCGGAACAACTGCCGATGCATCTGTAACCATCACACCTCAAACGGTATCTGTGGCTGCAATCACCGGTGGTGGTGGATACCAGACCGTAAGCACTTCGAGAAACGTAAGCACCACGGTTTCGGGTGCGGTGAACACTAACATCAACTGGACTGCAACCGGTGGAACCTTCTCTCCAATCTCTACCGCAAGTGGGGTGGCAACTTCTTGGACCGCCCCCGCAAGTATTGGAACCTACACCTTGACGGCAACCGCCGCAGCGAATGGAACTTCCACCAATACAACGACTGTTACCACAGTTGCAAACCCCACAGGTTCGATTGCTGCGAGCACTACTTCTCCCCTCTATGGGGCAACGACCACAACCGTAACACCGACCTGGACCGGCTCCTCCGCGATTGTTGGGACTACTCTGGGCGGATCTGATATCTCCGCTGCAGCAACTTCCGGAACTCCCATCACTGTACAGGCTTCTGGCTTCACAGTTGCCAAGACCTATTACCTGAGAGTCTCCAACCTAGCAGGTACAACAGCGGATTACTCCGTAACGGTTACTCCTCAGACCGTAGCGGTAGGAGTTCCCAGTCCTGCCACCGCGAACGTAAACGTAAGTCAAACCCAGATCTACCTCGCGAACGTGACGGGTGCTGCTAATACCGCGGTAACCTGGTCCGCAACCGGCGGTTCCTTCACTGGAGCAACTTGGAATATTCCAGCGACTCCCGGAACTTACACTATCACCGCAACATCCGTTGCAGATCCTACAAAGACAAATTCAACCACTGCAATAGTCTACGCACTACCAACATTAACAATGGTAGCAAGCACTATGTCTCCTCTTTATGGTGCAACCAATGTAACCCTTACAATGACCTACACTGGAACCTTGACGGGTAACAAGAGTATTGGAACAACCGTTGGTGGTTCTGAAATCACTGCGAGCGCTGTAAGTGGTACCCCCTACGCAGTTCAAGCAAGTGGGTTTGTGACTCAGACCATTTACTACGGCAAGATTACTTCAATCACCGGCTATACCATGAGCGGTAACTTAACTATCACACCTCAGACCGTAGTTGTGGGAGCCATCTCCCTCCAGAACTTCACCGTTTCCGTAAGCCACAACAAGACATTTAGTTCAACCATTTCTGGCGCGGTGAACACTAGCATCAACTGGACTGCAACCGGTGGAACCTTCTCTCCAATCTCTACCGCAACTGGAGTGAATACCGTTTATACTGCTCCAGCAACCCCCGGTTCCTACACCATCACCGCCACCTCCGCCGCAGATGGTTCTAAAACCGCAACAACAACAGCAACAGTCGTAGCAATGCCAACAATCTCAGCCTTCTCCGCTACACCCAACCCAGTTTTCAGTGGCACTACCGCAGTAGTAACAACCACGTTCAGTGGTGGTACAGGATCTGTCAATAATGGAATCGGTGCAGTTACCACAGGGTTCACCACCCCAGCACTTTCTTCAAATACCACCTACACACTCACCGTTACTAATGCCGCGGGTGATACAGTTACTCAGGATCTTACCATCACTGTCAATGCCACGAGTTCTGGTAAAAAGTCTGCCACGGCCTCTAGTGATTAAGATGGAAATCCCCACCTAAAATTGAATGAGAGGTGATACGTGGCCAAGTATGAAGACATCCGCGAACAGTTAAAGTCTGGTGATCTGGCTTTCTACTCCAGCCACGAGAAACTGGGAGACAAGCTGATCAAGTGGTGGACACATTCAAAGTACAGCCACGTGGGGACCATCTGGTGCATCGCCGGGCGAGTTTTCTTGCTCGAAGCAAGTGCTATCGGTGGTGTACGCATGGTACCTCTCTCCATGAGACTACCAGATACCATTGTTCAGATGAACCTTACATGGACTCCGGAAGCAGAGAAGCAAGCGATGGAACATATGATGGAGCCCTATTCCTTCGTAGATGCCATTCGAGCCGGCTTGAAGCAAGGGTACAATGAGAGCGGGTGGATCTGCACTGAGTACTCAGCATCAATCGAAAAAGAATGTGGATACACCTTCCCGGACAATGCAAGAGTCCCAGAAGACTTCATCGACATCCTCGAGAAGGATAACAGTAGGACATTCATTCAGGTGGAAAAATGAAGCTTCATATTGCAGCGGTTCTCAAGCAGGCTTGGCAGGAAACCCTCGAACAATCCAAGTACCGAATTCTAGAAAAGCGACCTGAAGGTTACGTACTTCAGTGGCTACAGGATCAGCCTGAACTGTGGGTACCGGGATCTTCCAAGAGCTACCAGATCGTGATTGATGGTGTTCCTCACGATTACGCAGGCTACGTTGAGTTTGCCGGTTGGAATAAGAATCGACCAGCTTGGATGGACGCAAAGGAACCGGAAGTCTTTGAAGAGCCGGACTATGCGAACGAGGCGACCGCTCGATTGAAGACAACTGCTGGTGTGCCATCTTACGTACGGCACAAGCATGCCAAGGCCCGCTGAGATAGCTCTTCAGAAGAAGGCCCAAACAAAACGTAGGGTCGAAGCAATTCTGAAAAGACTGAACGGAACTGTGTTGGGCAAGCAGATCCTTGTTGCTGGGGATGGGTACATTCTGTCTGAGCTTGAAGTTGAAACCGGTTCTGAAGTGAAGAAGATACCAGTACACCTCAAGAGGAAGAATTTATTTTTCTTGCAGTCGAAAGAAACACTCTTAGGTTTCAGAACGATACCGTTACCCTCGCTTACCTCATTCATTCCTTCTGCTGATGCGACTAACTGACCTAGATCCCCGGTTTGTGTTCCTGGATGGAATGAAAATTGGAAAACGAGACTCCATCCACGATTCGAATGGGATTCGATTCTTATGTCCTAAGTGTTTTCAAGCGAATGGTGGACCGCGTGGAACTCACCTAGTCATCTGCCCAAGCACTCAAGCGACTCCAGAATCTTGGGAAGCTCCGGCAAGATGGGGAATGGTTGGAACCGATTTTGATGACCTAACCCTCACCCCTTCAGTCCATTTACAGACCCATTGTGCTGGCTGTACCTGTGTAGAAGGTCAGCTTTGCGGTTGGCATGGCTTCGTAACTAATGGGGAAGTTACAAGCTGCTAGTTCGGGGTTCCATACGAACGATGGACCGTAGCCAGTAGCTGCACGTTCTTCTGCTGGGCACTGAAGCTGTAGTAAGCCTGCTGAATGTTATCACTGATAATCTGGAGCTTCTTCAAACTGATCGAAACGTAGTTTTTCATCTCGATCAGATCTTTGAAGACCTGCTCAATGTACGCTTTCTTGTGCTCATTGGATCTCAAACCTTCGATCTGAGGTTGGACCATGCACATGTTGTAGGCGATGGACCAGTACTTGTCTACCTGATACTCGAAAGTTCGAAGGGTAATCTCGTACTGACAGATCTTATCTCTATGCCCCTGGAGAGTTGTGATCCAGCGATTCGCATCGGCAACCGCAGCTTGGTTGAGATCCAAGACTGGCATCGACATGGTCATCATCGCATTTAATTCGTTGATGAGCAAGGGGACCTGTTGATTGATTTGCAGGAACAAGGGATCCTGCGCGAGGATCCCCTTCAAACTGATTACGTCTTCATTTAAGAGGAGGGAATCTAAAACTTGTTGCATCCTGAATCCCCGACATGGTTGGTAACGGAAGTAGGAACGAACTGAAGTCTAATGGGGGTAAAGGATTGAGTGGCTTGACCAAGATGTACTTCTTGATTACGATCTTCTTAATGTGGTGATGATGGATGACCGAGGGAGGTCTTTTCTCCACCTTGGTAACCTGATTTTGAAGGGCTTCGATCCGCTGGTTTTGAATTTCCATCTGCTGCTTCAGTTCGCGCATCTCCCGGGACTTCGTAGCATTATTATGGATAGCGTATGCGAAACTGCCAAGGAGAAACAATGCGACTGCTAAATACTTGGGAAACTCTTTTCCGAGGTAGTGGATTTTCACAGGAAACCCCTTGTAGGAATAACCTTCTGGGTTACTTTATCTAGGAGAATTTCATGCTACTTGCTGCGTTGCTAGTCCTTGCAATGGAAGAGCCACAAGACATCTCCCAGGGACCCAAGTCAAGTCCAGTGACTGCTACGGTTGATGTGGCCCGAGTAAATACCAACATCAACAACGCACCTAATTCTGCCGGAGTGTTCCAATCGAATTACACCTCTACAGTCTTCAACCTCTTTCTCATCCAAAAGCCAATTCAGTCCCCCATCAGAAAGACTCTCACCGGCTTTTACTACGTAAATGTTAGCGTTGGCTTTGAGACCCTTCCCCAAACAGGTGGAACTCTAACAGATCCACCATCTCCTTCAACCGGATTTGATAGTTCTGGGATCAAAACCGCCTCTCGAACTTGTGGAACCTTGACTCTGGGTTGGTCCTTCGATACCAATCGTGTCAACAAGTCTATTAAAGCCGCCGGCCCTTTTCTCGATGTTCGACTGTTCGACTATATCAAGAACGACAACGTGGGCAATAGAGACCGTTCTGGATCCTACCGTGTCGGCTATCACTACGTAGTGCCACTCGATGAAGGTCGACACAACATCATCCAACTCGAACTTTCTGCAGGGCACGACAAGTTTTACGCCGAACCAGCACGAATTGTGGGGAGAGCCAGATACCACCTTTACCCCGTTACGGATGGCAATAGTGTGTTCTTTGACTTCTCATACAATCGAAACCTGCAGAGTGTTGGACCGATTGAGCTGAGATACACCGCTGGAGTGCGGTTTGATCTTCCGAAGCTCCTTTCAGCGATGGTTGGTTTCTAGACAGGTTTAAATTCCATGAGAACTATCATTGCCGGCGGTCGGGATATCTGCGACATCCAACTAGTATGCGAAGCGGTTGAACAGTCCGGCTTTGAGATTTCAGTAATCCTCTCCGGTAAGGCGAAGGGGATTGACCTGGACGCAATTGAGTTCGCAAAGATCAACGGGATTCCCTGGGAAGAATATCCTGCCAAGTGGACGATTGACGGAGTCTTTCACCCTGAAGCTGGAATGGTTCGAAACGCAGAAATGGCCGCGAAGGCGGATGCCCTTATTGCGATCTGGAACGGTCGGTCCAAAGGTACCAGGGGTATGGTAGAGATCGCAACTAAGCGGGGTTTAAAGGTGTATGTCCACAAGGCCACCTAAATCCCCCATCCAGGTCTCTCGGCTCTTAAAACGGTGTTTATGCGTACCCCTTCTCCAAAATTCTATCGGTTAACCCTGTAGGAGGATCCATGTGCGGCATTGCTGGTTGGTTCGGAGAGACCCCACAGGAAGTGAAAGTTGGCATCCTGCGTAATGGAAGCATTCGCGGTAGGGATGGTTGGGGCTTCAAAGCCTACGATCGAAGCCAACCAGATCAAGAATTTCGTAGCCTGGAGAAGATGTCGGACGAGGAGATTTCAAACATCTCCAAGTTCAGCCGAGTGGTTGGCAACTTTCGCGCTACACCTACCACCGAGGCCCTTTCCCGAATCGAGATCCTGCAACCCTACGATGGGATAGTCCACAATGGAGTGATCGCCAACGATAAGACCTTTGGGGACTTTCCGATTGACTCGATGGTCCTTCCAGGTCTGCTACGTAATCAACCATTCGAAGAGATCCCAGCCATCCTCCAGAAGATCGAAGGTAGCTACGCACTGGCTTGGTTCGAGGGTGATAGCCTGATCCTGGCCTGTAACTACAAGCCGATCTACTTCTTCACTGATTGGAAGAGCTACTTCTCCTTTGGATCCATTCCAGAGATGCTCCCTGAATACTCTTCAGCCCTGAAGCCCTATTCCATCCTTCGCGTCAACATTCGGACCTTCGAGTTCGAAACAGTAGAGCTTCCCCGTACTCAAGCGCCTGGAGTAGTGGTTGCAGCTTCTTCCGGCCTGGACTCTACCGCCGTGGCCTACATGCTGAAGGCCAAAGGGCATGAAGTGACCCTGGCACACTTCCAGTATGGGTGTGTTGCCGAATCTGTTGAGGTTGATCGCATTAAGAAAATTGCGGATCATGGTGGCTTCAAGTTGGTCTTCTTGGATCTCCCGAGGGTGTTCGGAGGATCCATTGTCGAAGGGCACTACCATCAAGAAGGAATTCGTGGAACTGAATATGCGATGGATTGGGTCTCCGCACGTAACCTTCTGATGCTGTCGGTGCTGACAGCTTATGCCGAAACGAATAACATTGGTACGATCGCATTTGGAGGAAACCTTGAAGAAAGCTTACCAGGATATACGAAGCTTCTTTTAAAGAAGGATGGAAGGACCTTTGTAGAAACCATTGAAAACCTCTCCAAGTGGGAGAATACCATCGGAGTAAAAACCATTTCAGTAAATTCAGATGGAGTTTGTAAGGAATCTGACGTTGCAAAAGTAATAGTTCATAAATGTACTTATGATCATCTTCTTCGTGTAACAGATACTTTGGGAAGAACCGTAGATCTTACCCCTTGTCATTCCATCATGGTTAGAAAACAGGAAGATCAATCTACTATTAAAATTGGATCCATTCGAACGGATGAACTTACAAATAATTCCCTACCCTACCCAGAAATTTTTGGAGAAGTTCTAAAAACGGAACTTCTTCCATTCCCCGAAAACCTAGATTGTGGGGTTAGATTTTCCGGTGTTACTAGTATTGAAGCGGTTCCAGCCCCGCCAGTTGTATACGATCTTTCAGTTCCTGGAGATGAGAATTTCGTTCTTGCCAACGGTATTCTTGTTCACAATTCTGGAAGCTACCCAGATAACGAACAAGAGTTCGGAAGGTTATTCAATAAGATCCTACCCTACAGCACGCAGAATGGGGTAAAGATCACTCTGATCGATCCTCTCAGTACCCTCATGAAACACGAAATTGTCAAGCTGGGCAATGAGTGTGGCACCCCTTGGGAACTGACTTGGTCGTGCTATTCCCACGAAGAACACCATTGTGGGAGCTGTGGTCCATGCTACATGAGGAAGACGGCTTTCGAAAGAAACGGTTTAGAGGATCCTGTCTTTGCTCACCTGAAACCTTCCCCGTCAAATTAAGACCCAGTCTGGCTCTCAGGGTAGAATAATTTTCCTGAGCAGACCCCTACCAAGAGGCATAGTATTTCCGTGACTGCGTACATATCCGATTCGACCGGTGATACTTATTGTGAGAAACACTGTCCAAACGATGGGTACAAAGCAGATGTTGTGGAGCTAGGTGACCGCTGTGCAATCTGCCGTGTCTATCTCTCAGAACCACTCCTCGAAGAAGAAATTTCCTGAGGCTTACTTGAAACTAGATCTCTAGTTCCCCCTTTATTGTCATACTCATCCCCATAGGTTGAGTACCCGTTTTATCCAAACTAAGAGGTTCTCCATGAAAATATCCCGCTACTTTACGAAGGATTCCGGTCCGTACGATGGAATCAACTTCGTGAAAAGAACATCCAGGATTAACAGGTTGGATGGAAATGCGATCTTCGAGAACAGCAATGTAATCGTTCCGGATAGGTGGTCGCAGGTAGCAACGGATATCCTGGCACAGAAGTACTTCCGCCGTAAGGGTCTCGGAAAGAATGGGACTGAGGGCGAGAACGATTCTCGCCAAGTCTTCGAACGATTGACCGACTGCTGGAAGACCTGGGGAGTCAAGCACAACTACTTCGATACCGCAGAAGATGCAGATGCCTTCAAGGAAGAACTTCAGTTCATGTTGGCAAACCAGATGGCGGCTCCTAATAGCCCCCAGTGGTTCAATACAGGGCTGTTCAACTCTTACGGGATCAATGGGCCGTCTCAAGGTCACTACTACGTAGATCCGGATTCTAAGGAGTTGAAGGCTTCGACCTCCTCCTATGAACGTCCTCAGCCTCACGCATGCTTCATCCAGAGCATCAAGGACGATCTGGTCAACGATGGTGGCATCATGGATCTGTGGACCCGTGAAGCTCGCTTGTTCAAGTACGGCTCGGGTACCGGCACCAACTTCTCCAACGTACGTGGTGCGAATGAAACCCTCTCCGGTGGGGGTAAAAGCTCCGGTCTGATGTCGTTCCTGGTGATTGGAGACAAGGCTGCAGGCGCCATCAAGTCGGGCGGTACCACGCGCCGTGCTGCGAAGATGGTGATCCTGAACGCAGACCATCCGGACATCGAAACCTTCGTGGATTGGAAGGTCAAGGAAGAGCGCAAGGTGGTTGCTCTTGCTGCAGGCTCCCAGATCATGCGTAAGCACTGGGATCGCATGTGCAAGGCATACGAAGCCAGCCCTTCGAAGGACCCCAACCCCTACACCAACGAGAAGCTGAAGAAGGCAATCGCACAGGCATACCGTGATGGTATTGCGAAGCCTTTCATCTCCCAGTGCCTTGGTCGGCTTCAGAATGGTGACACCGTTCGCGACATCGATATCTACGATACCAACTGGGACAGTGAAGCTTACCTCACCGTCAACGGAATGAACTCCAACAACTCCGTTCGCCTGACCAATGATTTCATGGATTCCGTGAAGGCTGGTGGGGATTGGAACCTGACTTCTCGTACTGGTGGGCACATCGTCAAGACCATCAAGTCGAAGGAGCTATGGGACAAGATCGTCAAGGCGGCTTGGTTCTGCGCTGACCCTGGACTTCAGTTCGACACCACGATCAATGAGTGGCACACCTGCTTAAATTCTGGAAGGATTAACGGTTCGAACCCTTGCTGCATTACCGGGGATACCCTTATTTCTGTTGCAGATGGTAGAATTTCCGTTCCGATCAAGGAGTTGGTTGGAACTACAGTCAATGTTTATACTTGGGATTCCGAACTTAAGAAGACCGTTATTGCTCCAATGTACAACATTGGTGTGAAGAGAACCGGTGCCTCAGTTTACAGGGTAACTCTGGATGATGGTTCTAGTTTCAAGGCCACAGAAGACCATTTAATTATGCTCAAGGAAGGTGGATATCGTAAGGTAGAAGATCTCCTTCCGGGAGATTCTTTGAATCCCCTTCATGGGAAGCTCTATGAATGGGCACAGAAAGGTCACACTCCAAGGTGGTATACATGGTCCGGTCGTGGATGGCATGCTCAGTATCGAATGATCTGGGAATATGCGAATGGACCTCAACCTAAGAAAATGCATATTCATCACAAAGATTGGAATGCTCAAAACGATTCATTGGAAAACCTGGAACTTCTAACTCCAGAAGCTCACACAGAAATCCACGTTTCGCACATGACTGGAGAAAATAATCCTGTCCATCGTTTGACAGAAGAGCAGAAACTAGTTTGGAAAGAAAAGCTTCGTACCTACTTCACTGGGGAACAAAATCCTAATTTTGGAAAGACTCATTCTTCAAAGACTAAATTGAAGATGGTAAGTCGTTGGACTCCCGAAAGAAAAGAAGCAACCCGAATTCATATGACAGAAGTTCAGCTAACGAGAATGGCTTCTGGAGAGGAAGTTGGTCGTCCGAAGCATCTTCGACATGAGCTATCATGTGCAGTTTGCCGAAACAAGTTCAGTTCTATGAATGAGGAGAGACTTTACTGTTCTGCACTTTGTGGAGTAAGAGGTACCAAGAGCCTTGCTGCAGCCAAGCTTCGAGGAAAAGCACTTTCTCCAGCGCATATCGAAAAACTGAGAATTTCTAATTCTCTTGGAGCAAAGCCTGAAAATGTAAAGAAAGCACAGCTTGCTAGCATTCGAAACAAGTGCTTAAAAGTTGGAAAACTTCTTCTAGAATCCAACAATCAATTTACCTTTGAATCCTGGGATAGTCTGAAACCTGTTGCGAAAGAACTTGGAGCCTACCATTTTCCGAAGTCCGAAGTCCTTCAAAATATCTTCAGTAACGAAGAGGAATTCTTAGACCAAGCTCAGCACTTCAACCATAAAGTAGTTTCGGTTGAGTTTGCAGGAACTGAAGATGTCTATGATGGAACAGTCGATGGATACCACAACTTTGGAATCTACACAAGCAGGTCCAAAGAGAAAGCATCTGGTATCTTTATCCACAACTCGGAATACATGTTCCTAGATGACACTGCATGTAATCTCGCCAGCCTGAATCTCTGCACCTTCCTGAATGATGGGGTCTTCAACGTAGAGGCTTACCGTCACGCAGCAAGACTGTGGACAATGGTTCTAGAGATCAGCGTACTGATGGCCCAGTACCCCTCACCCACCATTGCGCAGCTCAGTTATGAGTTCCGTACCTTGGGACTGGGTTATGCAAACCTCGGAACCATGCTTCAGCGACTGGGCATCCCCTACGATTCAGATCAGGGTCGTCAGTGGGCAGGTGCGGTGACTGCAATCCTGACTGGTGAAGCCTATGCAACCTCCGCGAAGCTAGCAAAGGATCATGGCCCATTCGAGCGTTACGAAGAGAACAAAGAGGTGATGCTGAAGGTCATTGGTAACCATAGGAGCGCGGCATATAACGCTAAGACCTCGGATTACGAAGACTTAACCATGCCACCGGTGGGCCTGAAGATTCGCTCTCTGCCCCGTCCTTTGGGCGCCGCAGTCAAAGAATGCTGGGATGAAGCGTGGGAGCTAGGTAAGCAGTACGGATATCGTAATGCCCAGGTTTCTTGCCTGGCACCTACTGGCACGATTGGCCTGATCATGGATTGCGATACCACCGGAATTGAGCCGGACTTCTCCATCGTGAAGTTCAAGAAGCTCGCAGGTGGTGGTTACTTCAAGCTGGTGAATCAGTCCCTAACCGAGTCCCTAAGCCGCCTGGGATACAAGAACGATGAGATCGAAGGCATCGTTGAGTATGTGGTGGGCATCAAGAAGATCACTGAAGATACCCCGGGAATCAATCTCCTCGATCTCCATGAGAAGGGCTTCACCGATGAAATGATTCAGAAGATCGAGAAGGCAATCCCTTCCTCGTTCGATCCTAGTTTCCTCTTCTCCCTAGCAACCCTGTCGGATGACGACTACCGCGCACTGGGCTTGAATCCGGATGGCAAAGAAACCCAACCTCTTCTCGAACAGCTTGGGTTCACCCAGGACGCAATCGAGATGTTCTACCTGGAACTGGGTGGTCGTATGACCGTCGAGGGGGCGCCTGGTCTCAAGACCGAGCACTATGCAATCTTTGATTGCGCTAACCGGTGTGGCAAGATCGGCAAGCGGTTCATTGCACCAATGGGTCACGTGTATATGATGGCAGCAACCCAGCCATTCCTATCCGGCGCCATCAGCAAGACCGTCAACCTTCCAGCTGAGACCAGTATGGATGAGATCGGATACATCTACGAAGAAGCTTGGAAATGCGGTCTCAAGTCCGTTGCCCTCTATCGAGATGGTTCAAAGATGTCTCAGGCCCTTGCAACCAACCTGGACCTGCTTGACAGCGCTGACATCCTTCTGGATGATGAAGCCCCCAAGGTGGAGAAGGCTAAGGCAATCGCAGAGAGCTACCTTCGCTCCTATCGCCGGAAGCTCCCCAACCGTCGTGGAGGATATACCCAGTCCGCTCAGATCGGAACCACGAAAATCTATCTCAGAACTGGTGAGTACGAGGATGGTGGCATTGGAGAAATCTTCCTTGATACCCACCGCGAGGGTGCTGCCTTCCGTTCCTTGCTGAACGCCTTCGCTATCTCCGTCTCCATGGGACTTCAGTACGGAGTTCCCCTGGAAGAGTTCTGCGATGCGTTCATGTTCACCAAGTTCGAGCCTGCTGGTATGGTTCGTGGAAACGACTCCATCAAGATGGCTCACTCGATCATTGACTACGTGTTCCGTGAACTGTCCATCACCTACCTGGGTCGAACAGATCTGGTACAGGGTGAGGAAGGACAGGAGATCACCAAGCCGGTAGCCAAGACAGTCGATCGCGGTGGCAAAGAAGAGACCGTCGAACGTGTAGCCATGATCCCCGTGGCACGTAAGGGAAAGAACGAAGTGAATTCAGCAAAGGAGAAGGGTTACACCGGAGATGCGTGCGTCGAATGTGGAAATCTGACTCTGGTCCGCAATGGTTCTTGCACCAAGTGCATGACCTGCGGAGCTACAGGTGGTTGTAGCTAGAGTCGAATGACCTCAACGGGGTCCGGAACTGGGGTGTAGTAGATCCACCGGTCCCCGTTGAACTTCTTTAGTAGCCCAGTTTCCTTGTCCTCCACAATGGATCCCATTGTGGGGCCTGGAGGTGTTTGCTGTGGGACCGGTCGAAGCATGGGTCCACCCTGAGGTACTGGAACTCCTTCGACGGTCACTGCTACCTGCTCGGTTTCCAGAGGCCGGTATTCGCACTCGAGATCCTCTTCCCCTTCGTACACGAGGTAGCGGCCAGGAGGTAGGTCGCACTCAATGTTCTTCTTTTCATTGGCCATGACACAGATTTCAACCTGGTAACCGTTCTCGATGGCATGCTCGAGATAGAATTTCCGGTACTGGAATTTGAGATGGGTATCGTCCACGAAGATGATTGTGGTTCCCTTGGAGATCTCGGAAAGAAATTTCCGGCGCGTGGAAGAGAAGGCTTCAGAGAGCTTGGTTGCTTCGAACCGATAAACCCCCTGGTTCAGGAAGAAGAAGCTGGAGCTGCAGACGGCTGAGGTGACATCTTTTGGAAGTTTGGCCTGAGCCTGCTTCACGTACTTCGACTTCCCGCTGCCGTAAGGTCCTGCCATCAGGACCACAGTCTTGATCATATCTCACTCCGATCTAGTGTTTGTAGTTTTTCGTTTCTCGGCGGGACTTGACCTGCCAAGATTGATTGTTGCTTTGCTTCCCACAGATTTCAAGAGGAGCATCTGGCTTCTTGAGGACAAGGCCCTCATCTTCTGGTCCGAGCATGTTGTGAAATACGTGTGAGAATTTCATGTTGATGATGGGCTTCGAGAGCCACAGGCGTTCATCGACTTCGCAGTAGTCGAATCGTTCGTCCTTGTGAATGTCCCAGAGATTGAACAGCATATCCTGGCGCTGAATGAAGGTCTTACCCACGAGGGGTTTCTCCGCGACAATCATGTCGAATACGTAGAGCGTATCCTTCTGGCCAGTGCCCTTGCTGTGGAGAAGTTCTGCCACGAAGATGTACCACTCGTTCGGCAGTTCTTGCATCCGGCGAAGAGCAGGGCTCCGGAAATCCGGGGTCCAAGCCTTGTGAGCTTCCCCATGACGAGTGAAGAGGTCGATCTTGCGCTCAACCGGAAGATTGACCAGACTTGGGTGGAGAATCTTTTGTTCCCCATTCGGGGCGACGATGATCTCCGTACAAGTTCCATTTTTCTTCACCTGGGAGATAAAACCTCTATTCTGATAGAAATCCAGGAGCTCCGGATTGACTGCCATCTCCGGACGGGGTGGGTACATGAACCCGTACTTGGTTGCTTCGGCGATCACCTGGTCACCATGCCGGCATCTTTTGCATCTTCGATATTTTCCGCGAGGGCTTCAAGCCACGAAATCTGTTCTGGATCTAGATCTGGGTTGGGAAGGTTGGTGAATGTGTCGTTCGGATTCGGCATATTTGCACCTCAGTACAAATATACCCTTGACAATTAAATTGTCAAGGTTCTTTATCTCTAGCACTCCAAATAACCAGTTCTACACATATTACTGTGAAGATTACTCCGAGAAGAAATCCTACCCAAACCACTAGGTCCCGGGAAGATTTCTAGGTTTCCACGCAAGTATTTCTGCTTTGAGGTCTTCGATTGTTTCCGGAATTCGCTTGATTTCGAACTTGTACTGACTTAGGCTTCTCTGACGGTTTTCAAATCCAGTTCGGTTCTCTTTGGTCAAAGGATTCTCTGCGAGCCACTTGGTAAGGTTCTCGATGGCAATCGGAAGGGTCTCAAGATACTTCTCAAGGTTCTCCTGGTAAGCAGTCAGAACCTCATTGCTCTCCTCGATTGGCTGGTGGCCGGATCCAAAGCAATCCGCGGATCTTCCGTAGTGATGGTCCACAGAGTAACCGTGGGTCCAGATGTAGTGCTTACCCCTGGTGACCATCTTTACGTTGCGTTTGCAAACCCCACAGGTACCAGTGTTCTCGATGGTACGTTCAGGTATCTTGGAAGGTGTCAGAGAGGGCTTCCGACCTTTCATTACCTTCGACTTGAGGGTTGCCAGCTTGTCGCAAACGGGAAGGAGCTCATCAAAGAAGGGAACTGCGATAGCCATAAACTCTGGATACTTCGAAAAGGCTTTTCGGAACAGCTCAGTCTTTCTTCGGAACTCGTGAGGGTACCCCAGGTTGCACATGGTGTAGTAGAGCTTGTGCTGGGTTTCCTGGTCCAGGGCTTTCCATGAATCCAGGTCACGAATCTTGTCCGTGATCACCCACTGAATGGTGTCGATTGCGCTGGAGAGATAGTCTTTCGCGTCCATCCAATCCACATTCCAGATTGGACCTTCGTTGGGAACGCGATCAAGCTTCTCTTCCGCCTTGTCCAAGCGCCGTTTGTAGTCTTCTACGCTACCAAAGCCCATGGCAATCTCCTCCTTTATTATAGAGGAAACTACGAGCGTTTGGGGTGGAGGACCTCGATCAGCTTCTGGGTGAGCTCATTTCGAACCCGGGCCTCTGCGATGTCGTTCACCATGTTCTCGGCGACGTAAGGACCCACGCTCAGAACCCCTTTGATCTGGCCCAAGGCAGTAACCGTGGCTTGAGCATCGTCCTCGCGCATATCGTGTTCAAGAATTACGAGGTAAGCCGAATGGCGGTCAGTCATAGAATCCTCATCGCTGGAACTCATGGAAGAAGTGGAAACGTTCTCGAAAGAGCCGGGCACCCAGGTTCTTCAGGAAGTCCTCGGCAAGACGATCTTCGCACTGAGTACGAAGCTGCCTCTTGTAGGAAGTTAACCAGTCTTCGTACCCAACTTCTCTCGAAAACTGGGCTTGCCAGATGTTATGCGGCTTTTCCCGGATGCCCAGGAAGTTCTGCATTTCGAGGATTTCATCTGTCTCAGTGCTCATAGATGTCCTTGTAGAGCTTGTTGAGGTTGCAGTCCGGCTCATGCTCACACGCCTCCATGGTGCCGTAGGAGAAAGCATTACCCAGGATGTTGGTTGACCCGAAGCAGCAAGGGCAACGATAGCTGTCCGCGCCATTGTTGTTGAACACCCCAGTGGATCGGAAGACATCCGCATTGACTAGAAGCTCTTTGAGCTTTTCTTTGGTCTCGGGATCCAGGTTCAGTTCTGCGAGTGTCATAATTCTCCAGCTTCGTCTTCAGCGACCGACATACGTTCCTGATCAACTGCGGCTTCCATGAGGAGTTCGAGCTCAGCGCCCAAGCCTGCAGCATGAATTGAATCCCAGGCGGCACGCAACTTCGTCGCCAATGCGACCGGATCCTTCTCGGACTGGACCAAGTTATCGGTCGGATGTAATGGAAGGTGTGATGGAGGGAACATCGAACTTCTCAGCAGAATGAAAGGCGGATCTTTCCAACGAACTCTTCGCGGACGGTTTGAAGCTGATTGGTCAAGTCGGGGAAACGGGTAGCGCGGTAGTAAAGAACCCGGGCCTCCTCAACGTAGCTCTCGTACAGGGAGTACATCAGGTTGTTGCAGAGAACGATAGTATTGACGCCCTTCTCGTTCACATGGGGCAGGGGAACGATGGCGCTGTGGGCCTCAAGGGCCTTGGTCAGAGCTTCATGGAACCGGGGAACGAGGGTATCGAAGCCCAGGTTCATCACGCGGACCTGCTCATCCGTGAACTTGTCGAAATCATGCAGCTCTTTGATCAAGGTTCCCTCCAGGCTTTAAATATACCCTTGACAATTAAATTGTCAAGGTAGAAAAACGGCGGATCTGGGAGGAAATCCGCCGCCGGTCCTTTCACCGGTGTCAATGAACGGTTAGCTTTCCGTCCCGCTTCTGTTACAGCTTGATGCCGGCCTCGTCCAGGATCTTGACCGCGTCCTGCAGGGTGCCATCGAACTTGGTCTTGAGGGCCAGGACACCCACGATGCTCATGAGCTCCTTCGCCTTCGTGGTGTCCTTCACCTTCTTGAAGAGCTCGTCGATGGCGTTCTCAGCCACGATGTAGCCGAACACCTTCTCCTCAGGGGCCTGACGGACGATCGGGGAGATGCCGCCGAAGTCGATGGTACTCAGGGCGGCAGAGATCTTGGCCCGGTACTCAGGGTTGGACAGCAGGGACTCTTCGAAGAAGAACCGCTCGGGCACCGCTTCCTTGGTCACCTTCTCGGAGAGGGGGATCTCGTTCTCCTTGGCGATCCGCACTTCCTCTTCGCTCAGGACGGAGGTGCTGGCACGCTGGCGAAGCTGGCAGTTGCTGCTCGCGTGGGCGCTGATGCCGTCGAAGTTCTCGGGCTGGCCGTTCAGCCGGACACCCTCGTTGGCGAAGATCTCCTTGGTCTCGACCTTCACTTCCGCTTCCAGGGTCTTGACGATGGTCGTCGCACTGTCGACCAGGGACTTGGCGGCAGCGTACAGGGTGTGGGTATCGGAGAGGGCGAATTCCTTCTTCTTACCCTTCTTGGCCGCGGCGGGCTTAGGGGCAACGGTCGGGGCGGCAGCAAAGAGGTCGGTCATGGTGGCTCCTTATGATATAAATATACCCTTGACGATTAAATTGTCAAGGGTATTTGAAAAATTCATCTAATTTCTTAGATAGTTGTGGGATAGCCAAGTTTCTTGTAGCAATCCATCAGGATGAGGTAGTTCGGCACCTTCTTATAGGCCGGCACCAGACCCTTGAGGTAGTGATAGAAGGCGATGTGAGGGGCGCCAGTACCAGGACTTACAACGATTGCGGTGAGAGGAAGTCCGGAAGTCTCCAGCTCATACTGAAGTACCTCAAGAAGAGTCTGTCCCAGACGATCGTCGTCCCGAGTCCATCCCATATGATTTCCGACCATTGTGTAAGATGGAAGGGTATGAGCGTTCAGGTGAGTGAGAAGGAAATCTCTAAGCTTAGTTCCTTCGGGTGTTAAGGTAGCTACTGCGGTTGTCATGGGTCCCTCCAAGTAGAGAATAAGTCTCCAGATCCAAGATAACCCAGCAATTCAAAATGTCAAGGCTATTTACGTGGTTGCCGTACCATTCCATCCCAACTACGGAAATCCTTGTTCCGACCCTGGTTCCTTTTGAACCCAAAGCGGGAATAGAAGCTCCTCAGACGGGAGATGGACGAAGCACCTAGATCTGTCGAAGGTGTTAAAAATATAGCTAGCCCATACTGATCGGCGATCCGAACCAAGTTCTCCATGAACTCCGTACCCAATCCTTCTCCCCGTCTCTCCTTGGGTACCTTGATAGAGTTGAGCTTGAGGTACTCTGGATGCTGAAACAGGGAGATGCTAACACCCATTGCTTCAAATTTCTTGATGAGAGTTTGAAGCTCAGGTTCAAGAGGCATCGTCAGAGCTGCTCGAATGAGGAGTTTCATTCCAATCCCCATCTACTCTTTCGAACCTTTGCATTATGTTCGGCAGAATGGGGTTTACGCATCTTCGCCTTTTGCTCTTCCGTCAGCTTCTTTCCTTTACACGCAGCGCTTAGCTTTCGTTTTGTTTCATCGGAAGTTACCCTACCGCGCATTCCTTCTTTTGCTTCTTCCGACAACTTAAGACCAGTATGAGCAAGACGAATCTTCTCTTTATGTTCCTCGGAAAGG